CGACGTACAGGGTTGCATCACGGTGGGTGATCTCGGCGAGTTGTACACACGAGAGTATAACAAGAAGTATGCATAGCAAGTTCAACGGTGTAAAGGGTATTCTACTGAAGCAACCCTACACGGAAATAGCAACAAGGTGTGGCATGTTCGTTAGTGAAACTAACACAGACTACAGGGGTGAACTGTTACTATGTTCGGCAGCAGCCAGGTACAACACGGTTCAACTCAAGAAGAAAGCAGGTATGTACATCAGTGACATAACGGGAAGCATGCACGTGGATGACATGGAAGTAGGGTGTACATACGCACTATGTAAACTGGTAGATGTCCTGAACTTTACCCATGTTACACGGGACATGATCAACAGGATGATGGTAAAGGAGGTTTCATGTCAAGACCACGTGTTCGTTATAGAAGACATACGAAGGGTAGTTACAGTACCGTTCACGGGGGGAACGAAGGGATTGTGGAACATGCCTGAAGAAGTGATTAACTCAACACGTGTTATAGTATGAAAGATATAAAGCTGGTGTATAGCTTAAATGAAGAAATATTCGTAAGGTTATGCGATGAACTGGAACCAGACCTGGGTTCTCTCATGAGGGAAACGTTCTCTGAATGGTGTAACGGTGTAAGGGACGGGCGATTCTGGGAAGCATGGTTGATGGTTGAAGACGGGATGGAAGACAAGGATGCAATAGGTTTGTGCGGGTTGTACTCGCTATCTGGTGATAACAAGGACAGGAAGGAACTGTGGCTCGGGTGGCTGGGTGTGGTTCCATCAACACGGGGTATAGGAGTGGGTACTAACGTGCTGGATAAACTGAAATACATGGCTGTCATCAACGGTTGCACGGATCTTCTAGTATACGTGGACAGGTGGAAAGGGCCAGTGGGTTGGTACAACAGAAACGGGTTCAAGGTGGTCAGTACTGTCGGTGAATACCTGAAGAACAACATCATGGTAGACGAGAGCGAGTTCGAATCGAAAGATGACATCGTCATGAAATGTAACCTGGGTACCACTGCTGCTTTCCTGTCTGACGTGTTATCAGGCAGGTCATTACCAGGTGATATAGACACGTATGTATCCAAGTGGCACGAGTGTCCGTTGTTCGACAACGTGACACTCACCACGTTCCTCGGTTTGACCAGGGAACAGTACGCCAGTTACATGAATGGTAGTTCAGCATTAGGGGATATTATTGAAAGTTACAGGGTGTCCACGTTCGATTCTCACGGTGTACATGCAAGTCTTGTAGCATGGTCTACAGTCATGAAGGACAGGATAGAAAGCGATTTGAAGGCATTCTCGGAAGGAAAGGACGTGGTATACTCACTAGCTGGCAACATGGTGTTGCTGAAGACACGCGACAAGATGGGTTTCTGCAAATCAATAGAGGCACGTATAACGAGCATGGACTCACTCGGGTTACTCCTGGACACGTTCAAAGAAACAATGTTAACAAACAATAAAACTCAGTGAATGGACGAATTAAACGATTGGCAATCAGAAAATCTTATGGAGAATTGTGATAAATTAATTTTATTATCCAGGAAACGATAAAACAAATTTTCATCGAAAGTTAAAAAAAACATAGCAAAAATTAACAAGTGGGTAGAGCCACTTGGATTAGTTATAGCTTTTGTAAAGAATGAAAATCCTACTAAATAACACATTGCATGGGCTTATCCCTGTTTACGATAAAGATTTCGATGAAAAAAAGAAGTTAAAGATAGGGTCAATTTACGAATGTTCTAACTATGTGGAAACTGAAACATCCATTGCCTTAACAAGCAATCTAAATACGGTATCAAAATGCACAATAAAAGAAAACATGACATAGACAAGGGTTTCACACGATCGGTGCTCATAGTTATAATGGTACATGTCATCAAGAATGGAAAGTACCACTACAATAAAGAACGTGGTATTTATTTAAAAAAGGTACAGGTAAGGCATACATATAGTTGCCTAGGTTGCTACTACAACAGTATAGGTAAATGTGCAAGTTCTGAATGTAACAAGGTACGGGTAAGGACGGCAAGTATATTCAAGGAAGTAAAATTATGGGATAGTAAATTATGGTAACTGTATAAACAGTACAGTTTAAAACTTATAAGATGTAGAAAACTAAAAGTCAGATAACTAATTATTCTATACTATGGGAATGTTCGACAGTATTTATTTAAATATGAAATGCCCTTATTGTGGCAAAGATAGTGAAATGGAAGCCCAAACAAAAGAACTTGAACAAGAATTAAAAGTCTGGAGAAAAGGAGATCATATCGGTACAGATGACTATAACAGTTTAGGTTGTACCGCTAGTTGTCATTCGGACGAATGCGTGGATTTCATAATTAAAAAAAGGGGTACAAAAGTGGGTTTGGTCGTGGATTCAATGTTAAAGTATATATTGATAAGGGTATTGTAAATGGTAATTACGAAATAATTTCAACGTTGGGTTAATGATAATAACGTTAAATGTATGAAAACGAATAGAAGAGGTTTCCTAGCATTACGTATAACGGGTAGTCAGTATTCTGGTGCATAAAAATACAAAGATGAATAAAGTAGAATTAAAAATGGTAGCCAGTTCCAATGTTGAAGCCATAGGGTACAGCATTGAAAGGAACATGATGTTCATACAATTCAAGGGTGGTTCCATGTACAAGTATATGAATGTTCCTAAGTCAGTATATGATGAAATGATGGTGTCTACATCTATAGGATCTTATGTTAGCAAGCATGTCAAGAACTCGTTCAATTACGGGAAGGCTGAACCCGAAGACTTGTTCGATCAGGAAGTTACATCACTTGGTGATGAAATGGACGCATTTCCAGAAGAAAAACTAGGTTTGGTGTCAGGGGAAGAACCACAAGGGTACTTCGATATAGAATCACACGCAGTACCTGAGTTGCCGGTCATGAAAGCAGCTGATATAACAGGTGTCATAAGGAAAAACAGGTTAGATCAGGAACGTCCACCAGAGACTTTATTCGTTGTAGATCTTTCATGGCTGCACAGTCGGTCTAAATTCGCATTCAAAGAATTGACATGGCGTATCGATAACGTGACGTACGCGACTGGGACAATATACGGGGTGTTCGATGCACTGGCAACAGTCATTGAAAGGTTCGGTAAGAATGTACATATAATACTGGCAATGGACGGCAAACCAGTGAAGCATGAAAGACTCACTGGGGCTTACAAGGCAGGAAGGGACGTCGCTGTCGGCATGGACGTCGTACATTTGACACGGTGGGACGCTGCAAAGCAGATGACAATACTACCACAGGTAACTATCATGCACCACCCATCCATGGAGGGTGACGAGACAATGGGTTTCATTGCCAAGACCAAGAGGAAACAGGATACGGTGATACTATTCTCGGGTGATGGTGACATGAGACAGTTGATAGACTCCAAGAACAAGGTATATTGTGCTTACGAGTACTCACGTGGTAAGGGGTTCGTTATAGAGGATGAGCAGCACCTGTACAGTCAGGGTATAAAGGACTTGGCTGGGTTGAAACCAGAATCTGTTGCTCTGCACCTGGCAATAGTCGGTGACAGCTCAGACGGGATACACGGTATCCCACGTTTCTTGAAAGCTGTATCTAAAGACATATCCAACAACTGCATGACACTAGACGGGCTGAAATCACTTATAGAAGCCAACACGGTAACTGATGCAAAGATGAAGAAAGCACTGGTAACACTTCAAGAAAATATGGTTCAGTTGGAACTTAACTGGAAGCTCACCAACATAGATCCATTGTTCATACCAAACATGTACACGTACGAAAATTACACGACGGAAGAGGTAGGTCTATGGTGGTTTGACAGATACGGGTGTTCAAAGATATATAATGACATAATCGCTTTACTCGGGTAATATGCTAACTCTCACGTTCGAAATGGGTAGGTTCACTGAAAGAATATACAGTGGCTGTAAACATATTCTCAATATAAACACGCGCGTAACACTATCTGATTTGAAGAAAGCAGGTATTGATATAGAAAACACACAATTCCTGATATCACACATGTCAAGATGTGCAAATTCAGTACAAACGCAGGTTCTCGAAGTAATGAATGTTAATAAAGAAGTTGACATGGACGTCACACTCAGTGGTGTTATACATGAAAATGCAGATCTGTACTCTAAGTTACACGTTCTTGATGATGTCAAAGAAACACAATGGGAGTACGAAGAAACTTTATATAGAAATAAAGTAGCTGAATTACAGGAACAATTATCAGTATATAAAGAAATACTCTCTAACTTAGAAAAGAGGTAAACTATTAAAGAAAACGTACTTAAGGTATAACGGTTAACACACATTTGGTCAAAAGAAAAATAGTAATATAAATAATGAATAATTTTATAGTAGGGGTTCAGTATCCAAAATTAGGTAAGTTACAAGTAACATCAAGAGACATCGAAGCAATGGTTACTATTAACGGGGTAACGGAATTATATATAGACGGTACATGGTACAAGTCTGAAAAGTCAATGATAGAAATACTAGGTCGTAAACAAGTTAAGAAGGATGAGTTATGTTGCAAATAACGACAATCACACTGGTATATATTATAGCATGCGCCCTTATTACCATGCTACTATTGTATCTTATCGACAAACAGTACAGGAAAAGAACATGCAGGTATAAACTACATGTAAATATAAACAAGTGTACAGAAGATGAAGACAATAGATGTCCAATGGGTACATCATATGGACAGAAACAGCTAGAAACGGTCGATTCTTTAAATGAGGTAGATAACCAAGTGTCTGTATACAATGCACTAAAGGAATGGTCTAATCTGGTCAATAACACATCAAAAGAAGACAGATGGTACGAGTCTGAACTATTTCCTGGATTAAGGTTTAAAAATATCTCAATAGAAACAATGGGTACAAGTATCCATGACAATGAGACAGAGGTTAATGTGGTATTGACTTATGATGCTGTAACTCGTTTGCCTAAATCACAGTAAAATGATAAAAACTAGTCCAAAGCCACACCAGATAGAGGGTGCCAAGTTCATAGTTACAAAGAAGACAGGTATAGTAGGTGCCAAGACTGGAAAGGGTAAGACATTAATTATACTGGCTTCAATCCATAGACACGTATTTGGTATACGTGATTATGCAGTAGTATTCGCTCCTGTAAAAGCATACGATAACGTGTGGGCGCAGGAGATTGAAAAACACTCCGACATGAAGTATATCAGACTGCCAAAAGTGTTGGAAAAATGGAAGGCAACTCAAAGTCTGGCTTTCCTAGATGATTATGATATCATCCTTGTAAAATACCCTGATGTGAAAGATGATTTTTTCGAGATACTTAATCTGATAATTCCTGGAAGAGTCTGCGTGATGGATGAATGTCATAAATTAAAGACACCTGATACAAAGCTGGTTCGTTTACTCAGTAACTTGACAAGAGAAGCGAAGGCAAAATGGGGCATGACAGCAACAGCAATCGGTAACTCAATACTAGACTTGTGGGGTATCATGCATTTCCTAGATGCAAGGGTTCTAGGTACAGAACAGGAATTCAAAAGGAATTACTGTGTGATGGAGGAGAAAGTCATAGGGTGGACGGTTCGGTTCGGTCGCAAGGTACAGGACACACGGTTAGAAGTTGTAGATTACAAGAACTTGGATCACTTGAAAGAAATAATGTCAGAATACATGTGGACTATACCATCAGACTTGAAGGTAAGTTTCCATGAAATACGGTACACCCAGACTGAATACGAGGAAAACATATATTTAAAAGCTGCACAGGGGTTGTTAGAAAAAGACAGCATGAAGGGGTTCGCACAACGTATGCCTGACTTGCAACGTGTGGCTGATGGTGCTTACGATGTTGACAGGAACAAGACTACAGGGTACAGGAGTTCAAAATATGAAGAATACATCAAAGAAATAAAAAGCAAACTGGTGTTTAACCAGTCATGTATCATGTTCGCAGAATTCAATGATACATTCGACATGTTGCATAGTCTACTATCAGAGGACTTGAAAGGTGTTCCAATATACAAGATATCTGGGTCATCGTTCGAGTACAATCCAGAAACAGTGAAACTGCCATGCCTGATACTGTCTACAATAGCGGGTACTGAATCATTGAATCTGAAATTCGCCAACCATGTGTTCTGCTACTCTCTGCCATTCTCAGTGTTCGGGTTCATCCAGCTGGTCGGTCGTATAACTAGAATGGATAGCGAGTTCCTAGATGATCTTAACGTGTATTTACCAATGTGCGATACTAACATAGATGCTTATAAATACAATTACTTGATGACCAATGCAGCATTAATAAACACAGTACTTGGTACAGATGCTAATTTGCCAGTAAAGACACTAGATGACCAACGAAGATCCATGTTGAGTGAACTAAGAAAGGAACTGCTATGGAGAACTAAAGCAGTAAAAAAAAACAAAACTTTGAAATAGTCGGGGACGAGTGGTTCTTTGATGTTTCAGGTGTGCTAGGTAGCGAAACAGGTATAAAAAAGCAATTAGAAGTTGAAATTATAAATACTGAAATTAAAATGAATATCACGGGTGAAGAGGAAACAAATTCAGGTGCAATGTCACCAAAAGAAGAAATTGAAAAGGTAGAAAGTCCTGTTATTGCACAAGAAGTAAACGGTACAGACTATCTGGGTAAGAACTATGAACTAGTAGTTGCAAATGTTCCAAAAGCAGAACTAGGTCCTGAAGGTGTTATTATTCCAAATGTTCTATTCCAGGATAGTACTGGCATAGATGAACACAGTCAGGAAGATCATACTAGTGACTCACAGTCTAAGTCTATTATTAACAAAGGGGAAGAAGGTGTTGAAATAGGGAAGCGTATAGAAGCAATAAAGAACATAGGTGGGACAACTATAAGGACTAACCTGATAGAAGGTGGTTATGACGTACGTCTCGGGGTAACTAACAAGATGTTGGAGAAGTACGCATTGGAAGTGTGTAACCAGAATGGCATAGAAGTAAGTGACACTGAAAGTTTCTGGTTGGGTTTCATATTTGATCTTGGTGAAATGCTAGTAAGCATAAACTATGCAAAAAGAGAGAAAAAGGAACAGGTAGTCTACAATAAAGTAACAGTTGATAATTATGAGGTAGAAACACTCAAAGCATTGCTACTAGAAAGAGATAACAGGTATGCCAACTTAGAAAGGGAAATGAAGTCTGCAATCAGTGCTGTAGAAGACTTCAAGAAAAACGTAGTAAAAGAGGAAGTAAACGAAAGAAAACGCTCATCATGGTTAGACAGTGTAGACGGCTCAATATTATTCCTAAGAAGTTCACAGTGGGCTTTCCTAGTCTGTCTAGTTGGTGTGTTCGGGCAATCGTTCCACATATACCACGTTACCTCTAATATATCAGACTTGAATGGTGTGTACAAGGTACTTAACTCAGGTTTATGGGCATGGTTCTTTTCATTCAGTTTGATGTATTTCAGTTTAAAACTCGGGGTACTGGAAGAAGACATGGTTAAGAAGATAAAGAAGGTCAAACGTACAATAGGCTGGTTGGTAGTTTTCGACATGTTCGCCAACCTATACTACTGGTCATACAAATTTATATTAATGCCTGGAGTACTAGACCAGTACAGTAAGAATTTAGTTGACAAAGATGGTTCAAAGCTTACTGAAGTAGATTGGAGCATAGTAAACTGGATGACATTTGATATAACTAAAGTTCAATGGCCACAGATGATAGGGGCAGTAGCATTCTCTATAGCAATTCCTTTTTTACTTAAGGCATTCGCAGGTGAGGTACGGTTACCAGCTTTCCTGGATGAACGCTTCAGGGGTTACGTAAATAAACAGTAGGGTATGGAAGAGATATGCAGATGTAGCGGTCAAGGGTCATATGATGACGGGAATGGAAACATGGTTCCTTGCATATGTCAGATAAAGAAGATAATACTTAAATACTTAGAACCATTCATAGGCATAAGGAAACCAGATGCTTACATAGTCAATACAATAGACACCCTTTTGTTAAAGTGGAAGAAGTCAGAAGAAACTGTAAATGAAGAAGACAAGAAGATAATTCTTAATTCAACAATGCAGGACTATGAGAAGAAAGCATTATTAAAAGCACGTAAACCAATCAAGATACGCAAGAAATGGTTATTGTTCGAGCAATTTCATGAAGGTGTACGACAGGAATTCTCAAAAATAAATGTCGGCAGGGATTACATGTCTATACTTTTCTATTACTTGTATGTAACAGGCGAGTATATATCATACCATATGCTAGATACAAATCAATTGTTAAACCTATATTACTCATATGATGAAGGAGTTATAGAAAAGCACGGGGGTGTTGGTTTCTACGGTTTAAAGTGCAATACACTCATATTGCTATGCAAGAAGAACCATATCTTAAACAGGGAACTATTTAAGATAATAAGCCACTTCATAGACACATACTCAGATAGGAACATAATAATATACGCAGACAAGGAATTCAGATATCCTATGTTAATGGTACGTAAGACAGCAGGTGAACCTGAAGTAAGAGAAAACCTATATGTAGATTTGATTAAAAGAACTGAATTCTCTGATATAGTGTGTAATGTTCCAAAAGAAAAAATCAATCAAGAACAACCTAAAGAACATGTAGTAGATGTTAAAACCACAAGCAAAAAAAGTAGTTAAGACCGAATTTGCACTTACATTCTTTGATATTGCATACTCTCTCGGTGGTAGGTCTAACGTGGACGTTATACAGAAGAGTTTAGAACAAATTGACGCTGTATTGCTCACGGCTAAGGAGCAAGAGGTTCTGCAATGCATGATAAATACATACAAGTCTGATTCAATATACCCATCATGGGTGTACTTGCAAGAAAGGTATGGTATAATATCAAATGCCCCTATACGGAACATGGGTGACTTTAACACGGCTTTAAGGGATCTACTCAGTTTAAGGAACACGGAGTTGATGCGTATGGAAGTTTCAAATGCAACAGTAGAATCACTAGATTCTGCTGATTACAGGGCTAAACTACTATCAATAGCAGACAGGTACAAGGAGAGTGCCAATGTCAACACTATAATGACATACAGGTCCGTGCGTGAACAGTACGAATTATCAAAGAAGAACCAACTCACTGGGGTAACATCTGGGGTAGAGTCAATAGATAAACTTACAGCAGGGTTCCAACAAGGTACTATAGTGACAGTAGCTGGTTTTACGTCGCATGGAAAAAGTACACTCAGCAATAACATGGCGTACTTGAATGCATTACAAGGTAAGAAAGTTGGTGTGGTGTCATTGGAGATAGTTCCTTTACTCTGCAATTACATATACCTATCAAGACATAGCGCTACACTAGGAAAAAACATAGCATATCAAGGAATCATCAGTGCAAGTTTATCTGAAGAACAGGAACGGACATTATGGGATATAGTAGACGTAGACTACTTGGAAAAAGTGGGGAACAACATATGTATAGTTGGTATGGAAGACATACCATCATGGACGGAACAGGGGGTAGCCCAGTTGTACCAGAACATGGAGGAGGTACTGGGTGGCTTAGATTTGGTAATATGGGACCACGTTAACCAGTTTAAGTATATAAATTTTGGTAAAGACATAACGGGAGATCACTGCATACACTGGTTAACATGTTTGACCAAGACGTATAAGACAAAACAGGACACAAAGCCAGTTACTGTGCTGGTAACGCAGACTAACAGGGAGGGATTCAAGCAGGCTGCCAGGCATGACGGTCAATATCAATTGACGGCATTACAAGATTTCAACGAGGTAGAGAAGAGTTCAACATACGTGGTATTCACGTTTGCAAATGAATCTAACAGGAAAGATAACGAAGCAAAATTACAGTTACTGAAACACAGGTTGGGGATGGTAATGGCAGAACCAGAAACAACAGGGATAGATTTCGAGTTCTCAAGGGTAAATTCAGGGTTCGGGGAAGTCATCACGTCAGTAAGTGGGGAAAGAACAGACGGTATACTCGGGAGTTTATTTACAATGCAGGGGCATCTAGGTGTTGACAATCCATTAGAAACAGACTTTGAAAATGAAGGTATCCTAGCAGGCATAAGGAACTCAGAAGCAAATTACGTAAAACAAAAGGATGGGGCACCTCCAATAGACAGGTTCGGTAACGTGAATAAAAAAGGGGACTTCCAAGTGTAAAACTATGGTGACGTTGGCACAAATAGAATGGATTAACAACAACGTAGGTATTGAAGACTACTTAGAAGAACTTGGTGTCAATATCCCAGCAAACGGTAAAGTGTTTTGTCCTTTCCATTACAATGTTAACACTCCAGCAGCAAAGGTATACGACAAGGATGGTAAACAGTGTCTTTACTGTTACACGGAAAGAAGGTTCTATGGTACATTCGATGTGATGCGTAAACTAGGTTATCCAGATGAAAAGATTCACGAAATAGTTCCACGTGAATACTGGTATACAATGATAGATGAACAGAAGGTAAATGATATAAAAGTTCCAGAGATACCAGAAAGTATATATGCTGACTCATCTAATGTATTCACATTATTGAATAAGCTGGACACTTTATGGGAAAACGCTGATAACGTAAAATGTAGGAAACTATGAGGGTACTAGTTGAATTAAAAGACGGTTCACAATTAGAAGGTGTAATCGGTTTGAAGGATGAGTCATTCTTAATGATAAAACTTAAACGTGCTGCTGTTAGAGTGTTTCACTGGGAACACATCTATGACGTTAAGTACGCAACTAAGAAGGAGTACATATCCATGAACATGGACGTGTTCAGGAAAGCACGTGAATAATAACTTAATACTAACAATGATGAATTACTTATTCTTTGATACAGAAACATGTGGAACTCCAAAGAACTACAAATCAAAGATGACTGACGTAGATAATTGGCCAAGGGTTATACAACTAGCATGGGTGGTGGCTAACGATGTAGCAGAAATACAGGAAAGTCACGTTCACTTGATAAAGCCAGATGGGTGGGAAGTTCCAACGGTAGAGTACTGGCTACGTAAAGGACTGTCTCCAGAAATGGCTGCAAAAGAAGGCAAATTCTGGAAAGACAACGGGTATACGCAAGAAAATAACGAAGCTGACGGGTTGCCAATGACTCAAGTTCTCGACATGTTCACGGCATCACTATCAGTGAGTGATACAATGGTGGCACATAATATGAATTTTGACTACAACGTTCTAGGGGCTGAATTAATAAGGTACGGTGTACACACAGGAAGGAAGTTAAACAGGCTCTGTACTATGCAATCAAGCATAGACTTTTGTAGATTACCATCCAAGTTTCATGGACAATACAAGTTTCCAAGACTGGAAGAACTGCACATGAAACTATTTAACGAGTCATTTGAAAATGCGCATGATGCATTAGCAGATGTACAGGCGTGTATGAGATGTTTCTTCGAATTACGTTCACTAGGTTTAATCTAAGAGTATGGCAGCATCAACTAAGGCATCATATAAGAAACACACTGAACAGGTAGCAAGACCTGTAGCTTACAGGGACGTGCTTAAATGGGAAGCAGTCACAGATATTAATTACATGAAACAGTTGTTCGAAGGTAAGAAATTCTTCTCGTTCGATACAGAAACAACAGGTTTAGACTATAACAGGGCACGATTGGCAGGTTTCTCTTTCTGCTTTGACAGTGTTACTGGGTATTACGTGCCAATTTCACATAAGACAGATATAAACGCTGACAGGAGTTTACTCGACTACGTTGTTTCCAAGATATGCGATAATGACATTATAGTATACATGTTCAACAAACGATTTGACTTGAACATTCTGGAAATATCAGAGAAATATGAAATAGGGGTTAGGATGAACGTTAAAGATGTCCAGGCTCTGATATGGTTACGGGACACTGATATAACTATGCCAAGCTTGAAGTGGGCATCAGAGCATTTCCTTGGTATAATACAGCCACGGTACGACGACGTGGCAGGTAGTTCCACATTCGATTACGCTAAGGTTGAAGATATAACGGAGTATGCAGCACTGGATGCTATTTGTACACTTCGACTAGTTCCCGACACTCTAACCAAACACAAGGATCTTAAACAGGTATTCGAAATAGATGACAAGTCTATAGAAGCTATGAGAATATTCGAGAAAGAACGTATACGTTTAGACATTGAATGGTTAAAGAAAGAACACGATTCTATTCTATTTAAGATAAAGGAAACAGAGAATAAGATATATGGTATGGTGGGTTACGAGTTCAATGTTAACAGTGATATAAAAGTGGCAGAAGCTTTACAGAAAAGTGGTGCTATACTAACAGAAAAGACCCCAGGAGGTCGATGGTGCGTGTCCATGGATATACTGGAAAAGCTGGATATTCCACTTGCTAAACTTCTGGTAGAAAACAGTCGTATGGGAACATACCTATCCACATTTGTCAAGAACCTGATAGGTGAATCAGACTTGGAAGGTAAGATACGGTTCAATTATAAACTTGTAAGTGTTGTAACGGGAAGGTTTAGTTCAGGTGGTGATAAAGAAAGTACTTACTACGCAAAACTGAACGCTCAAAATATCCCAAAACCTCACCAGATAGAAGTAGCCATGGTTCATGACAGCAGTTCATCAACTGGATGGGACATAAGGAATATATCTGACGTTTGCATACTAGACGAATCTGGTAAGATAACAGGTCTCGTTGATGGTATTGAAGAAGCATACATTTGTGAAACAGGGTGCAAAGACGGGGCTCTCCGAAGTGCTTTTCTACCTGATGATGAAGACAGTGTATGGGTATCCATTGACTATAGTGGACAAGAACTAAGGATAGCAGCTAATTTCTCACATGAGAACACATTTATCGAAGCATATCGTACAGGGGGTGACCCTCACATGACAACAGCGAAAGCTATATGGGGGCCAACAGCAGACAAGAACCATAGAAGAATGGCAAAGGGTGCTAATTTCGCATTGCAGTACGGCGGTTCAGCTTATACACTGATGCAGAACCTTAACTTATCAAAGGTAGAGGCTGATGATTTCTTTAAAAAGTACTGCGCAGCTATGCCAACACTAATAGCATGGCAGGCATACATGAAGAAGCAGGCAAAGCAGACAGGAGTGGTAAAGTCAGCGTTCGGCAGACCATACAGGTTGGGAAAATTCTTTACTGACGGGGTAGATAATAAAATGAGATCATACGGTGAAAGATGCGCACTTAATTATCCTATACAGGGGACAGGTGGTGACGTTATCAGAATAGCTGTAGTCAGGGTGTTGAATGTATTCATAGCGATGAAGAAAGCAGTGATAGATGGGTTTACATTCAAATCAACGGTGCATGATGAAATTAATTATTCAGTTAAGAAATGGTTCTTGCACGATTTCATGAGAACTATACCAGTACAGATGAGGATGAATTTCCAAGGGTGGGCAGTACCACTTGAGGTTGAAACGAGTATAGGAAATAACTGGTCTGAATGTGTACCATACACGTATAACATAGAAACCAGGGTATACACGCCAAAGGGTAAACACATAAAAAAGTAATAACATGGGAGCAATCGTTGGATTAGATGGGAAACCAATAAAGAGTAAGCAACAAGTAAACGAAAAGGTAAACAATACTGTAGAGAAAGTACAGTGCCAGGTATTAGTAGGGGATTTGGACACGTTTACCAAGACAAAACCATTTCCAATAAAAACTCCTGAAGGAACAGTCAGGGTTCCACCTGAACAGGTTGTGAGTAGTATAGCATTCAACCTGTACAGTTTGATGCAGATGACGGGACAACGTGAGATGATCATACGTATGAACGACAACAGTTCTGACTTAGCAGTTGACAAGGCTTTAGAATTATCTTTGTTACAAATACCAAAGAAAGAAGAACAAAAAAAGAAAGTTGATGAAGACGAAGTGTCCAACGATTAAAAGAGTAATATACTCGTGGGCAATGCCAGAGTATATTTTACTATTACAGTGGGTAGGAACTAAACACTGGCAAAAAGTGTACGAAGAAGGCATGTCAACTGATGAAATACTTAAAGGGTTACAAAATTCGGTTATCAGTGAATTAAACGAACATGATAAAATCATGCATACCGAAATATGGTCTGCATATGTATCTGGTAAAACTATAGACATACCAGAAGTAAGTTCTTTATTTTCAGTACTGGCTGTTAATAAAGATGTACTATATCATACTTTGCCCACACGAGATAACGAAAAGCAGTTTTATATAAGGGATGCACTGAACTATACGGTATCTGACATGGTGTCGCTTCATTACAAGGATATGAATACAATGCTTTGTAAGAATTTCAAAGGGCATGTACACGGGTACGCTGGTTCTACGTTCTCATTGTATTTCGAAGAACCAGTATTACGATGCGAAGTTGAAAACTTAATATATACAGGATCTATATTTAACTGTAATGGGTATGTATTAAGAATGCTGCCATTCATATTATATGAAGAATGAAGTTGACAGTTTCTGACATAGCCAGGAAAATGTTGATTGAAAAACGCATCAACTCCATAGGTTATGATGATATACACTTGATACAAGAAATATATAAAGAATGTGTGTCTAGGAAGATAATGAAGAATAGTGGAGGAGACATGGTTAGTCGGGTATTGTCTTGTTTCGAAGATTCAGTTATATTTGAAAAAGTAACAGATTCACACAAACGAAGATTATTCAGGCTAACAAGGCAAGAAAATACTTTCAACAAAGAAAAGCAACTATGATGTGGCTTTTTTCATTTCAAAAACTTTACCATTTTTTATATATTGAATTAAAATTGAATGGGATTTTACACATATATACAATACAAGAGATGTTTTGATTGGGCGTATGGTAAAAGAGGTATAGCTCCAGGAACTTGCACTGAGTTACTTGAAAAAAAAGTTGACAGAACATTCATGACAAGAAGTGGTAAATTATTTTGTTTAAAACAGGTGTAATGGCTACGGTATATTCCAGTGACTTTGAAGGTGAAGAAATAGACAAGGCTGTTTCTATAGTGCTTGGTTCAAAAGTAACAGCAAGTGAGTTATCGGTACTTCACACGGTAACCGCTGGAGAAGCATCACCTCTAAAAGTATTGCTGACCGATAGTTCAAATAACATCAAAAATATAAATGTCCTAGGGTCTCAGTTCGTGGAAACGAAACAGATAATTTTCGCACTCAAAACAATTGATCCATCAGACAGCCCTTCCATTGGGAATATTTTTGTCTATTTCAAAGAAGGGAATGCATACACTAAAAACAGTTCAGGAGTTGTAAAGAAACTAGGTGGTGGGTCTGAAAAAGTTTTCGAGTTCACGGATGTAACAACTGTAGTATGCATACATGACTTGGACAATAGATATCCTATAGTTGATATCTACGACACAACAGGGTTGAAAATAGAAGGACAAGTTCTATCATTTGACGTTAATACCACAGTAGTTTCATTCAATAACCAAAGAAGTGGTGTGGTTATAATAAGATTAACAATATAAGAATGACAGCAATCAGGCAGCATGACTATACTTTAGACTTGTGTAATAACCAGTTGATTAATTTACTACTTGAGAAATTCACAAGTGAAACAACAGTGGGTGCAATTCAAGAAGCACGCTTCGGTTATCATGATGTAAAGAAATTGCCATGTTTTCACAATGGGTTCTCATTGCAATTCCTGGTAACTGAAGACTATGTTCAGTCATTGATAGGTGGCCTGGCATGGAAAGATGAAGCAGTCGTACTCTCTGATTCAAATATAGATGTTCAATTACTTTCTGCAGGTCTAGTAATAGATGGGGTCATCATGCAAGATGGTGACAGGGTATTACTGGTTAACCAGACAAACCTAGCAGAAAATGGTGCATGGGTAGTAGGTACACAAGAAAGAGCATTTGACCTTGACAGCTCAGCTGATTTTAACAACGCTATAGTTCCAGTTAAAAATGGAGACGTTTATAAAGGTGCTCAATTCAGGTGTTCAACAGTAGACCCAGATGTTGACATCGATCCAATAATATTTAAAGATTTTACTCCTTCCGTGCCAAATTCCTCTCTTACTACTAGGGGAAAGATCCAATTAGCATCCCAGGCTGAGGTGTTGTCAGGGGTTGACGCTGAAAAGGCAGTCACCCCTGCTACTCTTAAATACATACTAGACCCGATAAGGGCTCAACTGGGAACCTTAGTTCCTGCACCACCTTCTGGTTTGGCTGGAAGAACATTGCTAATGTTAACGTACTCAGCAAAAGAAGCAGGGACAGGAACAGTACATACTAATTGTACAGACGACACGACACCAGACGGTTCAGCCACGGCATTTTTTGACGGAGATAGTGGTATTCTATCTTGCGAGATAGATAGTGTAGTTTTAGGATCTGCAACGTTATCTACTGCATCTGACGTCGGAATATATAATAGCTTACACATAACAGATGACAGTGACCCGATACCTGTAGGTCAAATGGGTCACGGGATATATAAACAATTAAGCGCGTTTATCAGGGTATCAGAAGAATTGAGTTACGCACAGCATACATACAAACTGATACATAGTGTAACGGGAATGAGTAATCTGTTTACATTCAATGTGGATAATCCTGGAATTACAACAATATCAAATGTTTCCGCTATATATCCAGCTATTACTAAGTACATTTCTGGAGTTCCAACTTTAAAAACAGGAGATTCGATACTAGTATCATTCAGGGTAAACGGTGCAGTCGGTAAACATTACAATGCAACGAGGTTAGCAAGAATTTCAGGTTTATATACGCAGTCATTAGATATACAACCACCATTAGTTGCACCGGAAGAGAACGCATTTGTTGATTACAGTTCATTATCTGTACTGGTTCTATCAGGTGTTTATACTGAAAATGCAAGCATAGATACAGTGGGTTACAACTCGAAGGGAATAAGTGGTACAGTCAATATATTAAATACAGGAAACAGGGTGGATACACTATCAAACGAATCAATAAGGAAAGAAGCAGGTAGTGGTGCTGCTCCTTTAAGTGGCTACGGTTCCACATTCGATTCTACTAAATCACTGAAGACATTCTACATAGAAGAATTACAGTTACTGGGTGGTAAGTTCCAAACACCATCTGGTGATTTTACAAGTAATAACCCAGCAGGTCCAGACTACTCTAGTGGCATGGGTACTGGTGTAAGACGTGTACTAATTGACCCACAGATAATATTGTCTGATGTATCTAATCTGGTTATAACACTGTCACAAGTAGAAGGAACATGGACAGATATTGAAACAACTGGAATAGATATACAGGTAAAAGTAGAAGGGCAGACGGGTTGGCTCGATGCTAATAAAGCGTTCTCACTGGTAGGTTTCCCTGAAAATGATGGTGACCCATGTATGGTGTATTCAGATAGTACTGAAACACAGAAGAAAATATCATTCGGACAGAAACCAAGAAGTGGGTCTTTATTTATACGAATAGGACTGCCAGCTGGTAGTGATAAGAAATTTAGCCAGTCAGTAACTATCAGCAACATAAATTAAAGATGAGTATATTATTAGCATATAGTATAGAAGGTGTTCCTGTAACAATCTCAAACATGGACGTAGCTATTAAAAGTGGATTGAGTCCATTTGTGGTTTCTGAAGAAGAGAAAGAAGGTTATATTGACATAAGCAGTATACAAAACTGGTATTCATACATGGATTACTTAGATGTTGACTACAAGTTCTCACGTGACGAAATAAAGAAACTTTTTTACAAGTCTACACATGCATGGGAAGATTTAACAATCGAAGAAAAAACTATACTAGCAAAATTAATGCTAGTATCAAAAATGCATAGGGACGAAGTAATGAGTCAATTGGAACAAGACAAGGAAGCATGCAAACACATTTCTAAGATAACTGTAGTCAGAAAAGAAAGGTACGAGAAATTACTCTCATATATTTACACTAGGTTGACTAGAACGGATAGAAAAGAACTATATACTATACTTGATAAATACAGGGTTCCTTATGTAACGTATGGTGAAGAAAGCATTGATTCAGACATGAGATACGGGATACTTGATTTTATAAAAAGTATCTCAGGTATTATACCAGCAGAAGGGACTCTGGAAGATTTCATAAAAGGGTGCAGGGGTAAGATAGTATCAGGTTCCTAACATGTAATTTTAAAACGAAAATGGGATTAACAACGGATAGGAAAGCAGATAAAAGTTATAAACTTTCCAAAGGTGTCGCTCAAACATCAACGCAGAGAGCATCATATGAAGAAACACATCCAGTTTCACTCAGGGTGTTCCCTTCTCAGATATGGCTTGAGGCATCACTTATACAACCAGTAGCCCCTGGAGGGGCTGACGGGGATATAAATGGTGTTGTTAAAAGAGTCATAGACTTGGTACTCACGCAAGAAGCTGGTAAACCAAATGCATGGTACAATACAGAATTAGTGGATGCAATAGATCCAGAAAGATTTGGAGCATCTTATTTAATCGTGTTGAAAAGAAACGACGGGACAACAGTTCCTCCTGGTTCTGGTAATTATGAGGTTGACGTAGATGCTGGTGTTGTTACATTCGATGACTCTTACGTGCCTACAGGGGCTCCTTTGAAGATATCATTCTACAAGTATGTGGGTGCAAAAGGGGTAAGTTCTGGTAGTGGCGTATCAGATATGTGGTTGACAGATGTGGCAGCTTTAAGACTAATAGATACACATAATGAAGGAGAAGATCTTTCTGTTTTCTCTACTAGTAGAGTTTATACTTATGTAAGTGCATCAACATTGCCTGATGATGGGGTGTCTGTAATAAAACCAGCAGATGTTTCAGATTCTGGTCGCTGGGTTGCACAAAAAGTAATCGCTTCACTTTCTTCTGAGCTAGAACTAGGTGCAGCACCTTATGGAAGTAACTGGACTGATGGTTTGATACCAGTAACAGAAGCGTCTTTGCAAAATGACTTTAATCTACAGGTTTCTAAGATACTAAAACTTATAGCACCAGAACGTCCCGCTACTATGGACAACATGGTATTAACTATGTCAACATACTCGGCAAGACAAGCAGGTTCTGGTACTATACATACATGTACTGACGATACAACTCCTACGGCAAGTATAGCCTCGGTAAATGACCCACAGGCTGGAGATGTATACGCTGAAGTTGACGCAGTAGAATCAGGAAGAAGAACACTAACAACAGGAGATGACACGGGTGTTTACTCGGCAATGACAATAGTTTCTGATACTGACCCATATGATGGGCAAACAGGTAAAGAAGGGTTCTATAAAGTGTTAAACATCACGGTAACTAGTACTGCTATACTATCCATTGGTTCACACTCTTACAGGACTAGACATACTAGTGAAGGAGACTCTCTATTACTCGCATTCTGGGTAGATGACCCTACAACAGGTTCTATTTCATCAGTAACAGTGACAAGACCAGAGAGTGCAGGAGGATACGTATCAGGTGTTCCAACATTATCAGTAGGTCAAATAATTGGCTTTGATTTCAACGTTGTAAACGTGGTAAAATCACATTATAATGCTACTCGATTAGCAGCACTGTTTGGGTCTGAAGTATCTGATTTGGATGTGACCCCTCCTATAGTACCACCCGCTGCAAATAGTACAGTTTCATATATTGATCAAAATTTATCAGTAGAAGCAAATAAGTATACAGAATCAGCAAGTGTGACAATCACTCCTTACAATTCAAAAGGTGTAGCGGGAACTCCTTCAGTACAGGGTACAGCATGTAGGATTGATACAGTTTCAAGCGAGGTGAGTAGAAAAATAGCAGGTTCTGGACAATACCCAGCAACGGGGTACGGTTCTGCATTTGACAGTACACAGTCATTGAAAACTGTAAATACTGAAGAATTACAAATGTTGAATGGGCAGTATCAGTTCCCAGGTGGTAACTACGCAAGCGCACAACCAACAGCAGGTCCAGACTACTCTAGTGGCATGGGTACAGGAAATAGACGATGTATGCCAATAGCAGGTTTTGCTATAACAGCAGCATCTGGTTTCACAATAACATTCAATAACCCAACAGGTATGGTTATAGGTGACCTGGATACCTCTACAATAACAATACAGGTAAAAGTAGAAGGGCAGACAGGGTGGTTAGATGCCAATAAAGCATTCTCGCTAGTCGGGGCTCCTTCTGTTGACGGTGATGCATGTATGGTTTACTCAGAATCAAGCGCAGCAGTAAGAAGGGTTTCATTTGGTAACTCTCCAAAAACAGGTACAGTTTACTTGAGAATAGGGTTACCAGCAGGATCTACTAAGAAATTTGGTGGTGTTACTATTTCAGCTATAGTTTAATATTCTAATAACAATTTTAGATGTCTTTAACGACTGACCAAAAAGCAGTACAGAGTTACAAGCGTGACAAAGGGACTGCCGATACTAATACTAGTAAACGATTCTTCGAAGAAATTCAAGGTGGAAGGGTCGTGTACTCTGGAAGGTTATGGTCTCAAGACTCATTAATACCCGTACATGCTCCTACAATAGGAAACGAGGAAACTAGTGGGGTTGTAAAAAGATATATAGATTTGACTTTGACACAGGTTGCAGGATCTCCAGATGCATTTTATAATATTGCATTGGTGGATTCAATACCATTTAATTTCGGTGACGGTTCATATAATATAGTTGTAAAAGACGGCTCAGGTTCAATATTACCTCCTGGATATCATGACTACGAAGTAGACAATGCAGCAGGCGTTCTACGTTTTTACACGGGTGCTCCTGCAAGTGTTCCTCCTAGTATATCATTTTACAAGTATGTAGGTAATAAAGGGGCAGTGAGTGATGTAATTAGTGGTGATTCGATACTAAATGTCTCAAAAAACAATGGTGTATTTACTCTTACTATTACTCAAAGTGAAATAAACCACCAATCACTAGGTGGTGTAGGAACTAAAACTCATAGTGATATTGATGCACATTTAAATGATATTAATGCTAATCCACACTCAACATCATTAGAACAAGCAAGATCTATTAGTAATATATTATCTGGGTCTATAGATATGTCGGGTAATAAGATAGTAAACTTACTACCAGGAACTAGTGCAAATGAAGCTGTTACTGTGGCACAACTAGAAGCTTTTGAAAGTGGGTTGACAGTTAGAGAGTCAGTAAATTATGCTACAACAGTAACAGATATATTAATAGTATCGGCTAGTGGGTCACAACTAGGGAAAACTTTAACGGCTTCACAAAATGGACTTCTTTCTATAGATAGTTCTAATCCTGGAATATCGGAAACTATACTAGTTAAGAATCAACCTGATTCTATAGATAATGGGATTTATGTAGTTACAAGTACTGGAAGTGTAGATACTCCATTTGTACTTACTAGGGACACAAGATATGACGGGACACCTGATACAGAGGTTAAGTCCGGAGATTACTTCTTTATAACTAAAGGAGTTGGTAATAGGAATACAGGATGGTCATTATCTAGTGCTGCTGGTCATTATGCATTTGTTAACCTTGGAACATCAGTTCAGAGTTTTTATACATTATCTACAGGGGTAACAGTAGCCGGTGGGTCTGGTGGTAATGTATACTCACTTATTAACAATTCTTGGAATCTTATGGCTCATATAGATGATACATCTATAAGTACTATAGGAGAATCATGGAACGGGGGAATATTAGTAGGTGCAGTTAATGGAAAAGTATACACATTCAACGGTTCCACATGGGATGCAGGTGTTCAGGTAGCTCCTTTTATGACTTATATAACATGTATTATAGGCGTATTTGGGGGAAGAATCATAGCAGGAGCAGTTAATGGAAAGGTATACACATTTGATGGGACAAACTGGGATACTGGTTTCCAACTAGATACCCAGTCTTTATATGGAATTACAAGAAATACTAATAATGGGGATATCCTGGTAGGAAGCAATAGTGGGGTAGTCTATACATTCAACGGTTCCACATGGGATGCAGGTGTTCAGGTAGGAGTTGGTAGTGGTGATGGTTTCGTCTGTTTACATACTATGTCAGATGGAAATATACTATTTGGGTTTTTTGACACAATGTATATATTCGATGGAACAGACTGGAATGGTGGAGAATACGTTGCATATGGTATATTAAGCATATCTAGTCAATCAACAGGAAAAATATTCTTAGGAACTTCTGATGGAACAGTGTACATGAAGACTGGGTCAACATGGAATTCTGGGGAAACGCTTGATGCAAATCAAGGGTATCTAAGAGTACACGTGTTATCGAATGACGATGTACTAGTTAGTGGAGACCAAGGAAGGGTATACTCTGCTGATGGTACATTCAGTTCTACCCCTACAGCTGGGTGGAGACTGACTACGGAACCTGTAGTAGACTCAACGGATCTTGTATTTTATCAGTTTAGCGGGCCAGGAACTTTCACAGCAGGGAATGGTCTTATATTAGAAGGAAATAGGTTTTCAATAGATCCTAACCAGGATACTGTAATAAATGTAGAAAATGGAATTACAGATTTAGGTATTCCTAATAGGCATATTTATGGACTTGGTGGGTCATTAACTAGAGATACATCTATTAGTGGTGGTCAATTTGATGCAAAAATACTAGACTTGGCTAGTCTAAATTTAACTTCAAATACTATAGATAAATCTGAAGAAAGTAGCATTATATTCAGGCCAGGAGAATTAACATCCGAAGAAGTTACATTAGAAGGGTATGAAGCGGGAATAATTGCAACTACACATAAAGATGCTAGTTTAATTCAAACTTCTGATGGAAATGATACTAAATTAGTAGTAAGGGATGGTGAAGTTGAAGTTAATTCTACAAAACCAAATTTTAGGGGACTTACAGAATATGCTGACTATAGTAAGAATTATGGTCCATTATCTCTAGTTAATAAAAAATATACTGACAAGGAGATTGAGAGTATAAGAGTTGTCCCAGATAGGGCAACTATAGAGTTAGATGAGCAGACAAAAGTTATTAAAGTAGCAAATTATAGTCCATTAATAGATACTTATGTTGCACGTAAGCAAACATGGATTCAACAGCCTATTAGTAATACTCCTTTAGTATTACAAAATGACTTTGGGAGTATAGATATAGCTATTACTATATATGATGAATCGACAGGTAGTAAAGTGGTGTGTTCAGAAAGTGTAACAACGTCATCTATTACTATTACATCAAACATCAACTTTACAGGAACCATTGTAATAATAGGGTAATTATGATAAATTTAACTGATTTTAAAATAGCATCCATTTCAAAAAAAGTATCCTCTATGAATATCCAGGGAGGGTTTAATGGGGCAATAATGAATATACTTCCAATACCTTCTGGTAAACTGCTTATAGCAGGGTGGTTTACTCAGTATAATGGGGTTTCATCATCTAAGATCATAAGATTAAATTCAGACGGGTCTATTGATTTAACATTCGTTGTGGGACTTGGATTCAACAATGACATAAACTGGGTAGCATTACAATCTGACGGTAAGTTAGTTTGTGTAGGAGACTTCACATCATACAATGGCGTTACGGTTAATAGAATAGTCAGGTTAAATATAGATGGAACAATAGACAGTTCTTTTTCTATTGGAACAGGAATAACAGGTCAACCAAACTATGTGACCATTGATTCAAGAGGAAGAATACTGGTTTGCGGGGGAGGTATGATTATTTACAATGGTGTGCCTATCAGCAGACTCATCAGGTTAAATTCAAACGGGACATTAGATTCTACATTCAGCATGGGTACTGGAACAATAAGTGGGGTATTCGGGGTAGCTGAACAGTCAGATGAAAAACTAGTTGTCATAGGTAATTTTACTAGTTACTCAGGAATTTCTAGGTCAAGGATTGTAAGATTAAATTCAAATGGACGGGTAGACATAGGGTTCAATCCAGGTACAGGCTTCAACAGTACCGCATATGGTTTATCAATATCTAATGATAAAATAGTAGTAACAGGATTATTTAATAGTTACAATGGTTCCACTACTCCAGGTATAGCAATGATAACATCTGATGGGACTATAGACCCATCATTCAATTCAGGTACAGGTTTCAACAGTGGGTGCGAATGGAATTCCATAATAGATAATTTCATTTATTGTTATTTTACGTCATCTACTAACTATAATGGATCATCAATGAGCCATATAATTAAATTAAATCTTGACGGTTCTGTAGTTTCATCATTTAGTACTGGTACAGGAGTCCAGAATACTATATTTAGTATTGCAAAATTATCTAACACTAGGTTATTAATAGGGGGTAATTTTACAGCATATAACGGAATAGTAAGAGCAAGACTTGTAAAAGTTGATAATAGTGGTACATTAATTAATTGATGATGGCAAATATTACTGATCACGATTTAGTATATGTTACAAAAAAGCATGTAACATTAGATACAGGCATAGGATTTAATGCTGCTGTGTCTAACGTGTATCTTACACAGGGTAATGGACTGCTTATGACAGGATACTTTACACAGTATAAAGGTGTAACAAGTAACAAGATAGCAAAGATAAATTCCGATGGAACAGTTGATCCATCATTTGTTATAGGCACGGGTTTTAATAATGATGTTAATCAATCTATAATGCAACCTGATGGTAAATTAGTTTGCGTGGGCGATTTTAGTTCATATAATGGTGTAACTGCCAATAGAATAGTAAGACTTAATACTGATGGTACTATTGATACAACATTCAACACAGGTACGGGAATAGTCGGGCAACCCAATTACATTATCATTGATTCAAATGGAAAATTTTTAATTTGTGGAGGCGGGATGACTAGTTATAATGGTCATACAGCTAATAGATTAATCAGGTTAAACCAAGACGGAACAGTTGATACTACATTTACTACAGGTACAGGTAGTATTAACGGTATATTTAGAGTAGCTGAACAAGCAGACGGTAAATTAGTTATATCAGGTAATTTCGTTTATTATAATGGTATACAAAAGAACTATACCGCAAGATTAAACACAGACGGTACAGTAGATTCGACGTTTATCACAGGCACAGGTTTCGACAGCACAGCTCACGGTGTCTCAGTAATAGGCAACAAAATATTATACACGGGTAATTTTACATCATATAATGGTTCAACTGCAAACAGGATAGTGTTATTAAACAGTGACGGATCAATTGATCAATCATTCAATCCAGGCACAGGTTTTAATGGTGACTCAGAATATACCAAAATATTTAATAATCAAATATACGTAGTGCATACTGTAGCAACACAGTATAATGGTACACCAATTTCCCATGTAGTAAGATTAAATTTGGACGGGTCATTAGACAGTGCATTTAACATAACTACAACTTTTAGTGATATGATATATAATGTTGTAAAATTATCAGATACTAGATACTTTTTAATGGGAAGATATCAACTAGTAAATGGGCAACCAAAAGGAGGTCTAATCAAGGTTGATGAAAATGGAATAATAATATAAAAACTTATATCATGACACCAAAATTTAATGTTCCAATTCATGTTCCTATAGTCAATGCAACAGATGAAATCCCTGATGCTGATCATATAATGCTGTCTGCTAAAGCAGATGGTAGAATTTACAAGAAGAATAATGCAGGCATAGAAGAAGCTATTAGTATCAGTGGAGCTGTATCATCCTCAAATATTTTTCTAAGTAATTTAAATAGTGATATTACAGGGTATAAAAAACTTAGTTACTCTATAGATACAACACAAACAGAATTCTCAGCAGTCGTTAATAACAATGAGGTATTACTCAAAAAATTCATTTATGATTCAGCAATAGGGTTATCTGAAATTCTTACAGGAATATCTACATTTAGCTTTTATACTAAACTAAGCTCATCAGGCGTTGGGTGCTATATTAAGTTAGAACTATTCTCTAGAAATGTATCTACAGGTGATGAAACTGCTGTGTTTACAGTTCAGAATCAGGTAGAAGGTAATATATATACGCTTTCTAAATTTGAGTATGCTATCTCTTCTCCTATAATTGTAAACGAGGCTGACCGTTTTGGTTTAGCAGTCTACGTGGGTAAAACAACAACTACAGACAAGACGGTATATGTAGTTTCAGGAGATGGTACTCCATCACATTTTACTTTGCCTATTCAAATATCCCATGATGTTGTAAGAAGGAAAAATGAGAATCTACAATATCAACATATCGATCAAACATTAACAAAAACAACTCCAGTTGATGCAGATAGTGTTGCCATGTGGGATAGTGCGTCTTTAAAATTTCTTATTATTTCTTTCGCTAATTTTAAGGCCTGGATCAAATCATGGATTTCTAAAGAAGATGTTGATGGTTTGAAAATAGTAAATTCTCCTGAATTCGCAGACACAAATATAACGTCTTTAGCTGCTAATCCTTTAATAGGTAATACTGCCAAGTCAGTTTTATCAGCTATAACCAATCTTTTTACAAAGGTTTTAAATTCTTACTATAATACAGGTGTAGCTGGAGAGTCTATCCCATCAGCTGGAAAACCCCTAATTCGCAAATCAGACGGTTTGCTTTATCTAGCCAACGCTACAACACCTGCAACTCTAGGTGTAATAGGTTTTTCTACAGCAGCAGTTTCGATAGGTGCTTCTGTCACTTTCCAACATTTCGGCTACATGACATTGACTGCACACGGGTTTACAGTTGGTAGTATGAATAGAATATATGTAACTACATCATCTGGTGGATTATCAAATTCTAAACCATCTGTAAATGGCAATGGGATTGAGTCAGTTGCATCTGCTTCAGACGCAAATACAATTAAGATACAAATAGGACAACCAGTTATAACTTTATACGTACCATAATGGCGACTATAACACTTATAGCTACAGGGACTTGGGATGCAACAAATACTTCCATATGGTCTCCAGCGCAAGTCCCTACTGCAAGTGATGATGTCATAATTGCTAGTGGATTCACTGCTAGTTGTGCAACAACAGGATGTGTATGCAGAAATATAACCTATTCAGGAGGACAAACAAATAATAATAACATATCAGTTAACGGAAATGTATCAACTACTGCATCTTACTCTCCAAAAACATCAAATGTAACAACGCTTACATTATCAAATCCAACAGCCACCATATCTTGTGTTGATATATTGCCAGCTGGATTAATTATTAATGCCTCAGGTGTATCTGTAACAAGTAATTTAATAATAAGCAAACTAACAATAAATACAGGGTGTAGACTCAATTGCGGCGCTTATAATTTAACAACAAATCTCGAATGCATTGCAACTGGAATTCTTTCGATGAGTTCTGGTAATATACTTATAATTAACGACAAGGAATTAGCTCTAGTTGATAGTATTTTATCAAGTGTTTGTTTAATGAATGGTGTGAATATAACATTTTACATTCTTGGCAGCAACTTAACGTTTGATTGTAATATCGGGAATATTAATCTAACATCATTATCATCAGTTACTGACAATTCGCGAAGAAATTTAAACATCGGGGCTAATTTATCATCAATAAATACAATTGGCACTGCGTCACTAGCTTTAAATATATATTTAAAGAATAACATAGTCATATCTGGTCCTATTAATTTACATTCTTCAGATCTTGATAGAATCTATATAAGATCAAGTTATGCAGGAACAAAAAGATCAATTACATGTAATGGATATTTGAATATTTCTAATATAGTTTTTTCAGACATAAATGGCAGAGGATCTGCTAGTTGGGATTTATCATCATCTATTGATGTAGGTGATGGTGGCAATAATTCAGGAATAATATTTTCCGCTGGGGTCAATAAATTTTGGGTTGCAGCTAGTGGTGGAAGATGGAATGACAAGTCAAGTTGGTCATTGACAAGCGGTGGATTGTCTGGAGCGGATGTACCATTGCCGCAAGATGTAGAAATTTATGATTCAAAATCAATAACATCAACTGGCAGATCAATAACTTTTAACGCTACAAATCCTTTTCATGGTAAAATAGATAGTAGCTTATTGCCTTATTCACCAATATTAGTAACAAGTTACAGCCAAACATTTTGCGAAGACTTAGACTTAAGTGGTTTTGGCTCAATTACGCATAACAGTAGCGTAATTACACTTCGTAAATTGTTGAAAGATAATATGTTTTTAAAAGTAAATAATAATTTATTGTTTTATAACATAATAACCGTTAATTCACCAACATTAAATAATATTATAGTACTTCAATCAAATCTATACATCTCGAATGAATTATATTGTCCAGGTCTATTGAATATAGATATTCAATCATTTTATTTAAAAACAAAAGCATTATATTATCTAAGATCAGTAATAGGGAATGGTACTATAGAAGTTAATTATTATATGTTTCATACGAATCAAAATTTTATAAATAATAATATAGAATGGAGTCTGAAACTGTCTGGCATTGATATAGTAGTTGAATGTGCAAGCAGCATCGCATCACCTATCAATATCTTTGGCAATCTTATAGTAGATTGCAGCTCATCATGTATATTTAGAAATTTGAACACTGCATTACAAGTTAATAAATTTGCATTCAATAACATAATATTTTTACAACCCGGTAAACCATTCATATTTTATGGTGAAAGTGGTCAAGACGGAAGTTTAAGAATATCAGCAGAAACCGTAACAAACAATGCACCAGTAAGCAATCCAATTTCAATAACAGCTAATAATGGGCAAGGTATATTTGATATTGGTGATACAAATAGGTCGAAGAGTTTTATATTAGATTTTGGTTATGCAAATTTTACAAATATTAAATGTCCGTCGTTAAACACAATATACACGAAAGGGATAATAACAAATTGTACAAATGTTTACAACCAATTACCAAAAATGGTAGGTTTGTTATTTTATGACATACCAAGGGCTTTTATATCATACATTAATGATTTAATATTTAACCAAAATAGTTAATAAAATGGGAATAATTCATAATACGCTAAGCGCATATGGCTTAAACGCCCCGACATTCTGGAAATTAACCGGAATTGAATGGGATATCTGCAAACATGGCAAAGTAGCAATTGTTACTATTTCAGGATATGCTTCTCCGATGCAGTGTAATTCTGATCCTGAAAGGTACTCATTGAGACTTGATGCTAAAACATACACTGTACCAAGTGGCGAGATGACGGCGTTTAGCGAGTCAGATGCGTATTCACTGATTAAGATGCAAGGTGACTTCTCATCAAATTGTTTAGATTGCTTAGATTGGGCAGAATGGACACCTATTCGTTGGCGATCATACTGCAATGCTGTAGCGAATAATGAAACGGTTGATTACATACTGGATAAGACACTCTGGGAAGCTTACCTTATTACGATAACACCATAACGTTATTAACAGTGTTATATTAAAAACAATAGTTAAAATTTAGTTTAAAAATTGAAAATATGGACACAGTCTCGTTTAAAGAAGCGTTTATGGGAGATATGAATACTACAGTATTCATTTCATTTCTGGTTTGGGGGTACATGGGTGTGATAGTGAATATGGTCATTGAAGTATTCAAAAGAAAACCACTTAGTAAGCATTCACCAAAAGAGTTCAAAGCTGACTACTATATTTCTGACAATAAGAAAAGAATTGTAGCCGCTATTATTCTACTTCCTGTTTCTATACTATTATGTAAAGAAATGATAGGTATAGATATAACCAATGGTATTGCTTTCGCACTCGGGTATGGATCAGATACACTTGCTGAATTGTTTAAAAGAAAGACAAGTAAATATGTTGGAGTCGGTGATGGACAAGAAGAATCAAAGTAGTATGCTAAAGGATATGCTACATGATTTTGGGTTTGCAGGTTACAAGACCCTTATGATATCCTTAATAAGGATTGACAATATAAAATTACTATCTTTGTTTGCTATGCTGGGGACGCTTGTTGAAAATATTGTCGGTCTAAAACCTTATACAGTTTTAGTACTCATGATTTTGCTTTTAGTAGAATTAGCTGTGGGTATCTCTGCAAGTTTAATGAGGAAAGAGCAATTTCATGTTAGAAGATTACAAAGATTTGGATTAAAGTTCTTGATATATTTTTTTATACTACTTTTGTTGAATACATTTGTTAAACAGTACACGGGTAGACCTGAAGAATACGTATACTCAGCATTACACTCATTCATTGTGTTCTACGTTATAGGGGTGTACTCTATTTCGATATTGGAAAATACATCATATGTACTGGGTGGTAGCAAAGAAATAAATGGTCTACTAAAGGTATTCAGGGTAAAGCTTAAAGAGGCTACGAACATAGAAGTTAAACAAACAAACCATAAAAAGAGAAAACATGAAGAACATACTAGTAATACTTGATGCAGGCCACGGTGGTATGATAAACGGTGTCTATACTACAGCACCTGCAAAGATGTTCAAACACAGTGATGGTACCATGGCATATGAGGGTGTCATTAATAGGGAAATAAAGAATGAACTAGCAGTGCTGTTAGACCATAACGGCATAGATTGGGATGATGTAGCTCCTGGTAATGAAGATACTTCTTTAAAGACACGCACAGACAAAGCTAATGAAATATATAGCATAAAGAAAGATACACATTTAGTACTGTATTTAAGCATACACTCCAATGCTGGAGGGGGTACAGGTTTCGAAGTATGGACGTCAGTTGGACAAACATTGTCTGACAAATATGGTGAACTGTGCAGTCAGCAAATAAAAAAAGACTTTCCTGGTTTCAAATTTAGGGCAGGTACAGAAGACGGGGATTTGGATAAGGAAGCGCAATTCTGGGTTCTAAGGAAGACAGACTGTCCAGCAATTCTAGTAGAGGCTCTATTCTTTGACAACTTAGAAGACTGGAAGGTTCAAAGGACGCCGAAATACATTTCAGACATGGCACATTGTTTATTATCATTCATAAAACAATTAAAAACAGATATAATATGATAAACACATTAAAGAAATACAGTTCATTGCTACTGTTAATAATATTGGTATTACTCGGGTCATGCTGTTTTGTTCTATACGGTTTGTACAGTGCAGAAAAACAAGAAAAGGAACGTCTAGGATCTAACTGGCAGAATGAGGTTAAGCATAGTACTGAAGCATTCACCCAATTGAGTTTGGTAAAGGGCGAATTAAAAGACATGCGTCCTGGTTTAGATAGTATTAGGAAGACACTCAGTATTAAAGAGAAGAATCTCGTAAAGATAGTAACGTATGAAACATACAGGAGAATAGATAGTGTAAACATGATCGGTCCTGTAGCTCTCGATACATTCAATAGGTTAATAAAAGTTTCAGGTTCTATAAATTGTTTCAGTACAGAAGCTATCATAGATTTAAGAGGTACAGGGTTAAAACCTACAGACATGGATGTAAAGATGGTAAAGATGAACTTGACTAACATACAAGTGAAAGACAGTGGCTCTACTTTCTATTATAAGAAAAGAGACAGTACTAAAGCACTTCGTTTCTGGCCATTCGCAAAAATGAAATTCTATAGTAAAAGTGTATCAGCTTGCGAGTCACAAGCAAAAATGCAAGAATTGATATTCGAAAAGAATAAATAATATGGACAATTCATGTACTGAACTAGTAACAGACTTGGGTATTGGGTGGTTGTTTGAAAAAACTATTCCCACAAAATCCAATGTATGTAGGTCAGCTTTGGGTAATAGAGATGACGGATTAGTAAGTGTGTCTGTACTTGAGTCTGATGGTAATACTGTAATAGTAATTCCAAGCAACGATAAATGTTCAATCAGCGGCAAGGGGTCATACACTATAGGGTTGTTCGTAAAGTTCCCTGAATCATCTGACAGTAGTTCAAGACGTGTCTTACTGGACGTACCAAATGTGCTTAAAATAATACACGAGTACGGGAATATTATTTTCGTTGTTAACGTGAATGGGAACTCAATGGTAGTTGGAACAGAACCAAGTGGTATAAACTTGTGTGACGGTAAGACAAGACTGGTGCTGGTAAGTAGAAATAGTTACCAGAATAAATCAACACTTGTTTTGAAAGTATATGGTGACATAAATCTGAAATATGAAATAGACACTGATGTTCATATTAGTCCAGGATATCAACACATTGTCCTTATGGGGGAGGATGTCGGAAATGGATTCTCATACAATATACAGAAGGGAACCAGGGTCTCAGGGTTATTCATATACAGGGGAATACTGACAAAGGATGACGAATTGAAATATTGGAACAAGGGGGTGCCTGTTTCAGGTACTCAGTTGTTTTGTAAACTAGATGAGGCAAACGGGTATACTGTTTTCGATAGTTCAGGCAATGGTACCAATGGAACTATTCAGGGAAACCCAATATGGGTTAGTGACTCTAATTTTCATAGTTGGCAAAACATGTTTGGGTACACGGTTTTAGGAAGTATACGGAAACCAGTTATCATGTGTAATCCAGATATTGACATAGAAAACAACAAGCCTACATATAGTGGAAGATGTAGGTTACACACTGCTATACAGAACATACAGTCACTTAAAGCAGATGGTTCAATATGGGGAAGATCAAATCCTCAGAACTTGAATGTGCGCCCTGGGCAGGATACTTTTACTGTATTATTAATCGTAGAGAAGACGGGTGAACAAGAAGGTTACGTGATGTGCATTGGTGACAGGGTAACAGTTAGGTATTTCGGGGGTCAATTACTAATTAGTATAGGTGGGAATGAGAGCACTTTACAAATACAAAATGGTATAAATGCAATTGAATTATCTGTTGAACAACAGAGATGTGAAATATACGTCAACGGGGTACATGATACCTACAAACAGGTTTCTCCATATTACACAACAGGTATAAACTTTGACATACTAGCAAAGGGGGGTAATGAAATACTCAATGAAGGTAGTATAGTATACATAGCACTACTTGAAGGATTATTTAGTGAAGAAGAAAGGTCATACTGGAATAAAAACGGGTACACATCTAAGAAGACAATCATTGATTACTACATGTACTCACGTACTGACGTGATATTCGACCTGTCTGGCAATCTTAACCACATTGGTTTATTCGATGTTGGTGAATTCAGTTGGTCGGGTAAGCAATCAAAATGTCCTAGGTTACTAAATGGGTTTACTGAAATATACCCATCAAGAAAAGACATGTTAGTTCCTGTAGTGGTTCCATATGATTGTAATGGTAAGAAGATATACCACAACGAGTACGGGGAACATCAAGTAGAAGTAGAATACAAGGGAACAGGGGGCATATTAATATTCGATGCTTACATAAACATGAACCCAGATAAACTAGAACTAGGTTTCTGGTCAACATTCTGGAATAAATCAAATTCAAATATATGGTCTACTCTATCAGGTCAGTTTAGACAGGATGACCCATACATGTGGAATTTGCAAGAATTGACTATGGACTACCTGATACGTTCTATGACTGAAGAACATTATAACATGGTTTTCTCGGGATCTCAGGAAGGAGCGTATGGTCTAACTATTGAACTTGTGGACCTGGTGTTGCTTAATCTTGGTAATAACATGACATATAAACCAATACCACTATGATATTATTATTAAAAAATACACCTAGGGCAAATCAATTCGCACCTAGGGTTGACGGTAAAAGCTTGGTATTAAAAAATCCATTGGTAGTTGGTGAGGCACAGGAAGCCAAGATTAATGATGCTAGTCTAACTAATGGGGAAGTAGTTGTATGGGATGGCACAAACTCAGTGTTAAAATCAACAGGGGTAAGTGATACAGAACTACAGGTATTAAACAACGCATTAATTGGGTCGGCTGTAGCATCTAAGGCTGTAGTGCTTAGTGAAAACAAAGATCATTCTGGTATTCGCAATTTGAGTATAACAGGAAACAATACAGTTGAGGGTATACTTACAGTAGTCGGCTCTGGTGAATTCAGTAGTTCTATAAAGGTCATTGGATTGACTGAATTGATGGGGGACATATCAACCCAGGGTTCATTTAGAAACACGTCTATAAAATTGGTTGATTCATTCATATCATCTAAGATAAGAACATCAACAAGACTGGTATTTGCAAGAAATCAAGATACGCTTGAATTTGGAAACTCAGTAGATGCTATTACTTTGATAACAGGTTCTGTACTAAAAAGAAAAACTGGGGGTGCGGAATACAAGATATGGGACGAACTAAGTGATGGTACAGGATCAGGACTCGACGCTGATTTGCTTGATGGTGTTCATTCAACATCATTTCTGCGTTCAGATACAGATGCTGAAATGGGTGGTAATCTTGTGATGAAAGGAAAGTACATTTCGTACAAGACAGCAGTAGGGGATGAGAAATTCAGGTTACGGTTAACAGGCACTGATTTTAATGTGTATGATGTGGTTAATGCTAAAACTAGTTTTTCAGTGTATAACGATAAGGCATACGTTAATGGGTCTCAGGTTTTAACAGCAGCGAATTATGGTGCTTTGAATGCTGACACATTAGATACCCTACACGCATCACAATTACTAAGAAGTGATGTAGACTCAACACTTAGTGGTAAGGTGACATCAGTATTACCAAAAAACGGTTTGTACTTCTATGACGGAACAGGGTTTGCAAAAGTGGTGTTCCAAAAATACGGGTCTGACTTTACAGGTATTGGTGTAGACAGTGTTGGTAATATGAGACTAGGGGCATGCGATTATGACGGGACATGGAGATCATACAACCCAGCATACAATTTATACTATGGACAGCATAAAGTAATGCACATGGGAAATATGGGAGAAAGCTCAGGTTTCTCATGCGACATGGTTGATGGGTATCACGCTTCCTCACTCTTAAGCTTTGCGAATCACACAAGGGGGATCGTCAGGGCTGAGAATGAATCTACAGGAAAACCCAAGATTATAAATTTAGCAAAAAATGGAAGATGCACTTCTTATACTTTGAATGTAAATATAGCTAACACGAACAACACGGGAGGTGTTGCTTACCTTAATTTCTTAGAAGGTATGGAAGATGTCATATCTGGACATTCTAATTGCTTATCAGCTATAGGAACGGTTAAAATAGGGTATGCCGGAAACGGTTCATCATCAGCTGCATTTAATATTAATATAAGATGGGATAACAATGGAACGGACACTCGATGGTCATGGGTAGAAGGTTTACCTGCTGGAAAATCAGTAGGATTTTATATAAGTCCACAGGGGTACGTGATGATACAGACGACAGGTGGTATAATTGACTTGGCCATGGCATTTACGTATAGTTCTGTTGAACAATCTTGGTAATAATTTAAAGTCATAGTTATGGATATTAAAGACGAAGCAAAAATTACAGCGTTGGAAAATGAATACAAATCTCAGTTGACTAGTTTTGTGGGTGAGATAGACACTATCGAAATGCAAATAAGTAATTTGCAGTCTAAATTAGAAGCGTTGAAAGGTAATAAAGAACGGCTACTCGGGGCTATCGGGGCTATTTCTGAAATGAAACAAAAACTAGCATTATCAGTAAAAGACTAATGACTCAAAAAGATGCAAAATCCCGTGAAAGATAACGTATAAGTTATTTTATTCACGGGATTTAATTTTTAAAGTATATGAGATCTGAAAAGACATTGCCAAAGCTGGAAGAAGAAGTTAAGAGTCTAGGATTGTATGTAAAACCAACAGGAAAGAATGGTAAGTTCATGAAGAGAGATTACGTCATGGCACTGATGCAACACCATATCCTAATGTTATATGGATCCATTGATAAAGTTCCAATTAATCTTAAATTTAGACTATCATTTGAATCACCCCAGTTGGCGTACAACTATTTTGATCTAAAACCAAAAGAACAAGAAAACATATGGGTGTCTGAAAATGTCTGGCTGGTAGAAAAAATACAGGGCATACGTGGGACACTCATCCAATCAATAAGAGAAGGATGGTCATGTTATTCCAGGGATATAAATGAGAAGACTTATATATGGGACAATTACTCTGAAAGGGTTCTGGACCACAGTATAGGTAAACTAGACAAGAACATCGTTGTAGATGTCGAATTACAGTTGGCAAACAAGAATGTAAAGCCACTACTGAAAGAAATGAACTTCGAGATTGAAACAGATTTCCAGTGCATCTCAGCACTGATGATGATCGATAGTGACAAGTTCAACGTAATAGCGAAGCAGTGCCCGAATTTATTCCTATACAAGTTAATCGACGTTTATTTCTACGAGACAGACGTAAGGAAGAAAGCATACAAGGAAAGAGAAGAACTGTTTGATAAAATAGTCACTGAATTGAAAAGTGTTGGCGTTCTTATTGAAAGACCGCTGTATTGTAAAGATCCATTAACAAAGAAAGCATTCCACGAGGGGTTGATAAAACAAGGTGCTGAAGGAACAATAGCAGTGTTTATTGATAAACCATGTATACTCGACGGTACTCGGGGAAGAGATGAAATGATAAAGATAAAAAAATCATTGTTCTCTTTAATGTTCGAAAAAAATGCATTGACAGACACTGTTGATGGGTGGGTCTCCAAGGTTATAAATTCAGACGAACTGACGGGTCTAGTAAGAACTATAGAAGTAAGTGCATTGGATAATAAAGGCGCTGTTGTGGTAATAGCAGTGACAGACGCGATACCTTTATCATGTCGGTTATTCTCTCAAACGGGGGACAGTACACCTAGGAACATATCAGAGGGTGATGTCATTGAGTTATCAGGTTCAGTATGGAAAGAAGGTCTGATACAGGATGCAACAGTAGAGAGAATAAGGTGGGATAAAATGCCACATGCATGTACTCTTAACGGTTAAAAATATTTTTTAAAAAATATATAAAAACATTTGGATTTACTCATTTTTTAGTATAATATTGTAAAAGTGTATCCAACCTGGAACACTTAGTAGTATACATTTTTAAATCTAAAGACATGGTAGTGACTAGTACTTCTGTTACGGAGCAGAATGAATCAGTGGCAAAGGGTTTTTCCCTAAATGATCTAAAGAAAGTTGAAAACGAGGTGAGGAGAGCAGTCTCGCAGTTACGTTTCAGGTATAATCCTAATACTAGGATGCCAGAAAGTGATGTAGCATGGGACTGCTTTACAACTTTATACATGAGGGGTTTCTTCCACAAGTATGATGGTACTAAGTCGAAGACAATAACATACTTATGGAATGGTGTAAGAAACTATCTAATCGACCAAGAAAGAAGTGCATTAAATAAGATGCAACCTGTATCAATGAATACAATGGTCGGTAAAACTAAGACAATATGTCTGGGTGACTTTATAGACAACTCAATATCTGAAAGTGCCATAGGTATAGAATCATACCTAGAGGTTCTGGACATACTGAAGAATACTATGAAGAATAACACCAAGTACCAGGCAGTTACTAAAGAACTGGGTAAGGTTTGTCTAAGTGGTTACACAGTCATGTACCTGGTTGTCTCAGGTTACAAGATTCATGAAGTCGCAAAGATGTTCGGGGTATCCAAGGCAATGATTTCTTTATTATACACGGAAGCACTAGGAATATTAAAAGAGAATGCTGAAGATCTGGATATTAGTACTGATATATTATCCTGGACTAATAAGATGGAGACTATCAGGAATTCAGGAAGTGCCCCAACGTGCCCACATTGCGGGGGTCACAGGACTAAATACTGGTGTACAAGTACAGAAGGGACATATGTTAAATTGTACACATGTAAGGACTGTACACGTAGCTTTAATATCTTTACTAAAACACCATTACACTGGATGAAAACTAGTGTAAGGCAGCAGTTTATAGCATTTTGTACTGACTACACTAACGGCAAAATACTCTCAGATTGCGCAGCAACTGCTGGTGTGGGTTTCAAGAAAGCAACTACATGGTTATCTCAATACAAGGATTACTTCTATATTGATTCAAAAAGGATAATATTGAAGAAACTAAACATGTGGGAAGAAGAAATACGGGACTCAATAGAACGAAAGGAAAATGAAAGTATTAAAGATAGGGTACAAGCAGATTGAAGGTTTAACCCTTTTGAAAAATATAAATGATGTTCGTAACTACGTTGATAACTATGCAAAATCTACAATAAGGGAAGATGCAATCGGTGATGTCTCCGGGTTATGTATCGAAGCTCAGTCTACACTGCTGAAGTTCATAGAGGAGACGGAAACTAGTATCACGGTGTACGCAAGCAGGGACAATGTAAGTCCCGTGTTGATGAGCAGGTTTGACAAGATTGAAAAGACGGACGATATAAAACTTGGTTACGGGTTATTCAGTAATTACATAGAAGAACAACAGGGTAAGGAAACAAAAGATGCAAGTTCCGAAAGAGAGTTCGCTTCTATATGCTGCGAAAAACTTAAATCATTTCTATTATATAGAAAGTTGAATACAAGCATCATAGCAAGAGTTGGTAATTATATTTAAAAATAACTATTATAAAACGTAACATTATGTATTAATATAACGTTATACAAGTAAATTTAACACACATAAACTTAGACTAAAATGAAAACACTACAATTGTTGATCGTACTGGCATCTGTAATCGGAATGATACTCACAGGATGCAAGAAGACTGAACTGGAAGGAATCCAGAAAAAAGACGATACTGTTGGAATAAAAGACACGGTTAATCTAAACCAGAAACTACGCGTTACTGACACGCCCGTCGTTACTGATACGCTGGTAGTCACTAAAGACAGTATTATTATAGTAGGGGATACTATAAAGAAAGACACTGTTACAGTTGAACCTGTCGACTCAAATGCTTTAGAACTAAAGAAGTGGTTTAGTCATAACATTCCAACAGAGTACTACTATATAAGGAAATACCAGTATAAAAATGGTATGCGTACATTCGAGTATTTATATATATCTGAATCTACGATAAAATACACTAGAGATGTTGTAGACACGGTAGATAACTCTGTAATAAGTACAAGTACAGAAAACTATCTAATAGACAGTACACGAAAAATAAAAGCGAACAGGTGGGCATGGAGGGCAAATTGCTCCAGGGTAAGTACGGGAGAAAGGTTAAATAAATGGTTCGTGCTAATGTATTATGATGCCCTAACATGTGCTATACCAAATGACGTTGAAATTGATGACGATATACTGGTTAGGTTGCACAGGAGTGATTATCCTATATACTATAAAATATCTTACAGGGAAGTAGATTTCAACTGGGTAAAAGTTGTATACGAAAAATAAGGAACATTGGACGATATCATAATATACTGCGAATTATTATCTACTCTCATTGTTTTCAAAACCCTCACTTAACGGTGGGGGTTTTTCGTATAATGAATAAAAGGCATGGACAAGTATATAAAAAGGAACTGGATAAGATAACTAAGGTTCAACAGACGCAGGCTAGTTTGGTAAAGCAGTTAGAAATACTAAGGGTTTTCGCTAATAAACTTGGTTTATATGATGCGGCTGACTATATAAAGACATACAAATGAAATTGATAGTTAATACTGAATACCAAGACATCGTTAGGTATCTCTTCTCAGGGTACAGGTTGGAAAAGGAATTCCCTATTCGTGATAATTTTTTTATAGTGAAGAATATAAGCCACAAGGAGAACATGTTGCTAGACAGGTTCAATAACTACGTTATAGTATCCAAGAACTTCTTTACCGAAGTCTGGGGTAAGGAAGAAATATTCCAGTACTTGATAGATAATAAGAGAACACGTAAGAAAACAGTCCCACAGTTTGACGGTATGTCTGATGCCGAATTTGAAAAATACATTAAAATAATGTACCTGACGGGTACATGGGCATATGATGATAGCACGGAAGGATTGCTAGAACTATTCAAGAACATAGACTCAGGTGCAAGATACAAGGAATACTTTACATTACTCAGTACAGGAATGGATCCCATGTATATTTTCTATGGCATACTGACAATGATAAAGAAATCACTGGGGTACATGGAACTTACAAATGTTAACAACAACTTCTTTATACTATTGAAGAACAAGAATACGGTTTTATCCAGAAATATTGTAAAGTCATTAGAAAGATGGGCACAGTGGGATAAGAATGTAGATGATGACATGAAAGTACTAAGGTTTATTAAAGATATAGGAGATAGGGCATGAAACTATTAAACAGTTTCTTCAAGAAGAAGGAAGTTGTGAACAGGTGGGGAGTAGCATTCCCACTATCACAGATATATGATAACCACCACAGGATAAATAACATACTGGCTAATCTATACGTAGATATAGAAGACTTGGATGATGACGCATTCAATGAAATATACAAAAGGTTCTCAAAGAAGTACAGTCTGTTTATTAAATTACCAAAGTGGGTAAACGCATACAATACCGATAATGCATTATTTATAGAAACAATGCAAAAGGTAAAAGGTCTAGTAGGTAACTATCCAGAAATAAAAGGAGTAGTGCTAGAACTCAGAATGTATTATGGTAATGAAAGTGAATGCTTGTATTCATTGAAAAATGTTTTGGTGAAAAGGCTGGCAACTACACTGGTAAGAGAAGGTAAAAGTTTGTTCCTGGTAAATGGTGAAGTACCTAACGGGGCATCTAATGCGTTCTCACTTTCTAACATGATTAGTATAAAGAAGGATATCCCTGATGTCAAACTGGGGTTAAACTTGCAGAATGCGTACTGGACGGGTAACAGGGTACTTGACGTTTTCATAAAAGAAAACACGCTGGCTGGTTTTCCTGTTAACTTCGACATGGTTATACTCGGTGGTGTCAACGATAAGCTTGGTAATGTTGCTTTCGCATCCGAAGAAGACAAGTACACTATAGAACAGTATACCAGTGTTCTTAAACAGTTCAAGAAAGCATTATTCATATATGACTGTGCTATAGAAGAAGTGTTAACGGTGCATGATATAATTAAGAAGGTAGATGGAACAAGTTAATTTTGATTTCGGCAGGGTCGTGGATAGATACACGTATTTACTTGCTCAATTACACGTTAAGATAAATGGTGGTGTTTACACGATACTAAACTCGAATGAAAAGATAACGTACCACGGGTTGAATTACGCTAATGAGATTAGAAAACTACTAGCTGAATCTGTAGATCCTAAGTTGTCATACGTGGCATTAAGGGACGCTGACAGGTACATAACGGATATACAGGAGATACGCCTAGATTGTATGTTGATGAGGTCTGAACTAAAATCTGTAGTAAACAGACCTGAACTGACTAAGAATCCAGCAATATCAGGATACTACAAGGCTTTAAAACTGGCATTAGACACTGTATGTGATTACTTAGAGGTGTGTGATAAGCAATATTCATACATGACCGAGATACTATTTGGTGTCTCCCAGGTAAACGTGTCTATCAATAGGAGGTTTTTCGGGGGTTCAGACATGATGTATGATTACAAGAACTAAATTTGACTACATGATAAATAGATTCACATTAATGGGATACGTAGGGAATGAACCCCAAGTATCAGTTGTGACAGGAGGACTACAACGAAGTGTTTTCTCAGTGGCAACAAGGGAAACATACATAAAGAAAGATGGGTCTCCACACGAAGAGACATCGTGGCATGATTGCGTGGCATGGGGTAAGGTCTCGGAAAACGTGGAGAAATTCGTGACAAAAGGCACACTAGTATTCATAGAGGGTTCCATAAGTTACTGGGAAGCAGAAAAAGACGGGGTGAAGATAAAAAGAGCAAGTGTCAAAGTAAACACATTCACGGTTGTAAAAAGTATGAAAGAAACAGGACAAAAACAAATAAGTGTTCCCACTGTATCACAACAAAAACAAGTAGACAACTCATTAGCTCTACCTAGTTTTGAAAACAATGGTGTGGTGACTACAAGGGTAAGCCCAGGTGAAGATATCGACTTACCATTTTAACGTATAACAATAAAACAATTAATTTTTTTGACATATGAATACACAAGGTAATTATCCTGCATCAGTGCAGGAAGTGTCTATGGGTGTAGTTGTTTCACAGTATCCCGTAGAAATATACAGGGTGAGTGAAAATAACGTAGACTTGATGACAATCTTAACACAGAATCCCATTGTAACTAAAACCTATTACCACGACAAGATAGGTTTCAGGTTCCACGAGATTCCAGCAGCACTGCAACTAGGTCTTAAACCGTCTATCCATTATAATTTCCTAGCAGCAGTATGGAACGCAACTAAAGACGGAAAGAACATAGTAGACGGGTCGTACACGGTGGTACTTCTTAGACTAGCAGAAGAAATGTACAAACGCCTGGTTAAGAAGTTCGAATTAAACGGTGACCTTAGACAACTGGTATTACAAGTATACCTTGAAGGTGAGGTAAAATACCAGAAGATGAACTTCGAGGTAGACACGCAGAAGAAACCACCTTATATGCTAGATCAAGCTTTATTTAACCAGGTTAAAGCTGATGTAATAGACATGAAGCAATACATCGTTCCCGTAGCAGGGGGCACAATCGATGAAGAACGTTTCTGGGAGTTGTGGAAGACAGAGGGTACTGCTGTAGAAAAGCAGAAAGAGCAGCAATTCAGTGGAAGGGGTATGGTAGGTGCAGGTAATCAACAACAGCAGGGTGGCTTCCAAAGAACGGTACAGCAGCAGAATAATATCCAACTCCCACAAAGTCAAGGTACACCAGCAAGCATGCTTAGACAAGAGGACTTCAATTTTGGTATGGGCGCACAACAGCAGCCACCATTACAGCAATTTCAACCGCAACAACAGAACCAACAGCTCGTGCAACAGCAGCCACCATTACAGCAACAACCTCCTTTGCAGCAAGTTCAGCAGTTTCCAAACGGCGGTCAACCAGTATTTGACACGCATACTGTAATACATGAAGAAGTGCAACAGCAGCCATTATTTAATAAAATGGGTGACTTCAACTTTGAAACTCCCTAGATAAATATTTCATATATTATTATAAACCTGTACTTTATAAAAAGTACAGGTTTTTATTTAAAATTTTTTCAATAATTTATATTAAATATCGTAACATTTCATATATTTGTAACGTTAAAACAGTATAGAACGAAGTAATGCTATCATTTAATATATAGGAATCATGGAAACGACTAAATTATCGTTACAGCACTTTAGGGAAAAGAAACCTTTCAACACTAATAAAGGTTTGTCTGTTTTCAACATTACTGATATACTCGGTGATAATCCATACGAGATAGACTTTGACGTGTACTTGCCAACAAAGGGGTGTAACTTGCAAAGGGAGTTCTGCTGGACTCTATTGCAGAAACAAGAGTTTATACTGTCATTGCTAAAAGATATAACAATACCACCTTTCGCATTTATATGCTACGAACGTAAAGTATTCAGGGTAATAGATGGCAAACAAAGACTTGGAGCATGGATAGATTTCTGCAAGGGTATATTTCCGATAGAAGTAGACGGAAGTACATACTATTTTTCAGATTTAGATAACAGGTGCCAGGGTGAGCTCATGTTTTCAAGGTTTGTACAAGGAGATGTTGCTTACGAGTACGAAGGTCAACTCATATCAGATAATGACAAGATAGAGTGGTTCGATAGAATAAATTTCAAAGGAACCACTATGGATATAGAACACATGAAGAAATTAAAGGAGCTATGAGAACACTAGTTAAACTAGATAGTAAATTATGGTACGAATACATACTCGCAGGGGACTCGTTCGTGACATTAAAAAGTCTAAGAACTGGTTCTGAAATGTCATATCACATACAGAAGCAAACAGCTATCAGGCATATACATCATGTAAGGTACAGGGTAGAAAGCAAGAAAGGGGCACAATACATATATGTAGGTACTATATTCGATAAAAAGTTCTTTAGGTTGTCTGGAAAATCACGGGTAACCCTTGATTCAGTTATATACGTGGCATTCAACTACGTTATAGAGAAACTAAGGAATGGTGTAATAGACATGGGGGTTGAAATATACCATGAAGGCAAATGTGGCAGGTGTGGTAGGCGGTTAAACTCTGAAGAATCGATGAAAACAGGGTATGGTTCAGATTGCGTAAGCAAAATAAAACACAAAATATTGTATAATATATCGTAACATTTCATATATTTGTAACGTTAAACAAGTATATATAAATTAGAAATCATGGCAAAACAAGGTACATTAAAAGTAGGAGACATCGTAACTATGAAAAACATACGATTTCATGGTAATACAGAAGGTGTAATAAAAGAACTTAATGTAAAAGACAAACAAGGTTTTATATGTGTACTGGTCAAGTGGGGAGACATGTCTGAAAAAGGATGGTTTCAAAATGGTATAATACAAGAATATGATTTGGAACTGGCAAATGTTAAAAGGTGTAATATTTATTAAATATGTTAATTTATACAAAGAAGCGGGTTAATCATGGAAACGACTAAAAATAACGTGGCACTATTAGTGCATGACATAATGGACTGTGACTTAAACTGTAATACTGAACTAGACATGGTCAACAAATTAATAAGGTGGGTCTACTCAGGAGGGTTACTAAATGAAATTGAATTAGAAGTCAAAAGACTAGGTGATACATTTAATGACTACTATTCCAATGATTGTATTATCATTGCAGAAAAATTAAAAAAAGAAATACATGCACAAGCATACACAGATGATGACATTGCTAACATCATTGTTATGGAAGCCCATGTTCGTTACGGGTACTGTGTTGAAAACTTCATACAACTAAGGAAACACGGGTTATTGAAACTACTAAGAAGTTTTAGTACTAAACTAGTTGGGGACATACAAGAAGTATTGACAATTGGTAGGTACACTGTAGTTAAGACATTTAAAGGAACTCACTTAAAGTATTATTCCATTGTTGAGGATGAACTGGTAAATACACAAAGTAATACACTGGAAGAAGCATTGTGTTACTGCTTGAATGAGACATACGCAGCAGCAATGTACACACTAGTAAGTGCAAAATAGATGGAACTCAGGTGGAAACTAGTCAGTTACAAATTGAAGGACAGTGCAACAAGGTCAGGTAAAGAATTGTATGCAGGCCTGATAAAGGTAGCAGAATACAGGTGGTTAGTAAAAGCACCAGCAGGTTCAGGATACCAGTTCATTTGCCAGGTACACTTGCCAGGAATACAAGGTGTATCATATTTTAAAGGGAAAGAAGAATGTGAGAAATTCATGGTGACATCAACAATTAACTGGTTTAATTTAACAGTAAAAAAGTATGAAAGAGACAGGGAAAGCTACTGTGTTTTACAAAGTGTTAAAATTCATTAAGGTAAAAGAAGACGGGTCATACGTAAGGGTAGCAATTTTTACAGACAAGAACAGTAATGTTAGTATTGTAAGGGTATCAGATGATAAACTTACAGAAGGACTTAGATACAATTGTAAACTAGAAGCAAAACCAACTAGGTATGTGCAACGAATACAGGTATGAAGAACCTTGCAAAAGCTTGGTTACTTTCTACAATAAAGTATGGTACGGGGTAAACAAGGTGGCACCAGAACTGATAAAAAGCAGGTATTTCTCCGGTAAGGAGGAGGGACAGACAAGATCGTTCTGGCAGAGGGTAGCAACGGGTTCACTAGTTCATACAGTAGGCAACTTGCATATAGAATCTGACATACACTCAGGTATAAGAGTGTTCAGATTACAGGTAGGTGAAAAGACTAATATCCCAAAAATGGTATCAACAGGGGAAGGATTCGATGGAAGCGCATACATATTCAGGGGTAAGAAGCAAGTTGGGTATATAAGCATAACAAAACTACAAGATGGTTCAGACAAATTCGCAGCAGATATAGCAAAAGAAGGTAAGTTCGACAAAAGTGAATTAACGGTACGTAAGACATGGGATAGTATAAATGTATAATTACAGTATGAAACTCTCCCAGAATGTCTGATTTTAATAGACAACTATAAATTATACAGATATGGAAACAAGTGTAAAAGGTTATTACTACAACGCTGGTAACAATCAAGCGGTATTCGTACCGATACTAGATATAGGTCCTGAACTGGATGGATACACGTTCACGTGTACAAGAAACACAGGTAAGTTATGGGTGTGTACAGAAGACTTGTGGTTGACGGAAGAAAATGCATTAATTAACAGGGTAGCATTAATCATGAACAACTAACATTATTCAACGATATTCATTAATTTTTACAATAATGTTTAAAGATGAAAGAGAAATTTGAAAATAGACGGTTAACTGGCAAGTTACGGGTTAAACTAGAAAGAGATGACCACGATTGTGGTAAGTACTGGGAAGCAGACAAGCAACAAGTTATTAACTGCATAATCTCAGTGTTGAAAGACTACAAGTCACAGGGTTATATCCTAACATTGAGACAGCTGTATTACCAACTGGTTTCAAAGAATATAATGCCCAATGATAATATCTGTTACAGTAAACTTTCCTCGTTGCTTGATGACTGTAGATACTCAGGTGTTGTTGACTGGGACTCCATAGAAGATAGAGGCAGGGTTCCTTACACGCCATACTTTGAAAACTCAGTAAAAGAAGCATTGCAAAGAACAATAGATTGCTACAAGCTAGACAAGAGGTTAGGTCAGGATGTATACGTGGAACTATGGTCTGAGAAAGATGCAATCTCTAACATACTGAAGGAGACAGTTAAGGATTACACTCTAACGGTAGGTATAAACAAGGGTTTCGCAAGTTCCACGGCAATGTACAACGCATACATGCGATTCATGCCAATGATGCTAGAAGGGAAGAAGGTAGTGGTTCTGTACGCAGGTGACCATGACCCTAGTGGTCTGGACATGGTACGTGATATCAGGGAACGCTTGGAATACTTTATGTCCAAGGGTTCATACAAGACAAAACTATGGGATGAATACATTCAAAGAAACGGGGATACATCTATTGTAAACATTATGTTTGACAGGTATCCAGAATTAGTAGGAAGGTGTAAAGAAATCATACCAAAAGAAGATGATGATGAAATGTCAGATGAAGCATACGAAGAATTGGTGCAGATACAAGCTCTTTGCGTGGTTAAAGAATACTTTGTTGTTAAGCCGATATGCTTGACAAGGGAACAGATAGATTACTATAACTTACCACCAAACCCTGCTAAAATCTCTGATCCTCGTGCAAAGAAATACATAGAAGAACACGGTGATGTATCGTGGGAGGTTGACGCATTAAGTCCAAGAATACTCAGATCTATTATACTGGAAGCAGTTAAAGAATGTATAGATATGGACAAGTATGAAGAGGTAATAATACAAGAAGAAAAGGATATAGAAATTATAAGGGGTTATATTGCTAATATGTAAGGTATGAAATTTGAAGAATGGTTCAATAAAGCTATTATAGTATCACAGACACCTAACAACTCTGTAGGGTGGTTCTTAGAAAAATACAGTAATGTAGACGTGGTTATAAACGTTTCAGATGACATCTCATTTGAAATCTATAGACGCATGACAGGTACAGGTAAGGAATACTGGTGGTTTCCTATGAACGAGCGTATGAAAGACATGGGTCTAAATTCAATTTACGGGGCTATGCTAGTAATGGCTGAAGCTGAGTTGACTAGTAAAACTGTATTCCTACATTGTATCGGTGGTGTGAATAGATCTCAGTTAGTTAATCAATGTTACTATTATATAAGGACAGGTAGACATTACACTGATGAACACTGTAAGGACACACGGTGGGTAAACGAAATAGAACGAGCATGTAATCGTGGTTACCTGCCACCATTCGCTGAACTATCTGATTTTTTACTAACTATCAGTGACAAGATAGGTGTACAGGTTAAAGAAAAGAAACTGCATGGTGGGTTCTTAACCAAAGCAAAGATAGACACAATTCATAATTTTTAAATGTATGCCTATAACGGATATAAAATACGGTGTTCCCATAACAGAAAACAAGTGTATGGACTTGATATATGCTAGAGGTCATGTCTCAGGTGAACTGATAAAGAATATCGTTTTTACGGTACTGGATGACCACATGAATATGTTATTCAATCCTAACCTAAATATAGCGAAGTCACTCGGTGAGGTTCATTACTCATTAGACAGGACGTTGGAATTGTTGAGGTATGTCAAGGGAAACACTCCATTTGATTTTAAGATAGACATGGTAGACTTTCACATGGTCGACGGTGAGTGGGAGTATGTCGCAAGTGTCAGGTATGAGATAAAGATTTTCGGAAGTCACAGTATGACAGACAACGGTACTGTATTCTATAAAAAACAACTCACTGCAGATGATTGGAAGAACCAGTTAGAGCCACGTATTATGCGTGTGGTTAATAACTATTTACAAAAATATTAGTAAATAGTTGTAAAAAGGTTTGTTTGTATGTAACCTTTTACTACTTTTGTGGTACAAACAAGTATATTTAAAGATACAAAAGTATGGCAACAAGAGAAGACTTCAAACTGGTAAGACCAGACAGTCACATGGTAGTAAATCCAGTAAGAGGGTATACTCACACGATAGATGGTATACACTTCTTACTGGAAAAAGCGCTGGTAGCTTTTCCATCACTACGATTAAAAGAATGCCCACATTGTCGGGCACTCGAAAAAAGACTCTCATCAGGGGAATATAAAGCTGTAAAAGGCGCATCATCATTAGATCATTGTTTATAAGGACTAAATTTTACCAATTGCTACATTTAATGTAGACATACTGCACTAGTATAGGGTTACAATGATATAAATAACAAATACATACAGATAATATGAATATTGATTTAGAAAAAGAAAGAATGATGTTCATCCTGGACAAGCTCTCTCAAGTAAATGCTTGCAAGGGTACAGGGTCAGCAGCTAAGAAAATTCAGTTAATAAAAGATTGCATAGTAGAAGGAGATGACTTGATCGAATTTGTTCTACGCACGGCATTCGACCCGTTCTGGGTGACTCATATAAGCACGATAAAGATGGTAGGAAACGATAGACCCTCTACAATAAGTTTCAGGGAATTAGTCGGATCGCTATTAAAGGTGAAAGCAGTCAATAATGATTTACGGGAAGAAGTAAGTGGGTACATACTCAGTTATCCTGAAACATACAGGGAAATGCTTGGCAAGTTGATAACGAAGAGAATCAATATCGGTGTTGATGTTAAATCAATAAACAAGGCACTGGGAAAGGTACTCATTCAGGACGTTGAGATAATGAAAGCTGACTCTGATATAGAAATAGTTAAGAAGTGGTTCGAAACAGGGGAGGAAGTCTGGGCTGAGATGAAGTACGACGGGATTCGTGGTTTCTCTGAAATGGTTCGGGGTTCTGTTGTCTCAACTAAAACCTACAATATGTCTGAAATGGACATAGACATCATGTGCAACATTACGGAACAGTTGAACAAGATGGGTAAAACATGGATGAAGACACTCAATATAGACCATTTCTTCTTTGACTTCGAGTTGACAGATGCAGCACGCCAGTCTATCTCAGGTGAAATAAACAAACTGTTGAAGGGTACGGCAGCGAAAGGGTGTGATGAAAAGTGGAAGGCAAATATATTCGACGTTCACACGTGGGACATATTCGAAGGGGTAAAAAGTGAAGTATCATATAACAAAAGAAGATATATTCTCGAAGGTATTCACAAGTTAACGCTCAGGGATGGTGAACTTAAAAATATACTCATTGCTGAAAGATGGAAGGTTCATAATTATGAAGAACTGTTAGCACTATTTACACTTGTACTAGAACAAGGATGTGAGGGTCTGGTGGTGAAATGTGGATCAGGTGTGTATGAGTTGAAAAGATCAAAGAACTGGGTTAAGTGTAAGGCTGTGAAGGATTGTGATCTAATGATAGTATCATGGTTCAAAGGAGAACAAGGAACTAAACGTGAAAAATCAATAGGTGGTTTCACTTGTGTAAGTTCTGACGGTGGTTTGGTTGTATCGGTTGGTTCCGGTTTCAAAGATAAGATGTTAGATGAAATCATGAAAAATGGGCCTGACTCATATATTGGTAAAATAGCAAAGATAAAGTACAATATGACTATTACCAAGAGTGATAGTGATATAATGTCTCTATTCCTACCGAGATTCGTTGAGATACGAATTGACAAGGCAGTGGCAAACTCAATAGAAGAAATAAAGAACATCTAATTGTAACGAAATTTAAAACATAAGGGTATGACAAGGGAAGAAGGTAAAGAAACTATTAAACGTGCTGAAGAACGTTTCACTGAGCTTACTAACAATTTAACCAAAAACATCACAATGATGGTATCTGTTATTACAGGGGTGCTGAATGGGTATTCAATCATGATTTAAAAACCAATATAGTTTGAATAAGGTATTCGTTAATAAGGTCAGTTTTTGAATCTAAGTTTGGTTTTAACTAACAATAAGATCAAAGAGTTAACTACTAGTTGGGTAAATACATAGGTTGCGATGGGTTTACAACTGGTAAGTGCTCCAGGACGTACCACCAATGGTTTGGTAAACACACTAGTTGCAGTGAATTAATAGCATTAGAAATAAAAACAACTAACTATTTAGAAAATGAAGACAAAAGACGGGGAAGGTAACAGGGTCGTGTATGTAGTGCAATCAACTATCAATATGGATGAAATTTATGTATTCACTGAAAATCCAGTCATGTGCGAAACTATGAGTAAAGTAACAGGTTCTAAGTGGTCTGCTGAAACAATAGTATATCACACTAATAAAAAGAAAGAACGTAAATTCGAATACAGGGGTTATAAGATACATGTGTGTGCTGAAATAAAGGGTCCAAGTAGGGGAAGCATAGAAAAAATGTTAAAGAAACGATTTGAATCAATTCATTAATAAATTATAGTAAAGAAACTACGTACAAAAAGTACCACTTTTTTGGAACTATGCAAATGAGAAAACAAAGACGGACTATATGGATTATATAAAAGAACATTTAGATAAAATATGCAGTTACATATCTTCAAAAGACACTAATACGAAGATATCATTGCTAAACGAGGTAAGGGAAAGATTGCACAGCATTTCTCCTTTCAAGAACGAACCCAGTTGATTTAGTAACATGGGTTCCTAATAATATAGTAGTGGCAAACGACTACAATCCAAACAAGGTAGCACCACCAGAAATGGAACTACTTGAAGTTTCAATAGTAAATGATGGTTACACACAACCTATAGTGACGTGGTCTGAAGGTAACGGTAAAGTAGAAGTAATAGACGGTTTTCACAGGAACAGGGTCGGTAAAGAGTCTAATCTTGTCAGGCAACGTGTACTAGGTTACCTTCCAGTTGTAGGAATTCACAAAGAACAGTCTAACAAGAGTGACAGGAACATGCTAGTAGCTAGTATAGCATGCGTGCATGGTGAGGTAATAATGACATGGGGTACTAATGAAGAAGACAAGGTAAAGTACAAGGCTTTCAATTACAGATGGTATCAATGCACGGTGATAAGTTCAACGGGTCATTCATAAATGTACTATGTAATAAACTATATAATACTAAATAACATGCTAGACTTCGCATATTCACATGACTCAGATATAAATAACGAGTACAGGAAATTACAGTTATCAGGTAAACACAAGGGTGCATTCTCATGCGGATACACAAGGTACAGTATTGATATAGAAAGCACGGACTGGAATACTATCCAGATGGTATCAATGAATGGTGACAGGTTCAACGGTTACTTCGAAGCACAACTAAGAAGGGATTCTAACAGGGTTTCATCATTGTTCATATTCAGTGTTGAAGATGGTAACAAGTTGACGTACGGGAGGGATCTGGTAAGTTTCTTCAAACTGCTACTAGGTAGGTTCAACAAGGTAAATTTCAACGTCAACGTTGGTCATTACATGGAGGAAGTATACGACAGGATAGTAGAAAGACTAGGTGGTCGTGTCGTTGGTATCTATAAAGACCACGTGACGTTGCCTAACGGTAAACTGGTAGATAAGAAGGTGTACGAGATAATGTGCAACGATAATACTCCAGAGATAAAGAAAGAAGAAAATAAGACAATGGAATGTTAAACAAAATATGTACAGGGAAGTGTTTGGTGTATAAACAAGATGTAAAAATATTTTCTAAATTCCTTCAATATTTGTATTAAATATCGTAACATTTCATATCTTTGTAACGTTAAAACAGTATAGAACGAAACACAATACTAATTATTATTAAAACTTAGAAATCATGTCAGCAACTTAACGATCATAATTATCTCGGGTGTGGGGTTGTGAACTATTTCCGTGTAGACCCAAGAAATATAATCAAACAAATACCTGAAATCATTAATCACTATGAAATATTCAAATCAAAATACGGTGATAAACTTACCAACTGGGTATGGTCTGAAAGGTCAATATCAGACATGGAAGAGTTGGAAAGTAGTGATATCGAATTTGATTTCACGCTTATAGGTACTGAATTAGTAGAAAAACTTCTATCATGAAAACAATAATAGTAACATCGAAAATGATAATGTCAGTAGCATGTAGTTTGAAGAATTACTGGTTAGACATGGCTGACATCTTTATAGGGTTGATCATGATAATGGTGGCATCATTGTTTACCATGTCATGGTGTGTAAACGGTTTCGACCGTTACATCTTGACTATACTGGAAAGTTTTAATATCTGATAGAATAATACTTTTCAGTAAATTATTTATTAGTAAATAGTTTGTATTTAAAAAGTATTTACTATATTTGTAATGTGAATATATCACAACCCAATGACTGAAGGGAAAAGAAGTTAGATAAAACTTACCACAATGAATGCAACTATTAAAACAATCAGCATTGAAGCATTAGCTGAAAAAATCAACGGAAAATTATGGGTTAAAGGTGATGTAAAACGTATCTATTTAGATTGCGGTTACAACACAAATAAAATGTCAACCAAAACTTATGTATTCCAACGCCAAGACGGAACATTCGGAGTTAGTTGCACTGTTGACTGTCCAAGTCAAGACCCTGCTTGGATTAACTCACAAGAGGAAGCGATTGTAAATCCTTTAATGGAACAAATCAATGAAGTTATTGAGGAGTTTGGACACGAAATTGAAAACCCTGCAATTGAAATAAAAGCTACATTAGATGCAGAAGAGCAAGTTCAGGGCTATTATATGAGATGGCACGAGGTAAGAGTTGCAATTAACTCTTATGGAAAATTAGCTTATCGTAAACGTCAAAAAGTTCACACCTATAAAGGGGCGGGTTCAAAAACTCCTTCTGGTTTTATCGCTTTAAATGATAATCATTTTGCACAAGCACTTGAAATTGAAAGCAAAGAAAGTTTATTTGAATTTGGTCAAACTCCAAACTTTAAAGACTAATGATAAAATCAGTCAATATAAAGTTTGAAAAATTACTACACGATACGGGCAAGGCAATACTTGTCCGTATCAATGGGGCTGAACATTGGATACCAAAGAAACTTTGCAGAAAATTGATTGTAAATAATAAGATGGGAGGCAACGTATGTATTCCAACATTCATAGCTGAGCAAATTGGATTTGATATAGAAGATTGCAGCCCTGATGTAGAAGTAATTCATCACATACCTGAAGCACAAGACAAAGCAAATATAAAGCACGATGCAGACCTTTTTAGATAGCCAAATAAAAGCAATTGATAAATTGAACGCTGTTAAGTGCGGTGCTTTATTTATGGAGGCTGGCACAGGCAAAACACGTTCGGCTTTAGAACTCATAAAAAATACTGATGCCGATTACATATTGTGGTTTACTCCATTTCAAACAAAGGAAAATTTACAGGCTGAAATAAATAAATGGGGCGGATTAGATTGTGATATTGTTGGCATTGAAAGCATTCAAAACAGCGATAGAATTTATTTAGAACTTTCTCAAAAATGCGAACAAGCTAAAAAGGCATTTATTGTTGTTGACGAAAGTCTGAAGATAAAAAACTCTGATGCCAATAGAACACAACGCCTTTTGCAATTGGCTGAAAAATCAGCTTATCGTATAATATTGAATGGAACACCGTTGAGCCGAAACTTGCTTGACCTGTGGTCGCAAATGGAATTTCTTTCTCCAAAAATTCTAAAGATGGGATTGGCAGAGTTTAAAAATACCTTCTGCGAATACATAAAAGTAACCTATCATTTACAAGGCTTTGGAATGTCTTACTCAAAAGAGTTTATCAAAAAATATCACAACATTGATTATCTCTATTCATTGATTGAGCCGTTTATTTTTGAAAGCAAACTATCATTGAGTATTGGGCAGCAGCATATTGATATTGATTATAGTTTAACTGATGAAGAAAAGGCACAACACGACAAACTGAAAGAAAAGTATTTAGATAATGAATATTTGCTTGCAAAGAACAACAATATCTTTTTGGAAATTACCCAAAAGATGCAGCATAATTATTCTTTAAGCCATTCAAAATTTGAGATAGTAGATAAGTTGTTGTCAGAAATTGACAAGTCAAAAGTTTTGATTTACGCAAAGTATATAGACACTCAGGAGCAACTTTCAAAGCACTATAAAGATGTTCGTATAATGAGCCTACAAAAACACTCATACGGTTTGAATTTGCAGGATTACAACGCAATAGTTTTTTGGGATAAGACTTGGGATTATGCCCAGCGTGAACAAATTGAAAGGAGAATATTCCGCACCGGGCAAATATCAAATTGCGTTTACTATGATTTAACTGGAAATGTTGGACTTGAAGGAATGATAAATCAAAACATTGAACGTAAAAGAAACTTACTTGATGTATTTGCAGAAATGAGTGTTGAACAATTAAGAAAAAAATTATGAATGTTTACGAAGCTACACAGCAACGATTAAAGATAATATTTTCAGAGTTTGATAACGTTTATGTTTCATTCTCTGGCGGCAAGGATAGTGGAGTATTACTAAACCTTTGCATTGACTATATACGCCAGCATAATTTGAATATAAAACTCGGAGTTTTCCATTTAGATTATGAAGCTCAATACCAAATGACAACCGAATATGTCAATAAAACACTTGCTGAAAATACTGATATACTTGAAGTTTATCGTTGTTGCGTTCCTTTTAAGGTTGCCACATGCACGTCAATGCACCAAAATTACTGGCGACCTTGGGAAGAATCAAAACAAGATATTTGGGTTAGTAAAATGCCTGAGAATTGCTTTACAAAAAAGGACTTTTCATATTTTAAACCTACTATGTGGGATTATGAGTTTCAGGAACGATTTAGCCAATGGCTTCACGAACGAAACAGAGCAAAAAAAACATGTTGTCTTGTAGGCATCCGCACACAGGAAAGTCTTAATCGTTGGCGTGCTATTCACAGTGACCGCAATTACAAAAAATACAATGGTTTGAATTGGACAAAAGAAATGTACGAAAATGTTTATAATGCTTATCCTATATACGATTGGATCACAACTGATGTGTGGACAGCAAACGGGCGTTTTAAATGGGATTACAATAAACTTTATGACTTATATTATAAGGCTGGAGTTGGTATAGAACAACAAAGAGTTGCAAGTCCTTTTCTTTCAACCGCTCAAGGAAGCCTTAAACTTTATAAAATAATTGAACCTAACACATGGGGTAAACTAATAAGCCGTGTGAATGGCGTTAATTTTACGGGCTTATATGGTGGAACAACTGCAATGGGTTGGAATACAATTAAACTGCCCAAAGGCCACACGTGGGAAAGTTATATGTACTTTCTTTTAAGCACATTACCTGAAGAAACCAAGGCTAATTATTTAGATAAACTTTCAACAAGCATGAGGTTTTGGCGTGAAAAAGGCGGTGTTCTTTCATCATTAACCATTGATAAGTTAAAGAAGTCAGGTATTAAATTTGAAGTTGGAAAAACAACCAATTATAATACTTCAAAGTTGCCTGTTAAAATGGATTACATTGATGAAATTGATATTGCAGAAGCTAAAGAAATACCAACGTTTAAAAGAATGTGTATTTGCATTATGAAAAACGACCATTTGTGTAAATACATGGGATTTACTCTCACAAAAAACGAAATGGCCAGACGTAAGAATATTATCGAAAAATATAAACCATTATTATGATGAAATCACCAGTTTACAACGTAAAGGCTGTGCCAATTGAAAAGATACACGCCAATAGTTACAATCCTAATTCAGTTGCTCCACCCGAAATGAAGCTATTGTATCAGTCTATTAAAGAAGATGGATATACGATGCCTATTGTATGTTATTATATATCTGAAACAGATAGTTATGAAATTGTAGACGGTTATCATAGATATACTGTTATGCTTACCCATAAGGATATTTATGAGAGAGAAAAGGGATTAATGCCTGTAGTTGTGATAGAAAAGGACGAATCTAATAGAATGGCATCAACAATACGACATAATAGAGCAAGAGGTAGCCACAATATTGAATTGATGAGTAATATAGTATCTGAACTCACTAAAGCAGGAATGAGTGATGCTTGGATATTAAAAAATATTGGCATGGATGCGGATGAGTTATTGAGATTAAAACAAATAACAGGACTTGCATCATTATTTTCAGACAAAGAATTTTCCCGTAGTTGGGAAGTAGATAAACCCTGATTTTACTGTGGTAAGTTTTATAGGGCTGGCGAAGTGGGGAGGATGCTAGTTGCTCCCTTATTAAATAAAATAACAAAATGAAAACAAAAAAAGTAACAATTAGTCTTACTCAAGAACAGCAGGACAAAGCAAAAAAAGACAGTACAAGGGTGTTTGGTAAAGAAAACCTTTCCGGGTATATCCAGGTTTTAATACAAAAAGGTTCTGAAAAGATAAACAGGTAGTATAATAAGGTCATTGTTCAAAATAGAATAATAACGTACGTATTTAAGTAGTGCTAACATTTAATATATAAATATGGCAAAAAGTAATGAAAATTTAGTCGAATTGGGTGAAGACAAGCCAGAGTTCTCTAAGAACGTCGCATTAGGTCTAGTAAGAAACACCGAACAGGATCAGCGTATTTGACAGTGGTCAGTAGTGAATTCTTGCCTAACGGGCAAAGTAAATCAGTAAATACATCAAGTAATAGAACTGAAACTAAATTAGCTGATTAGTATGTTTAAGAATAAGAAATTAACTATGTTTTTGACAGACACTGAAACAGGTAATACGGTGAACTGTGAAACAAACTTGGAAGAGATGTTGGAAACTTCCGAAAAGACAGGTACTAATACATTAATATCCGTTGTATCAGCAATGGTAGAACAATTAGATAACTTTAAAAAGGAAGGATAATGTTATGGTTGTATGAAAAAGTAGGTCCTACTACTGTATTTATATTCAAGTGTTTTATATTTATAATACCATTTGCAAAAGCTTGGAATTGTAGATAACACATTGAGTAAACAAACAACGTAATACATCGTATAACCTGGTGTATTAAGTTCATTGATAAAGTAGGGGTATTACTAGAAAATAAATATTTTGTATATTCGTGGTTCCATACCACGTTGTATACACAGAAACAATACTGCTAGGACAGTCACAGGACGTGATGGTAACAGGCTGGTGAAACCCGGGAGCATCTAATGTAACTCGGGCATATCCGAAGCAGTATTGTTTTCAATATAAAATTATTAATATATTAATGTTTTAAATAATGAACGAAGAGAACTTAATACTCAATGAAACGGAAGTCAGAAACTCCAATTTAGATAATGTCATTGCACTCATGTGCTCAAATGGCCTAACTGATTACACGGAACTAGTAAAGGGAAAGAACGCACTAGATACACTCGCAATTACGTGTTGCTTCTTAGGATCTAAGAACATTGCTGAAAAATCAACAGAAGGATACATGGTGATAGACTTGCCATCACTCGGTTACAGGTTAGATAATGTAATAGTTTCTAAAAACTCTGAACATGGGCCAAACGTTCTTTATACAATTGTTTCTTTCAGACTTGTCAAGATATACCATGTGATTAGTTATAAGAACTCTACTGACGGGGTTCTCTCTTTATTCAATCATAAAAATAAAGGGTATACACGTGACTTACGAGTAGCTGGTATCTATACTGAAGAAGATATTAAGCATAGTTTAGACTATTACCATAATGGTAACAACGTATGTATTCGCACTAACAAATTGTATTCTCACTTCACTTCTGCACATATTGTAGATTACATGAAGTTACCTGAATTAGATTACACAGTAAGTAAAAAGGTACTAGAGGTTTCAGACATGGGAAGTTCAACGGAAACAGAAAAAAGTGAATAAAATAAACTTACTAAAATTAGTAGCAAGGGCAACTTTATTGTTGTCCTTGTTATTTACTCACAGTTGTAACGAAACTGTCGAGAAACGGCCAGAGAAACGTATTGTGTACAAAACGGTACACGTTCGCAGAACTCTATTATACAATAAACAGGACTACGAAGAACTAGTATCTAAACTAAAGGAGTGGGAATCATTTAGGGGGAATTTGTTCATAGGTTGCGCAGGAGAACGACTCATAGGATATGGTCACTTGGTTAGATGGAAAGACAAGCATAAATTCAGGAACGGAATAACAGAAATACAGGCTGACAGTATACTCAGGTCAGACATAAACTACTTTATAAAGTACTCTTACAAGAAGACAGGCTTCAGTGGTAAGAAACTGCTAGCTGTTTCATCTCTAGTGTTCAACTCTGGAACTGCAAAATTCACACGGTCTAAACTGTACAAATACATGATGTGTAATAATGACTCAACAGGCATGACGTGGTTATCGTGGTGTAAGTACAAGAATAACAAAAAGTGGGTCACTAGTGAACACTTGAAGAAAAGAAGGGTCTGGGAAGTAGAAACGTATAATAGTTGTAAAACAAATAAAAACAGATAGTATACGGGCAACATTAAGAAAGACTTGATCGTGTTATTAAAAAGCAGGTACTCAGATTTAAATGCAGAATTAAAAACTAAGTTGAAAAGTGTTCCATCTGACACTAGTTATGTAGAGGGTCAGATAGCCGAAATAAATAATATTGCAGCAAGATTTGAAATACAACTAAAGGGTAAGTAACAATGATTATAGCTGTAGACTTCGATGGTACTCTAGTCAGTCATGAATATCCTGAAATAGGTAAACCATACGATGACGTTTTCAAGTTGTGTATCACTCTTAAAAGTATGGGTCATGAACTCATATTATTCACGTGTAGAGAGGATTACATATGTGGAAGACCACTGTTATCTGACGCAGTTTCATTTTGTAATAAGAAGGGTCTGTTTTTCGATGCAGTGAATGAAAACTTGGAAAGACATAAGAATATGGGTATACTATGCAGGAAACCAGTCTGGGATATACTAATTGATGATACAGCAGGTTTCGAACCATCAAAGTGGGCAGATATACTAGATACTGTCTTAAACAAGAAAACGTATATAAACTCAATAGACATATAAAACATGGGTTCATGGGTATCTCCATATTCTGGTAAGGGTACTACAAGTAGGTACACGCTGGAGAAGGTAGGTGTCTACTTCATACGTGACAAGTACACGAAGGAGATAGTGTACATTGGTATGTCAAGAAGTTCACTGTATAAAGCATCATACAGGCATTTCCAGAATTGGAATACCAGTGTGGGGTACAGGGTAGTGTATTCAGACAGAAATGGGTATGAAATTAGATATATATTCATGGATAAGCGTCTGGTGAAGAGAACAGAAAAACGTTTGATACACAAGTTCAAACCACGAGATAACAAGGAAAGGTACGAGTATGACAAGCAAGAAGAGCATTGTCCATTTTAACTTAATACAAATTTAATCATGGCAAAAACAAACAAGGTAACGCCTATTTCTGAACTAAGGAAAGCATATGGGAGACCAGAAACACAGTATTATGATACTGGTATCTTCTTATTGAATGACATTTGGGGAGGAGGTTTGCCTACGGGTAAGATAATAGAAATACACTCAGGTGAGGGTCTTGGTAAGACTACAATCATGCTACAGGCATGTAAGTCATTGATAGCGAAACATAACTTGAAGGTGGCTTACTTAGACGTAGAGAACGCATTAGATATATCATTAAGGAGCAATTTGGGCATAGTACCATACGAAAGTAATGACGCTGTTGAACCATCTTTCGCTTACCTGTGCCCTTTCACGTACGATGAGGTGTCTAAGACACTAAACATACTCACTCGGGGTAATTATGATATCATAATCTATGATTCAATAGCCAATACAAGCCTGGACGTGGATGACTCAGAGGAAGAAGATTTCAAGATAAGCAAGAAACTGGGACAGCACGCATTACTACAGGGTGAGTTATTGAAGATGTTCAAGGGAAGACTAGCACGGTCTGGTAAAACACTGGTAATAATAAACCAGATGAGAACTAATATCATTACTAATCCTATGAAAGCTAAGCATGCACCCGAATTGAAGCCTGCTGGTGGTAAGGTTCTAGACCATAATTTCGATATAAGAACATCTATAGAACGTGTGGAGTGGATATTCGATGACAGCAAGGTTAAGATGGGGGCTAAACTCAGGTTAACTACAATAAAGAACAAGGTGGCTCCTCCATATAGACAAGTAGAACTGGAACTAATATTCGGGTGGGGTATCAACAAGATAACTACACTCTGTACAGTACTGGTGAATAAGAATATCGCTGTACGTACCGGGGCTGTTTATACTCTGCCTAATACTGTGAAATGTGTAGGTCTTGAGAAGTTGAAAGACTATATCCGCGAAAACTACGCATTGTGCTTGTCATTCGTCGGTGATAGTTCATATCAAGTGAACATACTAGGAGAGAAGATAGAAGAAGGGGCAGCCGTAGATAAAACAGCAGACGGGAAGGAAATAGTCATAAAGGAGGATGCCGAAACGGGCGGGGTCTCGTATAATGAACTGGAAGAATCATTTAAACAACCAACCAAAAGAAGATGAGTAACTTATTCGGAAATCCCCACCTGGAAACTAAACGTAGTCTGAACGACTACTTCATAGTTAAACCTTTCTCGGTTCTCAATACAATGGAACAAGGGTGGATGAGAAGGAAAGCATGGTGGTGTGAAATAATAACAAACAGGGGTAAGTCACGTGAAAGTGTCCTTTTCAAGAAGTCTGGAAAGGAGACTACAAAACTGGGTAACACTATACAGACATTTAACAACGGAGTATCATTGTTTGACCCAGTACTATCAGAAGCAATGGTAAGATGGTTCTCCGAGAAAGGTTGGGTCATACTAGACCCATTCGCAGGTGATGAGTCAAGGGGTTTCGTTTCTTGTTATTTAGAAAGGAACTACGTGGGTATAGAGTTGAGACAGGAACAGGTGAACTTAAACAGGGACAGAGTTAAAGAAGCTGGGTTAACGGGTTACAAATATATTTGTGATACATCTCTTAATATGGACAAACACGTCCCAATGGAAGCGGTAGACATGATACTTACATGCCCTCCTTACGCATTCTTAGAAAAGTACTCTGACAATCCTGAAGATTTGTCAAATATGTCTGTTGAAGACTTTTTCAGGGTGTACGACCATATACTAAATAAGACATACAGTGTATTAAAGAATAACAGGTTCGCTGTTGTAGTGGTATCTGAAGTAAGAGACAAGACTGGGGGATACATAGGTCTGGTAAATAAGACTATAGAATCGATGGAGAAAGCTGGATACATGTACTACAACGAAATAATACTGCTTAACAATGTAGGAACACTCCGTTTCAGGGTAGGTAACCAGATGAACAGTGGAAGAAAAATAGGCAGGTTACACCAGAACGTCCTAGTATTCTACAAGGGTAATGCATCAAAGATAAAGGAAAACTTTTCAAAACTAATAGGTGATGACAACGAAGAATAATGTGACTGCTTTGACCCCTATAATACCATACGCTACAGTACTAGTTAAGAGGGAAGACATGTATGTAGAGGGTATGGTTAACGGAGGCAAGGTCAGGCAGTGCAGGATGTTGTTGGAGAATAATATAGACTTAATAAGAAATAGTTACGGTGGTCGTGTGGTGTGTTCAGTACATTTGCAGAGTCCACAGTCTGCAATTGTATCTCACGTGTGCAAGACACTAGGATTGGAATGTCATATAGTGGCTTACGGAACAACGGTTCCAAATACCCAGTTATCAATGGCAAAGAGGAACGGCGCTATACTGTACGGTACTAAAAGTCCATACAGGACTACGCACGAGTTCATAATAAAGAACTATTTTTCTGACTGTTACTGGGTAAGGATGGGATTCGTTGATGACTCAATAGTTAACGCTACTCTGGCACAAGTGGAGAACATACCAGATTACTTGGATTATTTAGTTCTACCCATAGGAAGTGGGATAAACGCTGTCTCTGTAGTCAAGGGGTTAGAAAAGTATAATAAGAGTGTAAAGAATGTTATCGGTGTGTGGGTCGGTAAGAACAGAGAGCAGTTATTCAGGACAATGTTGGGTGAAGAATTAACTAGCAAGATAAAACTGGTTAAGGCTCATGTTGACTACAATACACATATTGACGTCGGTGTAGATTTCATTGATAGTGTATACGAGGCAAAAGCATGGCATTACATGACTGAGAACATAGACACAAAAGTAAACAAGGTGCTGTTCTGGGTCGTGGGTACACGTAATGATACTAACGGGACTGAAGAACTTGTATGGCATGATGCTAAAGAACGTGTTAAGTTCCGTATGTTTTCCAGGGGTGTTCAATAAAATATAAATAGTTGGTTAAGTTATAAAAATACTTTCACATACATATTTTGTAAAAATTGTATAAAAAATTTACAATAGATTTATATATTGTTTGTGAAGACCACTTCTTTGTAGCAGTCCAGTAACTGCCGTTCCAGGTTGAGCCGACTATTTCCGTAAATAGTCGGCTTTTTTATTCGTATAATTGAAAAACATTAATGATATGGCAATTAAGGTAATAATAAGGCAGTTCGAAATAATAGAGGATGCAAAGTTAGTTCTGGATGGTTTGGTCGCACTTGTCGGAGAATCAAATAATGGTAAGACAGCAACATATAATGCATTGAAGGTGCTAACATATAACATACAAGGCACTGGTTACATCAGGAAGATAAATGGTAAACCATACCCAGCAGGTTGCTCTGTTGGTATACGTTTTGATGATACTAATTCAGAAGTAACTTTCGAGAAATCTACATCACCTGTATACACGTTGAAAGTAGGAGACAGCAAACAGGTATTCGACAAAGCAGGCAGGGGACCAACACCTGAAGATGTTTCGTTATTATTGAACATGGTTCCACTTGACATAGATGGTCTCTCAGTTAACTTGAACTTTGCTGACCAACTAGAAGAACCATTGCTACGTAAGTTGACAGACTTCCAACTGTACAAGCTGGCTGTAAAGTCATCAGATGGGGAAAAGATACAGGAGGCTATTGCATTATGTAGGAAAGATACAGATGAAAAAGCAAAGGAACTTGTAAGGAAAGAAGAAGAAATAGTGGTACAGAAGAAGAGTAAGTTATCTCTAATAGCAGACTTGGACAGGTATTCAAATCTTATTGACATAAAGGTTGACTATGAGGTGTATGATAAAATATGCAGGGTTTTACCTTATGTGATCACAATGGAAGGACAATACTCAGGCATAGTTAATAGCATATCAACGGTTGATGCTAATCTATCATTGTTTGAAAAACACGGTGTCATTTTCAGGAACTATGATGTTGCTAAGAAACTAATAGCAACACTTAATTATGTTGTATCAGTAAGTGATGACTATGAAAAGATAGTAACTAATATAAATGTAACAGAAAAGAAATTAGATTCTTTGAACAAACTCAATGACTTAGAGAAAGAAAAAATATCTTACACACTGGGGGTTGGGAAATTAAGACTAGCACTAGAATATAATAATAGTTTGCTTAATATAGAAGCGGAATCTAATATTGTAAGTACTGGATTAACAACCCTAGGCAATAACCTTTCTACTTTGACTAATGATCTAATGTCATATAAAGACAGTGTAAAGAAATTATCAGATACAGTCTCGTTTAAAGAAGAGTACGAAAGTATATCAAATAGAATAAATTCAGTAACAAGTCAACTAGAAACGTATACAGACATAAGTGGTTTCGACAAGTACAAGAAAACATGCACAAGTTTGAATATACTACCAGTTCTCGGTAATCAGCAACAAATGGTATCTAAGAGATTATGTGGTATAGAAGAAGAATTGAAACTAATAGAAACTGATAGGGCATCTACTCAATACATGATCGATAATCATGTTTGTCCTGTATGTGGTATGGATGAAACAGGTAAAAAATGTAATCATTAAAATAAAATAGTATGGCAGATTTTAACACAAATGCAACTGAGTTCAACAGCAACCTAGTAGCAAGGATAGAAGCATTATCAAGGAAAAAAGAAGCATTGTTAACTGAAAAGTCAATGTTGGACAAACAGAAGGCAGACTTGTCTGAAAAGATAAAAGCCCAGGGTTTCGATCCAGACAAATTACCGGATGAGATAAATAAGCTCACTGTAGCAAAACAGACGTTTGAAGCAAAAGCTCTGCCAATATTGGAGGAACTAGAAAAAGGAGTTCAGACAATGAACAATACATCACATGCAGTAGGGGCGTTTCCAGGATTTGAAAACATGATGTAATGGAAACACAGTCTATACGTGACAGGTGTTTCAACTTATACATAAGACACGATGAAATACTGCGTCAGAAGAAGAACATCGAGGTAATAATAGAAGGTTTGGAGGGTGAAGTTAAGAAGATAGCATCTGACAAGCAGGAACTAGATGAAGTGTGGGAAACACTCAGGGACTTGCTTGACAAATTCTCGGCTGAATCTATATGCATGCTCAAGGAGCTACTTAACAAGGGTCTCAAATCTATATTCCAGGACAGGGACTACGAGATAAACGTGTCTATAAGTGATACAAAGAACAAGAAGTTGAAGTTGTTACTGGTTGAACACACAGAAACAGGAATGGTAGAGGTAGAACTAGGTTCAGGTACTCTACTGATGAATGGTGGTGGTGTTCTAGTAGTGGTATCATTTATATTTCAAGTGTTCTTGATAGTCATGTACGGGAAGAGAAAATTCATGTGTATAGATGAAGGGTTCACTAACATTTCATCAACATACGTGGAGGGTTTCTTCAAATTTTTAAAGTACTTGCATACTGAAATGGGTTTCACATTCTTAATGGTAAACCATGACCAACGGTTCATGCCTTACTTCGATAAAGTTTACGATGTATCAATGGGTAAGATAACAGCAAAATAATACTAACTATGTTAAATGAAGGCAGGCTTGACATACTAGAAAATATAAAGGAAAGGTATGAAAAGAACGTGGAATATTTATCAACACTTGAAGATAGAGATCCTGACAAGGGGAAACTAGAATATAATAAGACAAGACTATCAGAAATTATACAACTCATAAATAAAATAAAGTCATAATGTGCGAAAATGAAAAAGTTTTAGAAACACTATACATGTCACTGCGTAAACCAGCACATACTGAAGTAGGTGTATCTAGGTCTACATTACAGGAAGCAGGGTGGGATGGTACAATGCCAACACAGGTTTTCACAAAGTTTGAACAGTACTGGGTAAGGTTCGTTCCTGTACATCACACGTATAAGATAATAAAAGTAGAACGGTGGATGCTGGAACAAAAATCAGAACAACAGGTTGATATGAACGCACCTCTGCCTATATCAGGCAAACCCAAATTCAATTTGAAAGAAATGTACAAGACACAAGTAAAAGATGGAGACAAACCAAAGACAGAATAAAAGTGTGAGCAATCCACATACTATTGTAGTTGGGATGTCTGTATTAGTCACACACTGGTACAGATCACGTGCCCTTGAGTATAGAGTTACTCGACTGGACAATGATTACTTTTACACAACTGGTGGTTTCAAATTTAATTTGCAAACATTAATACAGGATAACGGGGGTTATGCTCCCTTATACACTCTTTATCTATCACAAGAAGATTACAAGCAAAAGATGATAGAAGAAGAATTAAGAAATGAATTAAAGACTCTTATAAAGAGTAACTATTTTGACAAGTCAAGCATAGATATTGTAAAGAAGGTATTAAATCTGATAAAAAATCCATAATATGAAATTTTACTTTGCAACGGACATACACTTATCCTCTGTTATTCCCGGGGCACGTATAGATAACTATACTGAAACAGTGTTCTCAAAGATAGAATACTTACTTGAACAATGTAGTAAGGACAAAGCAGTTCTGTTACTAGGGGGCGACTTGTTCATGACACCAACACAACCTGACTGGATAAAGAATAGATTAAAAGACTTGATACTCAAATACAGTGTCAGGGTTATATCTATAGTTGGGAACCACGACCTAGTTCATTACAATGTCGATTATATAGAGAGGACATCATTCCAGACACTCGTTAGTCCTGGAATTATAGACTTCCTGCACCCCCTTAGTAATAGTTACATACAGATAGATGACTGGAAGATAGTGGGGCACGCTTTCGCACAGAATTTCCCAGTGGACGGTGGGGTAATAGATAGCAAGACTATCGTGCTGTCTCATTGCTTTTATGACTACAGTAAAGAGGATAAGTTATCGGTTCACAGGCAAGAAGTGTACAGGTCAGGTGCTAAATTCATTTGCTTCGGTCACGATCACAACCAATATCCTGTTGAAGATAATAATGGGACACTAGTAGTAAGACCTGGAGCACTCACAAGGGGGACATCTCATACAGAAAATAGGGTAAGACAGGTAGGTTACGCAATTATAGACACGGATACATTACAAGTAACATATGCAAGTATACCGTTCGCAATGGGTTTCAAGGAAGTATTCAGGGAAAAATATGATGTTGAAAGGGTTCGGGAACCAATAACGTTTGCAGAAATACAGTCTTTTATTGATGAACTCAGGAATGCCAAACTAGACGTGAATCCATACAACATACTGCTAAATTTGAATAAAAGGGAAGTTATAGTCAGGAAGTGTACTAACTACTTAGAAGCAGTAGGTTTGATAAATGAAGGGGCTTGATATTTCGTATATAATTAGTTAATAGGTAAATCTTGAAAAGATGGTAGAAGGTGATAAACTTAAAGAGTTCTCATTTGATGATGAACAGAAAACAGAAGGAACAGTTCCAATGGGAACTGTAGTAAGTGATGATGCTGTATTAAAAGAAACAGTCGAAAAGGCAATGACTGAAGAAAAGGTAGAAAGGGACTTTGATAATTTCATGACATTCTCAGAAGGTTTACCTAGTATAGTATTCGACAAGAGAGACATTGCTCATTTCGTGGACATGGTAGGTTACCATTCAAGACTGGGGTATGATAACTACACGCTATCATTCAAACTAGATACAGAGGGTTACGACAAAACAGGTACGGTTAAACTAGTCTATAATAACGGTACTGTACTGTGTATATCTGAAGTTAAAGTCAAGATGTCAGGAGTTGTTTCCAATTTCATAATCTCAGTTGAAACAATGTTGAAAGTATTCTCAGCAAGCCATGGGTACATGTTCTTATTCGAGGAGAACTCAAATATATACGGGTATGTTCTCGGTGGTAGGGTATACTTAGAAACATATAAGGTCACAGTAGACATATGTGCAAAGGAATACTTGATGGAGCAAATGAGTACTAGTGTGATTGAAGAGACTTCTACGGATCAGAAGTTTATCAGCACGCTTAAAATGCTTTACGAGGTTGTCAAGTCAGGTTCTCGCATAGAAGAGAAAGCAATATATTTCGAAAAAGACGCGACGTACATATACGCTGGAATAGTCATGGGAATGTTCGAAGGTCTCGGTTTGAAACTTACATTGCAGGACATAGATATCAACACGTTATCAAAATATTTCTTTGACACTGAAGGTATAATTAAAATCAACGACCATGGCATATTCCTGAAATTCACTTCAAACGGTCGTGAAGTATACTTGCAGAAACGTGGCTTGACACTATCAGATGACATGAAGTATACTGATTTCTCTGGTAAGGGTAGTATACAGGTTCCAATATCTAGTGTGAACTCCATAGTATCATTCCTTATAGGTATGTCTAATAATACGGGCATTGCTAGTCTTGAAAGTGAAAATGACAACCTTAAAATAACATGTTACCAGAAATCGTTGTGTGATAAATCGCTGTTCTCAATAAAAGGTCCATCAGTAGGTGATGGGTTATCCGAAATAAAAGTGCCACTGTCTACTTTAAAGACGTTCACAAAAGTATTCAATAGTCAGGTAACATTCAGGAACAACGGTTCCAAGTTGTACCTTAGTGGTATCGAAGGTAAATTAGTAATATTCGGAAATCAGTAATATATGAGCAATACAGGGAAATCTTTAACAGTCACGATGTGCTTGTTATCTCGTTTGAAAGAACGGGACAACAAGGACAAAGTTTTAGATGCCGTGCAAAACATATTAGTAGGCTCGGGGGTATGTACAGAAAAGGAAATATTAGAAGTGGAACAAAGATTCTCTGAGTTCATAAACATGGTGTTAAGTGGTATAAATGAACGGAGTTTAACATACGACGAGTCATATAAGAAAGCGCAAAGTAAGTATCCAGAATTCAAAATTAATCCTAATTGAAATTATGAAAGCAAAATTAAATGATCTAATGGTAGTCAGGGATCTAATGAATAGCAAGTTAGATTCAAAGAATAAGAGATTCTCGTATGCTCTTGAAAAGAACATAACAAAAGTAATAACATTAGAAAAACACGCAAAGAATAGGGTGTACAAGTTGCCTATATTCGCTGATAGTGACGACTTCAAAAAGTTCTACACCAGTTTGCAGAAGTTAATAGAACAGCATGCTAAAAGAGATGAAGCAGGGCATAAACTGTATGACAGTAATGACAATATCATTACAAATGATGTCACTTTATACACTGAAGCACTTAAAAATTTAAGGGAATCAGAACAAAAAGGGGCAGCAATATTCGACAGAAGAATGGAGGCACTTAATACCATGGGTGAAACAATGGTAGACATAGAATTCAAGCTGCTGCTGGATGAAGACTGTATTCCAGAAGACTTCAGTACACGAGACAGGATGAATTTCAGGTTCATGATGGATAGCTCACTCATACCTTCTGAACTATTCGAAGAAGTAAAGGAAGAACTGGCAGAAAGTCACCAAGTTCAGGAAGACGTACCAGAAGTAAAAACGGAAGAAAGTGTCGAAGAGAAACAGGTAAAAGTGAAAATAGCAAAGAAACCAATAACTAAGAAATAGACTATGGCTTTGAATGTTAATGTAGATGTGTTTTCGAATAAGGATATACGTGAAGCAGTAACAGTAATTAGAGACGTAGCAAGCAGAAGGAAACTAGGTATACCCAGATGGGACAATGTCTTAGACATGTACCCATACTCGGGTACTGTAGTGATACCGGTTAAGATTGGGGCACGTGTCTTCAAAGAACCATTTTATTTCGTAATAGAAAAAGTAAACGATAGAGAAAGTCTGCGTATAAAACCAGTAAAGGGAGACCAGTGGTCACTTGGTGACGTGTATGGTTTCTTTGGTCTGTATGATTTCTTTGATTACACTCTGGATATGCCTATACTAGTCGTGGAAGGTTTAAGTGATTGGGCTGCTGTAAAGCCTTACTACAAGTACACACTCTCATCATTATCGGCATGGGTCGGTTACAGACAGTGTTTTTTCATAAGTGGTATTAGTAGCAACATATTCCTGGGGTACGACTTGGACGAAACAGGGGATAAAAACAAGAACAGGAATAGTGAAACACTAAACAAGATGGGTGCAAATGTAGGTTTCTTGCAGCCACCACAAAAGGACTGGGGTCACATGTTCGAAAGTGATTTCGGTAAGATGCTTTTAGAAAAAACAATGTTAGGTTTCATGGAAAAAGTAAACAGTATAAACAGGAAAATATTATACAAGTAATGGGTAGGACAGATGAATCCCTAAAGGGGTCAAGAAGCGAAAGAGAAGTACTTTTACAAAGGTTTGAAGGTACGGTCATAGAATCAATACTGGTACACAACAGGTCAGACAAAGCAACTGACTTAACTGTTGAAAGAAGGTACGATAATGTTAAGGAAACAAGGGAAGCATTCCTAGATGAATATATAAGTAAGTCGGGGGACTTGGAGAACATAGCTGACATGGATGAGTTTAAGCAGCAGTTCAGGTCAGGCTTCGAAGGTTCTCGGGGTGCTGGGAAGACACTCTCTCGGTTCTCTCAGAACATTTGCAGGAACGTGATACAGTTCTACACGGAAGAAGGTGATACTATAGTCGACCCGTTCGCTGGTCATAATTGTTTAACACAAGAAGCTCCAGTAATATCTAAAAGAGGGGTTATTCCAATAGAGGATATTGTAGTTGGTGACTTTGTATTAACACACAAGAATAGATTCAGAGAAGTTATAGGTACACAGAAAAACTATGGTGGTGATGGTGGTAAACAATTCACAATAGCAGGCAATATGGTTTTGCCAATAACTGACAACCATCCTATGTGGGTATATCAAACAGAACTGTGTCCTTACTATAGAAATGATAAAACACTAGTTTCTGGTAAACGTTGCTTAAAAGAATGTTCTATAAGTAAGAATAAAGAAAATCTTGTACGTATTAAAAAAGGTGACGTTAATTATAGGGGAGGGGATAGACGTACTAGTATGTGTACTAAACCATTTGAAAATTACAAGGCTGACTTTAAGTATGCAAAAGACGTAAAAGTAGGTTCATACATTGGTTTTCCTATAGACTCTGATATTATAGACACTGAATTTATACTCATTTCTGATAAAACATGGATAGGTAGCAATACTAAAATACAGGGGGACTATATTGTTACTACAAAAAAAGTAAATAATAAAATACTCATAAATGAAGAATTTATGAGATTAGTTGGTTACTTTATAGCAGAAGGAACTGCACTAGGATCTTTGACGTTTTCTTTTCATAAAAAAGAAGTCGAGTATAGGAAAGACGTTATGTATTTACTTGACAAATGTCTAGGTATGGACAGTAGCGAAGAAATAAATGATGAAACAAACACAGGTTATGTTATTTCTGAGAACTCTGAAGCAATCACACGATTTTTTAGAGAAACATTCGGTACACATTCATACAGTAAAAAGTTACCGGAATTTTTAATGAAGTTGCCAAAAGAAAAACAAAAGGAATTCATACTCGGTTACTTTAGAGGTGATGGGCATTTTAATACAGAAACATCCCAAAGGGTAGCTGTTACGACATCACAGACGTTAGCACTTCAATTAAAAATACTGTTACTTAGATTAGACTTGATACCTAACACAAGAAAGGTGCCTTTTGAAAAACAAAATAGTTACAAAATTAATGATAAGTGGGGAATACAATCAAAACATGATGCATACTATGTATACGTGTCAGGATCTGATATAAATGTTATAGATAAGATACTTGGTAATAAACACGATGTTATTTATAAAAATAAATTTAATACTTTCGTAAAAGACGGGTACGCTTGGTATAAGGTTCTAAAGATTAAAGACCATGATCTATCACAGAAATACGTATATAATATCGAAGTAGATGAAGATAATTCATATACATTGATGCAGGGTTGTGTACATAATAGTAGAATGGAAGCAACGTATAGGACGAACCGCAATTACTATGGGCAGGACTTATGCCACGAGTTCATGGAAGACAATAGGAAGGTACGTGATATGCTATTGGCTCAAAACAGTGGTAAACTATTCATGAAGCCAAAAACAACAGTGATAGATTTATCTGAAGGGGACAGTCGGAAATTGCCTTGGGACGATAACTTCGGTGATTTCACGGTCACAAGCCCACCGTATTGGTGTCTAGTACCTGAAACTCATATATTAACAAAAAGAGGTACTATTGAAATACAAGATTTAAAAGAAGGGGACTTTGTTTACACACATAATGGGAGGTGGAGAAAAGTAAAGGGTGTTTCATTTAGAGAAATAGACGATACAATCACACGTATAAAGGTAAAGAATAACAGTACTCCACTAAATTTAACAGATAATCATAAGTTACTTGCATTAAAAACAAGTGTTTGTGCATACTTTAAAAAAGACAGTGTGTGTAGACCAAATTGTGGATATCTAAATAATGGAAACTGGGAAAAGCATAAATGTACAAAAAGTTGTGAAAACTATACACCAACGTTTACTCTGCCTACAGAACTAACACGTCAACATTATGTTGCTGCTCCTATAGACAGAACTGTGAATAAATCTGAAAACATAATACTCAGAAAAACAGTAGCAAAAAATAAGTATGATTTTACTCTTAAAAATGATATACCAGTAACTAAGGAACTAGCAAGGTTCATAGGTTATTATATAGCAGAAGGGTCAAGTGTAGAAGGTGGTGTAGATTTGTGTTTTAATAAAAACGAAGTAGAGTACATTGAAGACGTTAAAAATCTATTTGAAACATTGTTTGGGATAAGTCATGTATACTATCATGAGCAAGTAAATGCTGCACATGTTGGGGTGTACTGCACTCCACTACAAGAGTGGTTAAATGTAAATTGTGGAGAAGGTTCTCTAAATAAAAAAGTGCCAGACTTTTTATTACATGAAGAATTAGAAATTCAAAAAGAATTAATGCTTGGGCTTTACAGTGGTGACGGGTGTGACTATTCTGAAGGGTATAATTACTCAACAGTTTCTAAGACACTGAAAGAACAAATAAAATTCATTCTATTAAGGTTTAATATATCTCCAACAATGGGTCACCAAAAAGGTGGTTACAGGAATATACTGGGAAGAGTATGTTACACTAATACATCTTATAGTTTGAACGTAATAGATAAAAATGGAATATGCCTGCTTGACAATGTACTTGGAAGAAAACATCGTAAAGCAAATATAGGGACTAATTGTTATTCACAGTCCTTTATAGTCAATGACTACGTGTATTACAGAGTTTCTAAAGTAAGTAAGATACATTATAAGGGTAAAGTTTATAATTGTGAAGTAGAAGAAGACAATAGTTATACTACAGACGTTTGCACAGTCCATAATTGTTTAGAAGACTATGGTCCAGAAAAGGAACAACTGGGTTACGGGATGAACCAGACATACGAGGAGTTCCTAGATGGGATGCAACTAGTGTGTAATGAAAACTACAGGGTATTAAAACCAGGAGCTTTCTGTATTTACTTTATCAATGACTTTCGTAAGGATGGGAAGTTCTACGATTTCCACGGTGACATGAAGAATCTATTGGTGAACTCTGGGTTCGTGTATCATGATTTAATAATAGCAGATTTGGGGCCAAGTCTCAGGTCTGTATTTTTAGCAGCTGCTTTCAAAAGTAAGGTATTGCCAAAGAGACATGAATTTGGGGTGGTGATGAGAAAACCATTATTGAAAGGGAAATAGTATGGACAACATATTCGGTAATCCAGAAAAGAATAAGGTCGCATGGAAAATCTCGGGGCCTTGGGCACGTAAGAAGATAAACTGTGTAGCTTCTGCTATAGTTAACGGATGTGGTGGCTGCTGCTGCTCACGAAAGGGGTGGGACACAAGAAACAAGTGGCCAATAATGTCATTCGGTGACGGGACTACATGTGATCACTTCGTTGCTGGTAGTGGGTGCAGGTTATCCCTGGAAGAAAGACCCATAAAGTGTATACTGTACCCGTTCATACTTAACGAACAGAAGACATTGGTTCTGTACGGTCGGGCTTTGCTATGCTGCAAAGCAAACTATAACACGCAGGATAAATCAGTATTCGAAATATTTGAAAGTTCATTCACCAGGTTATTTGGGAAAGAACAATATGACAGGGTATACAAAGACATTATAACAGATGAAAAAGACTCTAGTATATTCTACCCATCTGAAAAACTGGTACGGGTAGAGGCAGATGAAACAGTTAGGGAAAAGAATAATGATAAACCAAAAACATGGTCAGAATATGAATAGTAAGACACTATTTCTTTTTTATACAGTATTGATTATATTCATGGTAACATCTGAATTTACACTAACAGTGTTTCCATTCGGAATAGTAATTGAAAACGGATATATGGGAGCAACTGGTTCTATACTTTTTATTCAGTTGTGTGACTTAACAGGTATAACAAATAGACATTGATATGAGAGACGTTTATATCGGGTTCGACAACGGTGCTACTGGTTCTATAGGTATAATCAACACGAAAACAAATCTCGTTTCATTCCAAGGTGTTCCTGTGGTTACAGCACAGGACTATACACAGGTTAAGAAGAACATAACAAGAATAGACAGGAAAGAGGTTCTATCAGTTTTAAAGAAAGCAATACCAAAGGGTTCATCTACTTTCTGTATATTAGAAAGACCAATGATCAATCCATCACGCTTTAATGCATCTATAATAGCAGCACGGGCATTCGAGTCAGTCCTAACTGTTTTGGAAGAACTGGAAATACCTTACGAGGTAAAGGATTCTAGGAATTGGCAGAAAGAATTGTTGCCAGTTGGTACCAAGGGAGAGGCTGATTTGAAACAGGCAAGTTTCGATGTAGGTCTCAGGTTATTTCCATCATTACGAGGTCACATCATTAAACAGAATGAAGCAGATGGAATATTGATAGCTGAGTGGGCTAGGAGAAAAAACTACTAAGATGAATCATACTTAAAAAGCAGCGGTGCTTTGCCAAATGAATGACATTGAAATATGCATTCACAGGGTAAATAATGCTATAAGTCAGTACAAGAAATACATGCTAGTATGTTTTCTTTTAGTTATAGCGATTGCTTTTTACATGGCATACACACGTAAACTTCACTGTAACCATCATTTCGAAGAAAATGATTGCACGGGCTTTCATTGTAATACTTTATAATAGAATATATGGAAATAAATTCAGGTAACTACGTTGAGAACGTAAGGAGAACAGAACCTAGGGATTATACTCAGGTAAAGGAAAGACTACAAGATGAGGACACTATAAAGTTACTGCATGCTGCTCTAGGTCTGGTAACAGAGGCAGCAGAGGTTGCTGACGTCCTAAAGAAGCACATCTTCTATGGTAAACCGATAGACAGCGTAAATCTTAAAGAGGAAGTAGGTGATGGTATGTGGTACGCAGGGATAGCTATAGATGTACTCAGGACAACTATGGATGATGTTCTATCATGTAACATTGAGAAACTACGTAAAAGATACCCTGATAAGTTCAATGTTCATGATGCACTGCACAGGGATAAAGAAAATGAAATGTCTCACTTTAAAACAGGAACAAATGAAGAAAAAATTAATGACTAAAAGTTGCGCTCGGGATATAGCAAGGGCAATGGTTAAGGCAACAGTTAAGGAAAAGATAAAAGAGAAGAGACAGGAACTAGATAACTTCGTTAAAGAAGTCATGGAAAGGCATTTCCCTGAAGGAACATACAAATCTATTTGCTCTATAGATCAAGCATGGTTATTCACTAGGGGTAATTTTTATTTTAAATATGGTTCTCTAGCTCTGGTAAGTATCTACTTGTTAAAAAACATACCATTCAAGTCTGGTAAAGATTCTGTTATCGTTGTGAGTAAGGAAGACTACGATAAACTATATGATATGAACAAAGTCATACAGAACATGGACAACGAGGATGAGCTCATGTTCAAAATGGTAGTAGAAACTTTGTGCAGGTTGAAGACAGAAAAGAAGATAAAAGAGCAGTTACCAGAGTGTATGCCATATATTCCAACTGACTTCTTTAAAGTGTCAGAATTGCCAGCAGTACAGACTACTGAATTAACCAAATTACTCACTAAATACAAGTAAGAATGATACAATATCTAGAAATTCTATCAGAAGTCCTGCAAGAAGGAACTGAAAAAAGTCCAGCACGCTCTGGTATGCCAAAGACTATCTCAAGGTTCGGTATAACTAAGAGATTTGACTTATCAAAAGGTTTTCCACTAGTCACTACAAAACAGGTCAGCTTTAAGAATATAGCACACGAACTAATACTGTTTCTAAAAGGAGACTGCAATATAAAGTACCTTGTTGACAATAATGTCAACATATGGAATGAGGACGCATACAAGTGGTACGTTAATTTTGCTAAAGATAACGGGGGTGAGGAGCAGAACTGTATAATGCATGACAATGGTGATGGTACTGTTAGAATGCTATTACTAGATGAATTCATCCAAAGAATAAAAGAAGTAAAGTCAAAAATTAACTTGCCAATATACTGGTTATCTGATAGAATGCAGGAAGAGCACGGGTGTATTTGTTATACATTAGGAAGTATAGGTAAGTCATACCCAAAACAATGGAGGAATTATACAGGGGTAGTCGAGCATATGGAACAAGTATATGATGTAGACCAGATAGCTGAAGTTATCAGAAGACTAAAGGAATCACCTGAAGACAGATACAAGGTGGTCTGTGCGTGGAATCCTTCAGAATTCAAGGACACGGCACTGCCTCCCTGTCATATTCTATTCCAGTTAAACTGTAGGCCACTAAGTGATGATGAAAGAGCAGAATTACTAGAAAACAAACTAGGTAGGCCAGTAATGGAATACGACAATGTTGAACAGGTTCATAAGTGGTACACAGAAATTCCTTTGTATAAGTTGGATTTAGCAATAACTCAAAGATCTTGTGACTCTGTACTTGGTGTTCCATACAATATCGCATCATACGCATTACTCACCCATATATTCGCTCACTTAGCAAACATGGTTCCAGGAGATTTAATATGGACGGGTAATGATGTTCATATATATGAGAATCATATCACACAGGTATCCGAACAACTCTCAAGAAAACCTTTTAATTTGCCAACGTTATTGATAGATAAAGAACTAACATCTATAGACGATGTCAAATTAGAACACTTTAGAATAGTAGGGTATCAACATCATGAAAAGATAGAAGCAAAACTATCAACAGGTCTAAGATAAAAAGTTAAAAGCTTTTTATATATTATTAATCAATAGTATTATAAATTTTATAAAAATAACTATGAGTAGAAGAATGGATATGTTCGACAAATTTGTCGAAGGACAGTACAAAGACAAGACGTTACAGGAAGTGATGGGTCAAGATTTCGCTTACGTACAGGTAAAAGTACGAACAAGAGAACTCGTGCTATCTCAAACAGCACAAAGAACATTTGATGGTCTAACTAAAAGTCCAAAAGTGCAACAGAAACATATTGTTGTTGAACATGAAATACCTGGGGGTACTGAAGTACCAAATGGTGCTGAAAACGAATTAAAAGAAATAAGCACAGAAGGTACTAAATTAACAGGAGGTACAGTAGAAGTCATAGGTGCTGAAGATACTGTAACTGAAAACTCTCAGGTAACAAGTGTTGAAGATATTAACATTACTGCTGAAGAAACTGAAAGCAATGACACAACTTCTGAAACTACATCTAAAAATAGTGAATTAGAAAGTTTTGAAGAAGTAGTTGGTCAAGAAGAGGACGATATTGTAACTGATGCAGGTAAAAGCAATGTAACTAATACAAAAAAGAAAGAGGCTAAACATAAAAACTAAAAAGTACTGCTATGGCAAAACTAACTTACAAAGAATTCTTAGATAAAAAAGGATTAAATGACGATACCGATGTTACACGGGACATGTATAATGTCTATGTAAAAGAGTACGAAAGTAATCACAGGAAAGAAGAACCAAATTTACACGATCTTCATAAGTCAGGTAAAATGCCAGGACAGTTATTCGGTTAAAAATAAATAAAGGGAGTTCAAAAGACTCCCTTTTTCGTATAATAAAACAAAACATATGGCAGTACTAACTATAGAACACAGACCAAAAACATTCGAAGATGTCATGGGTCAGGACACAGGTGTTAAGATATTGAAGGCAATCGTATCAAAACCAGAAGAAGCATCTAGAAGTATAGTGATAACAGGTCCATGGGGGGTTGGAAAAACCACTTTGGCAAGAATATTTGGACGTGCCCTGTCATGTGAGTCATACAAGAAAACAGGGGTTATATGCATGAAATGTCAGGGGTGTAGAAACTTCGATAGCGGTATATCTAACAGGTATATAGAATATGATGCATCTATGGTCGGACAGGTTAGTCAAATACGAGAATTACGTCCAGTTTTCGAATTATCAACAGAGTTCTACAGAACACTCGTGATAGACGAGGCTCATTTAATAACAAGACAGGGACAGTCTAGCTTGTTGAAAGTTATAGAAGAGGGGCCAAAAAATACATTCTTTATATTGTGTTCAACGGATCCAGACATGATTTTGAAAACTATACATAGCAGGTCAACACCAGTAGACTTGCAGAAAATAGATATAGTGAACATGAAGGGTCTACTCTCAGGTATTTATAAAAAGGAAACAAACGGGGGTACACTAGATGATGAGATAATGGATAAGATCGTGTTTAAAAGTGACGGGCACGCAAGAGATGCCTTGATGACATTACAGGGGTTCATGCTATGTAACGATACAACATTGCTTGATACACCTATAGATCCTTTGTACATGTACTTTTCATACGCTGTAAGTGGTGATATAATAAATGCTAGAAATGTAGTAACTAGAGACATACTCAGGTATCATTTACACGAAGTAAACAGGGCATTGTACTATACTATTATGCAATTAGTAGTTGCTTATACTTGTAACATGAAGGAGAACAGGTATTATAACATAGCTAAAGCAATGGGTAACGGTACTATGAGTTTGATGAAAGAAGTCTCTGATAACTATGTCCAGGGTGTCTTCAAGGATAAATACTTAGCAATAGCATTCTTTATGTCTCTGGCAAATGCATATAAAAAATAAGCATATGGGTAAAATAGAACCAAGGGAACTAAGAATTATATTCGACAGGGGCTATGTAACGAATAATGATGAGAAGATACTATCCAATGTGTGTGAAATGGTTTACAAATCACATTTTGCCCAAGCATTCTCAGATAAGGGTGATGACTTAATACAGGAAGGACTACTTGGATTAATACGACTAGTTAGCGAGAACAACTTCGACGAAACAAAGGGTGATATATTAACGTTCGCATATTCCAGGGTCAGGAATTCTATGTCCAATTACTTGTATGCCGAACAGAAATACAATAATCCTGCTACTCCAAACAAACCAGTCCAGTATTTCGATAACGTTGACTACGGGAATAAAAGTAACTCAGATGTAAAGAATGATATTTTCTCAAAGTCAAAGAATGCACCTTACATAGAAGAAGAAAAAGTAGGGGAGATAAGAAATCACGTGAGGAGTATGATACAAACCTTAGGTATAGAAGGTGACTTGGCATACTGTGTAGAAACGTATTTCAACGACAAACTGGGTATAAAGTGCATATTGAAACAACCAACGGATTACTCGATAGATTTCATAGACAAGTACAGGTTTTACGTTAATACTATAGAATACGACGTGATAATGAAGTTCTTGGGTTCTAGGGCTTTTGACAACAAGATACAGGACATAGTTGACGTTCTGGAAGCTGAAGGTGATATTGATTTCTATATGAGGATGTTCATAGATTCCCTAAGTGATAAGCAGATGGAAAAACTAATGTACGTGTTCAGTATGAACGACTTCAAATTCCCGTCTAAGTACAAGATATTAAAAGTAGATGAGTACGTGTCAATCTACAAGAGAATAAAACATGGTGCATCAGTGGAAGATATTTCCAAGTCATTTGATAAACCAAGTGTAACGGTCAAAGCAATTTTTGACAAGTTTGATTTAATTTTTAGTTAACAATTAATCCTTAATTTTTAAGAAGTATGAAAATCTATTACAATTGTTCAGTTCGTTGGAAAATCGATGGAAAGAACGGGCCAGTATGGCAGACAGAAACATGGCTGGTAAAAGCAATCAGTATCTCAGATGCGGAAAAAATGGCTTTCAGTCAGGCAGAAAATGACCAGTTACCACAATTTGAAGTAAGATCAGCAACACCATCAACTATAAAACTAGTCGTAGATGTTGAAGAAGAAAATGATTAAGTAGTTAATCAAAAATTTAAAGCATTTTTATATATTTAAGCGTGGGAAGTGGTTTTTTCACGCTTATTTTTTTAATATGTTAACAGGTACGGAAGACACTAGTAGTGAGTTTAAATTTGATGACGCTCTAACTAAAGAACGGGAAGTAAATGAACAGAGTGGTAAACCAAAAGACATACCTCCAGTAAATGAAAAGAAAGGGTTTGGGCAGTCACTTAATTTAGCCCACTTGATAGGTGAGCAATCACTGGCTTGGGTTAGGGGTGATTTAGAAGGTAAACCTGTAGGTATAAAACAACTGGGGGATGATTTCACTCAAAAGTTAAACTGGTACGTGGGTTGTACTATTCTGGCTCAGTACGCAAGGATACCGGCATTGTTTGATGCATTAGGAACAGTTAGTGAAACATTATTTAATAATGTTACTCTGGCAGAAGAGACGGATCCTGTAAAGCTGATGGAGTATTATAAGAATATCCAGAAAGAGATAATGCAAATAATGGAGTTCGCAAGGAAATTCGTTATTCAGAACAAGGATATGTTAGCTGATAATTCTAGTTTCTATGACAGGTCTCTTTTCGAAAAGATAAAAAGTATGCCAATGGATCAGGTTAGGGATTACCTAACACTGTTCCAGATAATAGAAAGTAAAGGTCAAAACATTCTTAAAGAAATAATCGAAACATATAAATAGAAAAATATAATGGCAACAATAGTGGGTAAGAAACAACTCGGGGACGTCAATAAAGGTGACTTAAAAGCACAGGTAATTGAAAAACTGATAAGTCTAGGTAACAATCCCGATGAAGTCAAGAAAATGGTAGAACAGGAATTCGAGTATGTCTCTAAGAAATACACTGGGGTATCTAAGATAGCTGAAGTAATCAGTTCATTGTATGAACAGAGTGATAATGCAAAGTTGGTCGTGAAGAAAAAACAGGTAAGTGATGCAGCAGGGAAATACAAGGTCGGGGATGAGGTATATACATGGCAGAACCCAAATTTCAAATGTAAGATAGTGAAGGTGCTAAGTGGTTCTGAACCATCTTACATCGTTGATTTACCAGACCCTGACAATGAAGGTAAGTTCATTAAAAGCAAACCAGTAAAGGAATCTGAAGTTGACATGAAGCCAATAAAAGATAGTACAACTACAAAAGGAACTATAGCCAAGAAGAAAGTACAAGACGCTGGAGGACCTGTAAGTATATCAATACAGGAAAAGGACGGAATGATCGTCATGGAATTGACAGGACCACAGTGTCAGATGATGGCTGAATTTATCAAGAAGAAATTCAGCAAGGAAGTTGAAGAGGTTGCTCCGATCTCAGGTGGTGTTGCTGTGTACTTCGATCCAAAGAAAGTAAACAAGTCAAAGTTAAACGCTATTAAGACAGAAATAGAAAACAACTCCAGTATAACAGCTAATTTCATGGATTCTAAAAATATATAGGATAAAAATACATTACTTGAACAAACAAAGTAACATATCAGATATATTTCAAAGTATACTAGATTCAGTAGACGATAATAGTACGGAGAGAATTTACATACCAATACCTCCTGCTGATTTTTTCCAAAGCGAATACCATTGCGGTATGCCTAGTACTATGATACCAAAGTTCTGGTTGGATGAAGCAACGGAGTTCATAGAAGGAGGGTACAATGAACTAATCATAACAGGATCACTTGGTGCATTCAAAACAACGTGGGCAAATATGATACTGTTGTATAAGATGTACGATTTATTCTCATACCGTTCTATACATTCATACTTGAAATTACCACAGATACAGGACATCTATAACATATACTTTAACGTTAACTTGACGCAAGCCAGGTTAACAGGTTTCAATCAGTTGAAGAACTTGATTGATGCTAGTAGGTGGTACACTACAAATTTTCATAGAGATAAAGAACTAAACTCTATACTGAAATTCCCAAATAACAATAAGTTCATGTTCCTATCAGGTTCAGGTCAGCAGCATGCAATAGGAATGTCAGTCTGGTCATTTGTATTAGATGAAGGTGATTTCTTTAAGAAAAACGGGTCTGGGTTTGATGAGTCATACTCTACAGTGACAGAAATGTACACTGAACTAGTAGACAGGAGGGTATCACGTTTCCAGCATGGCGAGACAGACCTGTCATTCTCTATACTTATTAGTTCGGCTTCATTCCAATCCTCATTCGTTGAAAAACGGATAGCAGAATCAGCAAGTGACCCAAAGATAAAGGTGGTCAAGGCGGTACAGTACAAAGTAGTTCCTGAAAGGCATTCACAAGAAAAGTTCGTGGTATTCGGAGGAGACACAACAGTCGATCCTGAAATAGTCACAACATCGCAGGATTTTAATAATATAATGGCAAAAATGGGGTTAAAGACCCAGATAGATGCTACACTACCAGTACAGGCTGCTTACTACCAGTTGCCACCAGATTTAAAATTGAAGTTCGAGTTACCACCTATTGACTTAAAACAAAGGTATGAAAAGAACTTAGCAAAGTCATTGCAAAACTTCTCTGGTTTCTATGTCGCTGCTGAAGGAAAACTTTTCCAATCAAAAGGTTTACTCTACTCTGCATATACTCCTGGATTAGTGCATCCATTCTCTAAGGATAAAATAGAAATATCTAATGGTGACACTGTAAAATTACAGGACTACTTCATGGCTCAACTACTTACACATATAGAACGACCACATGCACTCCACCAAGATGGATCATCTACTGGAGATAGCACTGGTTTGTCAATGGTAAGGTACGATGGTATGGTTGGAAATACTAGGGTATACACACAGGTATTTAGTTTGGAAATAATACCTCCAGGACCTCCTAATAGGATAAAACTGTCAAAGTTGAGGGACTTTATACTGTACTTAAAGAAAGAAGTAGGGGTTAATATAGTCAAATTCACGCAAGATATGTATCAATCTGAAGACAACCTACAATTGTTGGCAGATGAAGGTGTCGAGGTCGGTAGGCAGTCTATAGATTCAAGCGATAAACCATACTTGACATGGATAGGGTTACTAGTGGATACATCAATAAAACAATACAAGTACAAGGTGCTGGAAGAAGAAGCGTTCGCAGCAATACACAACAGAAGGAAACACAAGGTAGACCATCCTAAGATGGAAGGGTCTCCAAACATAAACGTTCTGCAATCATTCGTTGGGGCACTCAACAATCTGGTTATGCTAGATTCAGATTCGATGAAAACATCAGATTACAACTTGGTAATGCAGAAGAAAGAAAAAAAGGGGGTTCATGAATTAAGAGACATAATGGGTAATCCAATATACACTGATAACATTATCAGAACAGTTAAAACAGGTAAGAAGCAAAAAGATTTTTATAACTCAATACTAGGATAGTATATGAAGCCAAAAAAGATAGGTAGCTATGTAATTTCATCAGCAAAGGATACAGTGATGGATTCTATACTTAATCCTAAAGAAAAGAAAACGATTGAAGATAGTTACAGTATCTTTGATGAGAGTTTCTTAAAAACATTAGGTATAGACAAGAGCAATAAAAGTGCAACGGGTTCTCTGGAGTCAAGGCTAAAACAGGAAACTAACACAAGGAAACAAAGATACGCAGACTACAAGGAAGCGGCTGCTGATCCTGTAATAGGTCAGGCTATTGAAATGATGGCTGATGACGCTACCCAGTTTGACGTAGACAGGGAAGTAACTGTCTGGGTGGAATCAGATGACAAGAAATATGCTGAAGCAATAAATGGTATAATAAATGACTATATTGATCCATTCATTGATACACTCGCATCATGTATCATATCAAAGGGTGAGTTTGCTTTTAAAGTAAACAAGGAAGAAGACGGGGAAGACAGGGATGGTTTTAAAGATGTGGTACTTGTTCCATACAAGCATATTGAAAAATTACATCATCTTATATTGCCTAACCAAGACAGATTTTTCTATATATGTCCAGATATATCTCAGTTCTCACAAAAAACAGCACTAGATGAAGATTCATTCCATAGTTTCTCTGACTACTTGCATTTTATAAACTACTCTTTAGAAAATTCTGAAGAATACAAGATGTCAATACCTACAGGAAACACGGTAAAAGAAGAAGACATCTTCATACTACAGGGTGAATCTATAATAGCTGAAAAGGTATTGGATTCATACAAGACACTGAAGGCACTAGAAGCAGCAATAGTCCAATACAGGTTGGCAAAATCAAAACTTGTACGGTTCGTGAATGTCGAAGTATCAAGGTTGACTGATGATGCAAAGGCTCAGAATATAGTTAACTACGTGCATGAGAGTATAGTTACTAACGAAATGATATCTAGTGGGTCAAACGGGTATGAGTCTAATGGTACACAGGCAGAACCAGTGGTAGTTACCATACCAGTGAAAAATGGTGTCGGTGGTATAACTATACAGGAATTTGCATCAGATGTGAATATAAAGGATATTGCTGACTTGGACTATTTCATGAACAAGATATTCGCAGGTCTGCGGACCCCACGTAGTTATTTCAACTTTGATGAAGCATTGCCAGGAGGAGGTATGTCGGGTACATCACTAGTAAGGATGGACATTCGTTATGCACGTGCAGTCAAGAAGGTTCAAAGAGTCATAATTAACGGGATAAAGGAACTTATACTGATATTCAATGAAGTTAATGGCATAGAAAAAAATAAAGCCCCTAAGGTAAAAATAAAAATAATAAAAGTAGCTTCTGCTGAAGACTCTGACAGGTACACGGAATTCGAGCAACGCCTGGCAATGGCGAATCAGATAATGTCCGGTTTGGTAGACCCAATGACGGGTGAAATTAATCTAAAATTAATTGACATGTACTTGAAGTTCTTTACCCATGTGATACCAATCAACGAAATGGTTATATTTCTAAACAGCATCAAGAGTAAGACGGATATAAAATCAAAACCAGAAGGACTGGGTGTTAAGGGAACATTAAAAACTACACCAAATGGCTAAAAAGACTGGAAATTACTCTGACTTTATTTCAAGTGAAATAGACAGATTAAGAAAAAATGAAGTAGAAACAGACGCATCTGAAATAAGAAGGTTAAAGAAAATTGTAAGAAATAAAACATACTCAAATGAAACAAGATAATAAATTTACTCCAAGCAGGGAGGAATACGAATCAAGTCTAAAATCTATACATGATAAATTCTCAAGGGTCATGGATGAACTAGACTCTGCATCTCAGTATCAAAATGGTGTTACTCAATATGCAGTAAATGGAAAGCAGTTCATGCCAGTGGGTGCATCAGTAAAGGTGATTCCAGCTGGATGGTATAAATTTACATTCAACGGTAGAACATACGTTCCAGAAATACAGGATGTGAGGAACGATGAATTGGTTAAATTACCGATGCCTGAATATGATGCAGTACTGAATGATGTTGACAAATTCAGGGGTTCTGAACAAGACTACAGGAAGTATAAATTCCCATATAAACGGGGCATACTTTTATTCGGACGTCCCGGTACTGGGAAGAGTGGTTTAATACGTTTGCTAGGAGATGACTTAATAAAGCGTGAGAACGGTGTACTGTTCAATCTACAGTCACCCGACGATATATATGCGTTCGAGTCTATCTTCTCACTATTCAGGGAAATAGAACCGAACAGACCTTGCTATTGTGTTATTGAAGATGTGGATAACTTCGTAAGGTACGGTGGAGGTGTTACAGCAAAATTGCTCAATGTGCTAGATGGAAATATGGCATATGACAATATTCTATTCATTGCCACAACCAATTATCCTGAAGCATTGATAGAAAGTATAGCAAACAGACCAAGCAGGTTCGACAGGAGATATGAGATATCAACACCATCCCCAGAAGCAAGGAAGGTATACATCCAGTCTAAGTTTAAAGACATGTCAGTAGATGAAGTTGATAAGATAGTCAGTATGACTGATAACTTCACTATAGACATGTTGAAGGAAGTCGTGGTTTCATATAAGGTACTCAGGTATTCACTGGAAGAAAGTGTAAAAACAGTTTCTGGTCTTTTCAAGTTTGGGACAAAGCTAGGTGATTCTGTTATACTGGATAGTACACGTGAGTTTATTGATAACGAGTTAAAAAGATAATTATGCCAGCTCCCATAATAAAGTCATTTGCAGAAAAGAGTGGTAAGTCAGAAAAAGAAGTAGAAAGACTATACAAGGAATCTAAGAAGATTGTAAGTAAAGAATACAATCTGAAAGAATCAGATGGTGAGTCATTCTACCAGTTGGTAATAGGTGTACTTAAGAAGATGTGTGGTATCTCTGATAGTATAACAATTCATATATGTTCTAATTGTCAAGAAGAAGTAAGTGACTCAAGCAAGTTCTGTGGGTCTTGTGGAGGTGAACTAATGGATGGTGAAACAGGCATGATGTATAAGATAAGTAAGAGTGACATAGATGCACTAAGTTCATTCTTATACACTATGCTTAAGACTAAAATAGTGTTTAGTGACTTGATGAGATTTATAAAGAACACAGTTCGTGCATATAGTGAACCTACCCAGGATAGTTTCGTCGAGTTTGTCAAGAGTTTAAGTGAAAAAGATATTAGAAACTTAATAAAATAAAGGTTATGAAATTTGAAAAACTTTTCGACTATCTGTACTTTATAAAGTCTGTGGAAAAAAACATAAAAGACGGTGGAATGGTCAAAAAACTAAATGACAACAAATCATTAGAATTAGAAGACAAAGATTATTTTATGCTTACAGATTCTGTAGAATCCTATATGGGTGAGATAGCGATGTACTCTAAAGAAAAGTCATTCTATAAAAAACTACAAGACGAAACACTGTCAGTAGACAATATGCCGAATCTTTTTGCTTTTCAAACCCACCTCAGTATTGGTTTGTCAGAAAGATTAAAGACACGGTCAGTAGTTGATTACACACATTTCATTGGATTGAAGAATATAATTGACAACATGGTAACAACTATATTAAAGGAAGGGTCATGTGTCAATACATTGAAACCACTAATGAAGTAGAGTATGGTATTCAGGTCTCAACTTACGTTAAATCATTTTGCACTAAACGATGAGACGTCACGCGATCTCATTCGCTACGCAAAACAGACGCCTGAAATAGTCATTCGTGCTAAGAAACAAATACTCACATACTACCAGGGGGTAACAAAGGAAGGCATTATAAAATTCATGACACCATCTGGAACAACCCCAGGATTATATTGGTTGCAAGAAGTTGAATTATCTGATTTGAGATGGTTGATTAAGAAGTATGAAGGTAAGAAGAAGCCACTAGAAATAGTTAGAATAGCTTTGCAGGGTAGTATTAAAACAACATGTAATGACCCAGATGGAAATTCCGAACCATCATGGCTATTTTTTGGTCATAAATACAAAGCAACAGTATCGGGGTATAACTTAGGTACTCCAGAAAACAGGTTTCCAAAAGTAAGGAATCCAACATTAGCTGGTGGTGGGTGTAAGCACGTCAGGGCTGTTATGGAAGCATTACCATTCCATGCTGGTATCATTACAAAGGATCTAATCAAGAACGGGATGCTCAGTAAATAAAAAATTTAAAGTAAGATTATATATTGTTTTAAATTGCCAAACAAAAAGAATTAAAAATGGCTAAGATAAAAATAAGTCCGATAGAGACTAACTTACTATTTGATTTCAAAAAGGTAGACGGGGCTAAAATTCCTCCAGGATGTCTAGCAGTATTAGAAGGATACGCTACTCTATCAGATGATAAATCAAATCGTAACAAACATTTCTATCCTACTGGATTCTGGAATAGCGTGCTTGATAATAACCAGTCAGTCGCTGAAAAACTAGCAACAAAGACGTTTTTCGGAGCATATAGGCATCCTGAGAAGGAAGAAAGTCCTATACCAGAGTTCGGATCATTCTCTCACAATATACGTGATTACAGGGTTGACAAGAAAGGTGTATTCGTTACACTCGACGTATTCGATAATACACAAGGTCGGGAATTAAAGCCACTAATTGATTATGGTTCTCAACTTGGAATATCTACAAGAGCATATGGTGAAGTTCAGGTAGCGAATGATGGTTATAAGACGCCCATTCTAGATAAGTACTTATTTGTTACATGGGATTTGGTATCGTTCCCGGCATTCTCGGAAACAAGAATGACAAGTGTATCTGATTCAGTTGTAATAGAGGTGGATGATTCAATATTCAACTCTAAGAACAAACAAGAACTACTCGATAGTATCAAGAAACTTGAGAAGAAAGAAGCCAGGATGCTGTGTGATTACATGGACATAGACTTTAAAGAAATATCAGACTCATTTAGCGGGGAGTGTTCTGGTGGTTGCTCAGGTAAAACATGTGGTCGTTGCAAAGATAAGAGCAAAGAAGGTGAAACAGACGTTGAAAAAGCTCTGGGTGATGCAATGAATAAGATAGTGGAGTTGGAAACTGAACTGGGAAAACATCAAGGTTCTGAAGACAGCACTGGATTACAAAATAAAATAGCTATTTTAACTGACGAAAACACCCAGTTAAAAAACAGTATCAACTTGAAACAAGACGTTGAAAAAGCAAGGTTGAAAAACTCTGTAGAATTTCTAAAAGAAAAGATACAGGATATGGAAGCAGACAATGCAATTCTTGAATCAAAAAATAAAACTCTGCGTTCTATAGTGGATTCAAAACATGCTCAGGTATCAGAACTATCTGAAAAACTAGAGGATGCTCAAACTACATTATCAGAACTTAGACAAGAGTTTGATTCTACGCTAAAATTAAAGCAAGCGTTAGAGGATAAACTATCAACAATCAAAGTAACAAATTCACTACAAGATAACTCGGTTAAAGGTACTACCAATGCTAGTACGAAGGCAGCAAGACCAATGCTCATTGCTGATTCAGTTAAACCTAGTAAAGCCACAAGTGATATCGACAGTATGAAAACAGTATTCAAAAAATTAAAATCTTAAGGGAATGGACTTTTTAGCTTTACAGGCAGACTTTCTAAAGAAAGCTGAACCTATGATGGATAACTACAAGGAGAGAATCAATGTAGTAGCAAGTGTGGTTGCTGATTTAAAAAACCCACGCATGACTATGAGCGACTTCGATAAAGCGTCTCTGGCTATGATGTATGACAACATTGATAGTACACTACTCAGGTACAAGAAATTGAAGAACTTAAGTGACCGCACTTTCTCTGAAACAGTTGGTCCATACAAAAAACACGCTTACAATATCATAAGCGCTATGTACACAACTTTAGAGATTCGTGATATTATCTCTATCCAACCATTGCTCCAAAAAAGAGGTGCAATCTATAAAATGATTTACGAGTTCGCATCGAACAAGGGGTCAATCAGAGAAGGAGACACTATGTTCTCACCTGACAGCGCAGGTAAACGTTCACGCTATTACTCTAGTCAGATAATTGATGGTGAGCCTGTAGTGTTTACTTTCGATACTACAGACAGTCAAGCTATCCTGGAGTATTTCCCAATTATTAAACCTGAGAAAATAAGTATCGTGGTCACAGGTGGTGCAGCAGCAGGTACATACACATATTTGAATGCTGTGAATGGCATTTACAACTTGCAGAAAGGTTCTGTAGCAACAGCAGTTGGTACTCTTAACCCTATCAATGGTCTGTTAACATTACTCGCAGTTGACGCAACAGGTGCTACTAGTACAGTAGCAACATATAACTGGAATAGTGAGAAGTTCTCTAATAACTCACAGATACCAAGGGTTACAATTGGTGTAACAGAACAAGAGGTAACTGCTGAACGTAGGAACTTGATGATTGATACTATGCTGGATGTGTCTTATGACTTTGAAACCCAGTTTGGTCAAGCATTGAATTCACAGTTAGAGACTACTGTTATTCAGTACTTACAAAACGAATTCGCATTCAGAATATTAGGTGAAATGTACGATGGTTCGACTGGTAACGGGGGTACTACATTTACATTCAGTACAACACCTGCTTCTGGTATCACATTGCAAGACCATGCTCAGCAACTTTACAAGATGTTGGCTGAAATGTCTTCAAAAATCCGTAAGAATGTAGGAAGAGGTTGGGGTAACAAGATTGTCTGTGGTGACAATATGTTAAACTTCCTAAAAGTGCTGTCTGCTGACGAGTTCGTTCGTGCTCCAAAACCCAAAGGCGATGGACCATACTACGCTGGTAATATCAACGGTGATTATGACGTGTACTACAATCCTGATATACCAGCAACTGGTTTCATGATGTTGTACAAGGGTGAAACATGGTGGGATGCTGCTTACTACGTTGGTACTTACCTTCCATTAATGAATAGCCAATTCCTACTTTATCCAGACATGCACGGTGAGCAAGGGTATATTGCAATGGATTCGTTCTCATACGAGTATCCTCAAATGGTCGTTAAAGGAACTATTAGTTAATATTCTAAAGGGTCTCGGGTAAAACCGAGACCTATCATTTATATTTTATGACATTAGCTGAATTAAAGGCGGACATACAAGCAAAATTTCATCAAAAGTTTGATGAAACATTGATGTATGATGAGGAACCAACAACAATTGACATACTCATTAATACTGCAGTTCGCAAGTGTCTAACAAAGTATGAAAAATTTGAGAGTATTGAAATAAGTGCATCCCAGTATTTGACAAGAGCTCTTTCTATAATCAAGTGTGTTCCATCTGCAAGTGCTGCTAATTCCAATTATAACAGTGTTTGGTACAGTATGAAATTACCAAATTCACCAACAAGGGTAAATTATTATTTCACACCATCCGACAAGCATTTCAAATTAGTACCCGAAGGTGAAAGTGTCTGGATCGAATACGTTGTAGATCCAGCAGCAATGACAGTTCTAGATTTGACAGGGCAGTATTACGAGTGGGTTGTAGATTACGCACTCGCTCTACTCAACATAAAAGAAGGAATGATTGGAACAACGTCTAAGGTAACAGCTTTACCATTTGAATTTAATTATGAAACAATGGCTAACAATGGTACTCAAAGCAAAAAGGACTTAGAAGATGACTTAAATGACATGTACATGGGTACTTTAGCAATAAGAACGAATAGATAAATTTAATAATTGGTAAAAAATAAAAATATGAATTTAGCAGAGCAAATGCTTAAAAAGCTTAATGATAGTAATTTAAGCGATCATGTAGTTCCAAATGGGGAATCAATAAACGACAATGCTGGAACTAAGAAACTAGGAAAAGCCATTATGGATAATAATGAAAACGTTGAAGTAGTGGTTCGTAAGGTCGTTACTAAAGAACAACAAAACGATAATATCTGTATTGAAGCAGAAAATGACATTGTTGAAGTTGGTAACAAGGTGAAAGAAGGGGAAATTGTAGCATCCGATGGCATTTACTCATTTGATTCAGAAGAGGGTGAGGTTTCATTCCTTGTAAAAGGAGGTATTATTGCAGCTATTGGTGATGAAGCAATTAGTGACTTGACCAAAACAGTTGTAAGAAATGGTGTGGTTAGGAAAGTAACTGTCAGAACTGTGAAGAAACGACTGTCATCAGCACAACGACAAGCTTTAGTAAAAGCACGCAAGAAAGCAAACACAGGTTCAGCTAAGAAGGCTCGCTTGAAGTCATTCATGAAAGGTATGGCAAAGGGTATTTACAAGAAAAAACAGATGAACTCTGCTGATCCTTCATACTTTGACATCTCTGGTGTCGACATGAAAGACCTTGGTGATAAACTGTACGAAAGAATTTTCAAAGCTCTCGCTGACCGTTACGAGTTGACCGAAGAACTCATTACTAAAGTTGAAGAAATGATAGGTGATGAAGTTTGTACCCCAGTTGTAAATGGAAACAAACTCACATTTATTGTTCCTGTGTGGACTGAAATGAATGATGAATTAGACTTAGAGAAGTTTGACTTAGCCGAGTTAGTTTATGAGCTACAAGGTGAACATGATAGTGATTCTATCAGTGCTATCCTTTTAGAAGGAGAAATGAGTATTGAAACAAGTCTAGTTATCTAATAATAACAGGATGGAAAAGTCACGGGTATATGTTGGTAAAATCCATCCAGCTTTTTTCAAGTACTCAGGCATATTCAAAAAGTTTGATAAATCTGAAAACGAAAAAGGTGAGATAGCTCTACGCTCACCTTTTTTTGTTTTAAGGTATGATTTTGAAACAGGGACATTATTATGCGAAGATAGTGACGTTCTTTTTGACTTCGTTAAATTGATTAAAGACAACTATGGGACTAGTGTTACAAGACAAGAACTTGAAGACAGTATAGAATGGCATACGCTGGGTGATAACTGGTCAATATTAAATATAGGTGTATGTGTGCTTGACGACGATATTTCAGGGTGGGACGGGTCTCCAAATTCAATATTTATAGATGGAAATGCTCCAGGAAAGATTGTAGACATACACTCCCAGTTTTGGAATAAAAAAGCACTTTACGATGCATGGAAACTAAATGGGGATGACATACAGAAACTAGGAGGTAAGGTAACATTGCCTAATTTGCTAGACTCGCTTGTAATCTATAAGGATGATAAAGTGAAACACCAAAAAATAGAAAAGTTAATAAACTCTATACTTTAAAAATGTCTCTGAATGATGTCATAGTAAGGAACTTGAGGAGGAATACTTTAAGGGAGTTAAAAAGACTATCAGGTAGAAAAGAAGCATCACACTGCTTATTCTACCCGGCAACAAATACTCTTACTAATGCTCCTATAGTTAAGAGGAACCTTTATCATGACGTAGTAGATGACACAGGGCCAGCAGTCATCACAGGTATTCCAACAGTAACATATATTGATATAATGCCACCCATAAAGGTGGTAAAGGAAGCAGGGTGGTGGAAAGAAGGAGATACACTGCCTATTGTAGCATACATAGGTTACGAGGGTGGTGTGGTGCCAGAAAAAGGTGCTAAACTAGAAGTGACAGATGCAGGGTACATGAAAGGAATGTATGTCATTCAAAACGTCAAGATGTACGGGAAGGATTCTCCAATAGTGTACATGTGTACTATAACAGCAGATAGAGATTCAAAAGTAAACGTTTAGGTTATGAAAAATATTTTAGCTAAAAAAGTGATGGACACTCCAGATGTGATGCTAGTTGGAACTCCAGTACAATTACCCAGTGATTTAAAATCTCTGGTTTCAACAGTGTTTGGTACTAGTGGCAATACTGAAGAAATATCAGGAACATACAGGGTGGAAGTAAAATCTAACGACATAATAGAAGGTGCTACATTAAAGAAACTGGTGTCAAACCCATCATTTTCTCAAATAAAAGCACAGGGTAAAGGAATGTATTTGATCTGGTTCATTAAAGAATAGGTTATGAGATTGCGTCTCCAAGTTGATGTAAAACGGGAGTTCGTGATAGACTACCCAACTAAGAACGCACCCGATGACTTCAAGAAGTTTATGGACTCATTCTTGAAATGGCAATGTGGTCTAATCATAGAAAGAACCAAAGAAGTTGTCAGAAAAAAACTGTATAATTGGCACCCATTGTCTCCTTCATACGTTAAGTTCAAAGAGAAGATGGGGTTAGACCCAAGAACATGGTTGGCATCAGGCCAAGTTGAAAAAGCAATACATTACTGGTATAGTCCTCTGGCAGACTCATATTTTATAGGTGTACATCCAACACTAAGACATAGGAATTACATAAAAGGTGGGTATGACCAAAAAAAGAAAGGTACTCGGATAATTGACATTATAAGGTATCTAGAATTTGGAACAACAAAAATGAAACCAAGACCTTTATTTACAAAGGTTCTTGCAGAATTCAAGTCTAAGAAAAGACAAACTGAATTGTACGCACAATTCATACAATTATCAAAAACAGGTGTATTATGATAGAGTTGACAGATGCAAAAATGGTAGATGAGTTAAGTAGGATATTACAGTTCCCGCTTGACCGAATCATATATGGGCAACTCACAACAGCTAAGACATACTGGATGCAGTATAGAAAATCTAATAGTACTAAAGACAACGTTATAGAAGAATTGCCTTACATGGCTTTTTACAGGACTATAAAATTCCATGAACAGAATAAGAAATCTAGTAGTCTGGAAGTAACTGGGTTTGATGATAAGACAAGTATGCGACATTTCTGCCAATGCATGCTGAATTACACTGTAGAGGTCATGACTGCAAAAGTAACCCAACAGAATAGTATCATGAAGAGATACATTCTGTGGGCAACTACTGAAGACTGCATACAGTTTAAAGATGACGCTGGAGTTGATTGGTCATTCAGGGTAATACCTGACGACCCAGAAGACAACTCCGATTTAGAAATGGAAGAAGACTACGGTCGGATAATAAGAACAACACTCAATATACAGGTTGAAGGGTTATTAATGGAAACAGGCTCTGATGATATAGTTCCCATATTGGACATACTAGCAAAGATACATTTGTATTATGATGACAAAGAAGAAGCTATAGAAGCAACTAATATCCAAATAACAGGTAATTAAAAACTTTTTGATTTTTTATATATTATCATTAGTTAGAATATAATAGTGATAATGCTACAATCTACTTAGACATAAATTTAAGTAAAGAAGTAAAATATTACAAATTTTAAAAATAAATAAGATGAGCCCAGGCGTTTTTTATTCGCAGAAAGACCTTAGTCAGGTAGTCGTAGGAATCGACTCTGATACATTAGCAATTGCAGGAAATGCAAAATGGGGGCCTTCCGATGTACTCACTCCTTTGGGTGGGTTACAACAATACGTTCAACTTTTCGGGAAACCAACAGTTCCTGAAGAAACTCCTATTTTTTATCAACTATACTTGTGGTACAAACTAGGTAAGTCTGTATACTATGTAAGACCAAGAGGGAATTCTAAGTTCGGGGGGGCAGAAGCTCAGAAGGCTACAGTGTTCGCAGGCATATCAGCAGGTTTAGACTCATTGCCAACATCTCCTACAGGGACAAACGTTGTTTCACTATATACTAAATATGCAGGAGAACACGACGGGGGTACTGTAAAAATTTGGATATTTAATGTCGATAATACCACAGGTACGTTCGGGATACGTGTAGGAACAAAACTAGATAGTACAGGTGACGACTTGGACACAGGAAGTGAGTGGTTCGAAGAACACAGGGTCTCAGTAATACGTGGGGCACGTGATGGTTTTGGTAGAAGCATGTACATTAAAGATGTACTTGATAGAGATAGTCAATTACTCGCAGGTCGTGCTAAGGCAAGTGCATTAGTTGATGATGTTCCTGCAGTTAGTTCCGCATTGATAGCATTAGCTCACAACTCATATGAAGTAGCAACAGAATCTGATGTACTAGCAGCTTATGAATTATTTAAACCACTTGATGCTGTAACGGTTGACTTAATCATTCCTGGAATGTTCACGACGGCAATCTTAAACAAGTGCGCTGAAGTAGGTATCGCAAGGGGTGATGCATTCCACATCTTAACTCCATCAGTTGATGAAACATGGGAAGTAGAAGCAATCTCTGGAGCTACTGGCTGGTTGAGTACAATAACAACTAAAGATTGGACAGGGGCTGCTTACGGTATGTTCTACAAGGTAAAAGATGAGTACAATGATACTGACGTGTATGTACCAGCAGCAGGTTTGATTGCAGGAGCTTACTCATACAATGACGTACAAGCTGCACAGTGGTACGCTCCAGCAGGTCCAAAACGTGGTATACAACCAGGTGTTGAACTAGGGTGTGTGTGGGGTACTACAGAAAGAGACACTATGTACAGCAGGGGTATTAACTGGGTTAGTAAATCACCACGTTATGGTATCACTATAGAAGGACAGAAAACGCTTTACGGTATAAACTCTGCACTTAACAGGGTGAATGTCGCACGTTTGATGCTAAAGATGAAGAGGGACTTGATGACATTCCTGCAAGATTTTGTCTACGAGTTCAACAACACAAGGAACAGGACTATGATATACAATGGTATAAACAATTACTTGCGAGATATCAAATCACGTGAAGGCTTGTATGACTACCGTGTTGTGTGTGATGAAACTAATAACCCTGCATCTATCATAGATGAAAACAAATTAATTGTTGACATTTATGTTAAACCTATCAAGGTTGCTGAGTTCATTTACTTGAGGACGACTATAACATCTACAGGTGTCGACTTTGCCAAAATTGTTGCACAAGCATAATTAAATAATCGCTAAAAAGAAATAAAATGCCAGGATTACACATATCAGATTTTACCGCAATAGTCGGTAATCCAGCAAAGCAATTCATGTGGGATGTTTTAATTCCCGCTTTACCTATCAGCTCAATTAAAGCACTGTCATCACAGTTCCCAGGTGTTGGGTCTACTGATATTGATCTGTACCACTTAGGACAACTTGCTAAGTTTCCTGGAACTGTAGAATATGAACACACGTGGACATGTTCTATAGTAGAATCAGAGTCAGGGGATGTATTCAATGCAATGTACGAATGGAAACAGCTAGTGCATGACCAGAAAACGGGTGTACAGCAAGACGTGGCTGCATTTAAGCGTGATATAACATTGTCAATGCTAACTAGCGCAGGTACACCTTGGGCACGTGTCATACTCAAAGCAGCATATCCTAAGAGTATAGATACTGTTGAGATTGATAAAAGTGCAAACACTGAAGCATTTAAGTGGAATTTAGTATTTTGTTACGATTGGTGGGAGAAAGCATAATGATATTTAATTAGTTACGCAGTATGTTATAAAGTAAAAACTTTAATAAAAATGAAAAACAATGGGGTTACAAGTTGGTTCTGCACACAGTGGAAACATAGACGACTTTCAAAAGTTTGCCCTAAGTAGGTTTGCATACAAACATCTTTTTGTAGTAGAAAGTAAAGTAGAGGGGGCTAGTTTGCCCTCTTTATTTGTTTCCAGGGGAACGTTTCCTTTTAACGAGATACAGGCATATCCAGTAGAAAGAAATAACTCTAACATCTATTATCCAGAACTTGTAGACTGTAGTCAGCTAGAGATAGAATTTTATGAATCAATGGATAATGCAGTTTCTGATTTCTTCGAAACATGGAGCAACATGATATTGAATAAGACAGACAAGGGTGATGTAGTATTTAATATTCCAAGCAAGTTCAAGAAAGACATTTATATGTTCAGGTTAGATACTATGCCGAAAGGAGACAGTAATGAATTCGCTCGTGTATTCGGGTATGTATATGAAGACTGTTTCCCTATAAGGATAACAGATTACCCATTAGACATGGCTGATCCTGGAGTTGTATCCCTGGGAATTACTTTCTCATGTGATAATGTTAGAAGACTTTCTAGTGGTCATGGAATAACAAGTCCAAAGATACTAGACAGGGGTGCAATAAGGATGGATACTAGTCCGTTGAATATAGAACAGAAACCACAACCTGCCACACAACTGGTCAGCGACAATCCTATACAGGGTAAAAACATAGACCAGCAGATAAAACAGCAAGAAATGGTAAGCGACAACCCTATACAGGGTAAGATGAATGAAACAGAAAGTAGGGATACGCAGTTAAAGAAAGCAGAAGCATTATGGTTAGAAAAAGAAACTAATTTCAGAAGTGCAGCTGCGGACACACAGGTACGGGCAAGCGCAGCACGTGCAGAGGGATATGGCTTGTGGGTAAGTGCTCTATTAAAGGCAGCAGCAGAAACGGGGATAAACATCGGTATACGAGAAGCTGCTTACATGGCATACGCAGCAGCCAAGAAAGTAGGTGCTGAAGGGATATTCGGTGGTGGTGTCGGTAAAGTTGTTACTGAAACAAAGAAAAACATACCTGGGGCAGTCGAACCACAATAAAATATCAATATACAAATACTGGTTATGCAATACGGAATAAAATTAGGTTTACCTAGTAGGGGTGCATACGGAAAGGCATTCGTTAACATAAGAAGACCGAAACTAGAAGATTTGGTCGATTACTTTCAGGCTGGTGATAATAGTGTGGTTGCTAAGAACCAGTTCGTGAATGGAATCTGTGATACTGATTTATCAAAGTACCCAACGGGTGACAGGGAGTATGTATTCGTTAATTTACGTTCCTTGGTAAATACAAATATAATCACAGGAACAGTGCTTTGTGAAAAGCAGGGTTGCGGGTCTGAAGTAGTCTACATGTTAGACTTGAAAGATTGTAAGGTAAACCAGTTACCAGAAGACTTCATAGTAGATTACGAGTTAAAGTTCCCGTCTAAGGGTGTGTCTAAGAAAATAAACTTATTAACACAGGAGAAAGAAGAAATACTAGAAAACTATATTAGGTTTTATAGTGCGGCAAACATAGAACTGGCAAACTCAGATTTGGGTGAAAACTTACACGAGTTTGCCAGGTATGCATGCATGTTTTCTGACTCTACAGACATATCAATGGTTGATTACAATGTCACGTTCTTAAGGGAACTAGACTGGTCTGAGTTCGAAGTCTTGATGATGTACGACGTAGCATTCGAGTGTGGTCCAGAAGTATTCGTTCACGCTAAATGCGACAACTGTAAGCAGAATTATAAGATAAAAATAAAGACGGACAATTCATTTTTCGGGTTAAGTCTGGAAGGGTTGATAAATAGACACAGGTTCCTAGCAAGGGCATCTAACATTGGTTTCCAGGATTTCCTTAAATACACTATGCCAATGCTTGAAAATATAACGGTTGGTGAGGTAACTAGAATAAATGATACAAATACAAAGATCAAAGCAGCAAGATCTAAAAGGAAATAATGTATGCCAAGTTTCAGTGATTTTATAGGATCAACTCAAAACAAGGAACAAACAAGTGTTTCAGTGAATGACGTGCTTGCATCACAGTCAAAGGGTGGTGTTGATGTTAGTGAAGAAGATACTAAGGACAAGAAGTCAAAGGACATAACTGATATGCTTCTATCTGCTGAAAAATGGGTAGAAAACGAAATGAAAACATTCAGTAATGCTGATGCAGTGAAAGAATTAAGTGCATTGAATAAAAATTTCAGTGCATATGCTGATAACTTGTCAATGATGAAATTCTATCTCAGTAAATTTTCCGACTCTACTGTTGAAATAGGTCACGAAGATGCTGTCAAGTTACAAGAACTAGTTGACCAGAATGATAGACTTGTCATAGCAATAAACACACAAAGGAAGGGTGACAAGGAATTCAATGATAAATTACTATCAGTAGAACGTGAACGGGAATTCAATTTCAGGTCTCAGGGTATCATGCAGACAGAACAGGCACGTATGCAGAAGAGATACAATCTCACAACAAGTGAACTGTGGAATAACATAGGTGAAGAAATGGAAACCCAGGCAAAGCAAACCAAAGAAGACGTAAAAACAGGGTTGATAGAAGGTATTGGTGGGCCACTAGGGACAATGGTTAGAAAGGTAGTTGTTCCAGGATTCAAGGCAATAAAGGAAACTACTCTGGGGCAGAAACTGGGGGACAAGGCAAATAGTGTTGGTGATAAGTTAAAGGGGTATTTCATAAAGAATGCAGCAGACCAGAAAGAACTAACTGATGTAATGAACGGTGTCTCAGGTGAGATACAACAGGGTTCTGAAAACACGCTGAAAATAGAAGATGACGTGAACACAAGTGTACGTACATCTAGTAATGATATACAGGGTGATCTTTTAATGCTGGAGGAATCAACTATTTCAGGTAATAATGAAATAAGAAATGTTACTAAAGACACGCTTGAAGAAACTACTAAAGAAATAGTGGCACCATCGGCAGGCATGGTAAAGAAGAAAACACTACTAGAAGCAAACGCACAAAAAGCAATACCAAATAAGAAACCAGACGGTGTATTCTCTAAGATACAGGAAGGGATAAGCCAGTCAAATGTTTTATTAAAAGACATCGTGATGGGGTTGAAAGACCAGAAGAGCACACTAGATGACACGTACACTACATTAGCTGAAGTAGATATGCTGAACAGTGAGTTAGTCAAGATGTCAGAAAGTGAAGCACAGCATGTATACAATAGTGCTTCTGAACAGGAGAAGTTGCTGTCAAACATAAGCACAAGTGTTGAAATGCAGGGTAGGAAGCAAGAATTAGTAAGTAGGTTCAATAGTGATGTTTTCAATTTCGACAAAGAAATGGCTGTCAGTGTCAATGAAGACAATAAGGTTGATGAAAAGAAACAGGTAGAAATACTACACGAACTAGAGACATTAAATTCAAAAGATTTTGGTGGGGGTAGCATGACCCAGGGTATGCTAAACAGTGTAATGGGAAATGGTCTGAAAGCAATGTTACCTATGTTGGGAACTCTAGGTATCGGTGCATTGGTGGCAGCAGCAGTTGCAGGTTCCGGGTGGGTTATATATGAGAACATACGAAGAGTTCGTGAACACCCAGAAGGTACTGGGTACGGTGCAATAAAGAACAAGTGGGAAGAAATACGTCCTTTAACTGCTAAGGAAAAAGCAGCAAGAGATGAAGCTGCTGCAAAGTTGAAGGAAACATACACTCCAAAGCAGGATGAAGAAACTTTAAAGAACTTGGAAAAACTTCAAACATTGACTGATGAAGAAAAACTAAAGTACTATGATAAGATAAACAGTGTAAATACAGGTAAGTCAAAAGAAAATTATGTCACAGACATAAGTAACTATAAGGGTGATATGAAGAACGTCTCTGATATATCAAAGATGTATAGTGAATCTATGTCTGAAAAAACATTAACTGCACTGGTAGAAAAACAAGGTAACAATGATATAAAGATAGACAATGTCGTTATAGATTGGCAGATGCCGTTGGCTGATAAACTAATGAAGATAAAAGAGGTAAAATCAGCAAATGGAATTGTGGTGGGTAAGAACGCAAAAAGCACATCAAAAACGGTATCTAGTGTAGATAAGAGTACAACTAGTACAGAACAATTGAATAAAGTCGCTGACGTGTATGAAAACAAGTCAAAACAAACGACAAAAAATATATCTAAGTCTGAAAAACTAAAGCAGGTTAGCGCACAAAGTAACATGAAGGACGTTACTACTAGTGCAACTGTAGAAAATACAGAAGTAGATAAACAAATATCCAAGGTTGAAAGGGAATCAGCAACACTCAAAGCAGAGAAAGAACAAATCTCAGCAAGCAAGGGCCAAAAGCCAAAGGGAGCGCAAAGTACAGGGGCTCCAAGTGGAGGTGGTTCTACAAGTCAAAATAAGCAGAACCTAGACCATATATCAGTGTTACCACAGGATAATTTCGGACTCATACTCGTTAATTCAGGGGTTAATTTCTAGACTATGGCATATAAGATAACTATATTATCACTCGGGGGGCACGGAAGTGTAGAAGCTTACTTGCCTGACGAGATAATGGTCAGTGCTGAACACAGGTGGGAAAACCCGTTCGAGGTAAATATGTCGCAGGAAAGACGGACAGGTTTACAGTGGGCAGGTAACTTGACAGGAACAGGGATAACTGGTAACTTTGACCCATCAGTCGTGGGAAATCCTCTAGGAATTGACACGTTCACGTACATGGGTTCAGCTCCTATAAGTATGCAACTAGAACTCGAATTTATAGTGAATAGAAGCATAGAAGAAGACGTGGTTCTACCAGTCAAAAAGTTGATGAAGATGGGGTGTCCAAAATCAGCTGGTTTGTCTACACTCATGACACTCGGAAAACCTGATTTGGTTCAGGTAGTTATACCAGGAGTTCTATACATCAATAAAGCATACTTGACAAATGTTGGTGTTAACTTGATGAAACCTTTGGTTACTGACGGTAGTAGAACAACACCACAGAGGGTGAGGATGCCAATAACACTGATAAAAGCGGAGATACTCACGACCGACAGGTCAGATGAAATGTTCTTTAATAAGTAAAAAATGGCAGATAGTAGATTTAATATTGATAATTTTATCGTAGGAGTTGACAATTCATTTATAAGTGCCAATTTAAAGAGGTTAAAGGAAGTATCAACGTCTACATATGTCATACCACCTAGACATGCATGTAGACTCGACTTGATATCAAATTTGATATACGGGTCGGTAAACATGAAAGCACTGCTTATATACGTGAATGACATATTCGATGTATCTGTCGTAAAACACGGGTACAAATTGAAGTACCCACAGATAAAAGACATACTATCGGTGATGAATGAAGTATCTGATTATAAGAAATAACTATGTATGGTCTCTCAGTTAAAATAGACGGAAAACCAGCTCCTGTTTCAGTTGAAACAGGATACGTTGCTATTCGTGAATCTGTGGATTTCTTCGTTCCATCAGCAACGGTAGTGTTCAGGGACAGGATGTCTAATTTCGTTTCAACGTACCCATTCATGCAAGACACCGAAGTAGAACTTAGTATTGATGACAATCTTAAAATAAACAAACACTCATTCTTTGCTTTCTCAAGCAATAAACCACAAACCCAGAAGGGAGTTGAGGACTTCGAGATAACACTAGATTTGTTGTCCAAGTTCGCGGATCCATTACTAACTGGGAGCGAGTATCATTCTAAGAAATGCACGGCTTCCGACTATATAAGGTATATAGCTGATAAGTGTAAACTTAAGGCAGATATAGAAGCAACAAACGAGGTCAGGTCATGGATAAATCCTAACTGGAAGTATGCTCAAATGATAAGGTACCTGGCACAAAGGAGTATATCGGCATCAGGTTCTGGGGGATTCCTATACTTCGTTCAAGCAGATGGAACTCTAGTATTCAAATCCATAGACAGGTTATTCGACGATGAAGTCGGGGTAGACGTGACAGCAGGTTCATACAAGATACTTTCAGAAGAAGGTCTGGATAATATGAGTAATAAAACAATGGTGATAACTGACAATCATTATGCAAATGTAGTTCTGGGTGCTAATAACCTGAACGTTACATTCTACGACTACAGACTAGGTAAGAATGTCACCACTGAAGTTGATTACTCAAAGTACTTGAAGAAAAGAGGAACAGTGAAGGGTGTTTCCCTAGGTATGGTGAAGAAAGGAAATAGCAAGTTCATGGGTACGTGGTCAAGTACAACGAACACAAATCCATCATCTTTGATGATGCCTGTGTACAATAAGGTTTTAAGACAATTCGAGTCTACTCAGCTACAGTTAATGCTGCCATTAGATAACAAGTTAAAGGTTGGTGGGGTCATTAACCTATCAGTACCTGCTAACATGGACATAATATCTACAGGGGTGAACTTGAATTACTCGGGTAGGTACATAATCAAGACAATGATGTCGGTCGGTCACGGTGACTACATGCAAAAACTGATACTAGTACGTCCAGGAATAAGTTTGCCATTAAAAAGAAAGCCAAATTATGTATAAAAAGTGTATGTTATATCGTAACACTTTAGTATATTTATCGTTTAAAAAGTAAAAGATATGACAGTAGAAGAAACGATTGCTTTCATTAAGCACGAGAGAACTAGAAAAGCTATCTCATTACGGGATTTGGGAAAGAAATGTGACGTGAGGGCTGCAACTATCTCAGAGATAGAGAATGGTAAGTCAAAAGGTGAGTTCGACACTATAGTTAAACTGCTCAATGGTCTAGGTTATGATTTCGAACCAGTAAAACAAAAAATTTAGAATATTTTATATATTAACTATAAATTTTATAGTATGAAAAAGGTAATTTATAAATGTGAAAAGTGCTCAGGTGAGATAAGCGACTCACAGAAGTTTTGCAACCATTGTGGTTCTCAGTTAATGGATGCTCAAAAACAATACTATATTGTAGAAGTTGAAAAAGGTGTTGACTGGCCAAATGGGTACTTAAATTATAACGGAGATGTTGTAGAAAGTATAAAAAAGGCAGAAAAATTTGAAAATAAAGTAGATGCCGAGAATGCTGCAACTTCATTTAATATAGAATACGGAAATAAACGAATATATGCAAGAGTAAGATAATGGTTGACGCAAACGCACTAAAAGAACCAATACTGCAAAAGTCAGTTTGAAAATATTAAATGAATACAATTGAACACAACAGAATAGAAAGAGAAGAATTCACAGGTATCTACTACGGTGTGGTTCTCAGCGTCGAAGATCCTGAGAAGGTTGGAAGGATAAAAGTACGTGTTCGTGGTATATTCGATGAACCCATAAAGAAGGAAGACATTCCTTGGGCTGTTCCTACTGGGAACAGCGGGGGAATAGAACTTGGGTCTGAGGTAGCTGTCTGGTTTACAGACGGGGATATAGAAAGGCCTAACTACATGCCAAAAACATACTTAGACAAGAAGCAAATAGAAGACCTTGATAAGTTGTTAGCAGGTGTATCAATGAAGAAGAAAGACTCTGCAAAGAGTGGTGTGTCGGTGGTCAGTAAATCTTTTGATGAACCTGTATCAGATTCTGATGGTAAGAACAGCCCGTACAAAAAACTGGTTGTTTTACCGTTACAGGTGGACAAGGAGAACGGGGAGACTGTGGATACAGGAAGTCCTGATAACGGTCTGGTCGTTGAGGTCAACAGGGAAAAGGGAAAGGAAGAAGTTTCTATATATCATCCTAGCGGGACATTCATAGACATAAGGGAAGACGGTTCTGTGGTCATACATAGTGCTTCTGATATATACAACATAGCAGACGGCATAATGGGTGTATCACTCGGTGGGGACTTATTGATAAAAGTAGATGGTTCTGTTGAGGTTAGTGCAATGGAAATAAAAATAAAGGCGTTGAAGGTCACGGTAACGGGTGGTGAGTTGGACGTAAGTGGTTCGGTCGTTCCTACTGGTTCGGGGCCATTCTGTGGGTTACCTAGTTGTATATTCAGCGGGGCACCACATTCAGGAAGTAAAGTACTCGGAACATAATAATATACATAGTCATGAAAAACCAATTTATAAGTGCGAAAAATGCGATGGTGAAATCTCTGATACTTCTAAATTCTGTGGGCATTGTGGGTCTCAATTCATAGGTGACTCATCTACGGGTATTCCAATAGACATAGCAAATAAAATGGCTGCTGACATAACAAGTGATATAGAACCAATAGCAAAAGATAACTTCTTCATGGCACGTCAACAAAGCATGATAGGAAATGTGGTTTCTATCTCTTTTGCTCTTGGCAAAGATAAGTCTGAATGGCCTCATGGTATATTTGAAAATGATCCCGCCAAAATAAAAATGTTGATACAAACGGAAAACGATGGTTCTACAGTTACATTGAATATCGTGTCTAAGGCATACGAGATAAAAGACATAAAGATAAATAGTAAGACAGGTACACCAGAACAGGTCACAAAGTACGTTATCGAAAAGCTCAAAAAAGTTATTCCAGAAATAAATAGTAAAAAAGAACAGTTACTAAAAAATAGTTATGAAAAAAGTAATTTATAAGTGCGAAAAGTGTGAAGGCGAGATCTCTGATAGCGACAAGTTCTGTACTCACTGTGGTAGCCAACTAATGGACTCAATTTTAGTTGTGCCTGAAAACATAAAAGAAAGTGACTTAAAAACAAGCGTTACGGGTAAATTCTATTACATTGACAAAGAGGGAATGACAGAACCAGCTAATGAAGGTGAGTCAAAGAAAGACTTTATCAAGAGGTTAAAAAAGTTGGGAAAAAAGAATAATACTGACGCTTGTAAAGCAAAAGGTAAGAAGAAAATAGCAGACGCTGGTGAAGACGCGATGCTGGGGTCAGAAGATCCTACAATATCATTCGATCCAACTGACGCATATCAAGCAATGATTGAAGACATAGGGGCTACTGATGTAAATGCTTTCTTTGGGTCTGAAAAAGAATTCACAGGTATGGTGGATGAAATAGTAAACGGTGAAAACATGACAGAAGCTGAGGCTGTGGATGCTCTCATGCAAATGTTCTACCAATTCATGGAAGACCCTGAAGGGTTCATGGCTGAGATGGAAGCACCTGTAGAAGATTCAGTGTCTACGAATAAGAAGGCTAGGTACGTGGTTGATCAACTGGTGAAGATACCAGGAGTAACGCATGGTAAAGCAGTAGCGTTATTGGCATATCACGGTTCTATGAAGAACATACGTGCCATGAAGGATTCAAAGTCGCTTTTAAAGTTCAAATACTTGAAGGATGTCGTCGGGGAGTCAACGGCAAAGAATGTGGTTGATTATTTCGCTGGGAAGAAGACGTTAGCAAGTTCGCCTTTGAACTATGATAGTGTTGACGCAATCAGTTACGCTATGCAACGTTTAAATGATAGTGCTGAATTTTCAGAAAAGAAAACATATAATGAGAATAATATCATGGACGCTGCAAATCAGTATAAACAAGGTGGTTTTTCAAAAGTAGTCTACAAGTGTGAAAGTTGTAGTGGTGAAATATCTGATAGTGACAAGTTCTGCACACATTGTGGTTCTCAGTTAATGGATGCTACACAACAAAAAACATACGATGTGTTTTTTAATGATGATGACTCTTCTAATAATTTAGGGTTTAAGAAGAGTCTTAAATATTGTAAAGACTATATTAAACAACATAATGGTACAAAACATTTATATTTTGCAGATTATAAAGGAGGGTCAGTTTCTGTAGTATGTAATGAGACAGGAGATATGGTCTACGAAACAACTGTAAAGTAGAAATCTAGAAGTAACAGACGGTTTAAATATTTATCGATTAAAAAAATGATAAGTGCAAATATACTAAAAGAACTGATATTAGAAAAGGTCAGTAATCTCTCTGAAACAGAGATTACTGACCCTTTGTCAGTTCATAATGCTTATGCCGAAGCTATAACAGAACACATATCAGACAATTTAGTAATCAATGGTGTGTACGCTGGAATGACAACAACTACACCACCAGTAGTAGATCCTCTAAGTGGAAGCTATTCCTGGGGCGTTTCTAACGTGGTTCTAGCTGGTCCTGCATTATATGCTAGTGTAACGGGTCAAACTGATCCTAGTATGGCATTTGTGGCATGGAAAACGGCAATACAGGTTGGAATTAAGACAACTACATTCGCAGGTCAAGATAAGACAAGCATGGTTTCAATAACACCTGTAATACTAGCACAATTTACATTACAGATGGATCAGGACATGATCATACTTGGTAACTTCGATACAGTTGTAGGTATTATAGCAACTAAGATAGTTGATTCGATAAAAAGTACTATTGTTTCAAGCATGGTATCAGTGGGTACAACATTAACACCTGGAACAGGAACAGTCACTTTTATAAACTTAGAGTGAAGAAAATATATTCTATATCAAGTACATTAATAGAAACAGACTTAAGGGTCTTCTTCTTGACAAGCGATAGATGTACTGGTATAGACTATTCTTTTTTAGTGATATTCTCGGTAGAAAACACAACAGGTACAAAAGAAGTTAAAAACTATAATTGATGGCTAAATACATAGATATTCCACAAAATTTAGCAAGCAATCCAAATTTGCTCAAGGATGAGGAAGTCGTTGTCCAAAAAGTAAGAACACTACTGGTAACAGAACCAGGAGAATTCATTGATATACCAACATATGGCACACCGCTGAAGCAGTTCTTGTACGAGGGTATAGTAGAAAACTCAGAAACTCTTGTAAAGATGACTATAACGAACTCACTGTTGACATGGATGAGTGATGACGTGACAATTAACACAATAGAAGTTAACTCAAATATTGACGCTAACGAAATAGTGGTTAAATTAGACATTTACTTGAAAGAATATAATAAAAATGTTTCTGTTGTAGAAACTTTCAATGTGTAATTATGGCAATCGAATACAAGCAAGAAGAGTATTATAGTTTAGATGCAATAGAAGCACGGTTGTCTATGGCACTGGGTAGTGATGCATGGGAAAATGTCAAGAAGACAGACCTTGGTCAGAACTTGATAAAATTCGCGTCTAATGCGATACATATGGATGCTATGGCATTTTTTACTGGGTTGAACCAGATGTTCAGGTCTACAGTAACCCAGCAGGGTTACATGGAGGAGATAGCCAAGTCAAATGGTGTGATACCAAAAACTTACATATCGGCAAACATAACGGTTTCATTGTATTCTAAAGACAACATAAGGTCATTCTTACCTTTGGATTTCTGTATGCAGGTGGGTGGAAAGAAATTCTATAACGTTACTGACATAACTATTGGTACAAGCTCAAATCCTACAACATTGGTACTATATGAAGGTTCAGCAATAAGAGAAGCATCTGAAGCTGGTCAGGCTCTGGGTGTATCATGGACATACACTAAGTACAAGGCTGTACAATCGGAAAAGATAGGGGATAGGATAGTACGTAAGTATTTGTTATTGCCAAGAGAACTGTATGTTGATTCTCTAATAGTGGAATCAAGTGTTGACTGGGACGTTCCATTCATACGATGGAACAAGGTAAAGACATGGCACGGGGTCAAGAATACAGATAGGGCATGGAAACTAGGTAAGGACATGCTGGGCAGGTACACGGTAGAATTCGGTGACGGTATCTATGGAAGAGAATACCCTACAAGTGACATAGTAGGTATACGATACATTCTCTCGAGTGGATCTGGTGTAACTGTAGACAATTTTAATTCATTCAAAATTTACGGGCAGGATATAAATGACTTATCAACTACGTTTACGGTCGGTTCAATATCCAACCTAGTTGACGGCACTTCTGAAATAAATATGTCAGACTTGAACTTAGAAATAGAACAAGCCCAAAATACTAGGGATTCCCTGATTAATGAAGATGATTACAAGAATTACTTAACAAGCCGGGCGGATGTTCTATTCGCAAACGTTCAGGCTGAAAGGCATAATAACCCACCAAACATTGAATATTTCAACACGGTTAAATACATGATAAAACCAAATGCTCCAGGAGGGTTGTTTAATGATGCTGAAATTCTGGAGTATCTTGGTAAAAAAGGGTTGAAGACAGTAGAATTCATGAAAACTAATGTCAAGATAGGTAAGTTCAATATAACAGTCAAGTTCGAAGCACTCGCAGGTTTCACACCTTCAGGGATAAACTCACAGATACAAAGTATACTGACAAATGCGTTCTCGTGGACTAGTTTGGGTTTTGAAGAGACTCTATCAAGAGAACGGGTTTACTCGTTAATCAAGGATATAGATGGTCTAAATACACAGACGCTTGAGATATCAGTTGAGTATATATATACTAATGAGCAAAGTGGGGATACTAGTTTCTCATTCATAAACGGGTCAGAAGTAGAATTAAGGTTCTATCCAAGAAGATTCAAGATGTACATGGAATCTGACGCATTGATAAGTGGTACTATAGCACGGGACAATGGTAGTGGGAAACTATATGGTGACTTCACAGACTTAGAGAGATTCAACATATCAGGTACAGATGAAGGAATGTACCCAAACAGTTTCTGCTTTGGTGGTTTGATGTTCATGTGTTCGGGAACAAGCGATGAAGCATTCATAGTTGACATAAGGAAACAAAACGGGGCAGTTTCCAAATTAAAATTCAAAGACATAGTTCTGAACAGCACGTGGTGTGATAGATATAATGAACTAGTAACTATAGAATACTCTACATCACTAGATACATACTACTTAAGAAGTTACACGTTCCCAGAAAGTTTCTTCGATATGGGTGGATTCAGTTATATACAACTAGTTGATATACACGAGTACACAACAACTAAGAAGGAATTAGTACTAGATAAACCAGTAGGGTCTTTACTGCCTACATGTTCGGTGTACAACGACAGCTACATATATGTAGTCTGGTCCATAAGCGGCGGTTACTCTAGTTTATACAGGTACAGGACTATGGCGGGTGGTTTCGAGTCAAGAGATTTAGCATACAATGGCACAGGTTTCCTAGAATTATCTGAAAAGGTGTGTAAATCACTGGTGTGTATCCAAGATGCTTTCAGAACAAACCAGAACGTGTTGTTCATAGCAACAGGAGAAGGGTCAACTAATCAAACATGCCTAGATTGCGTTATAGACTTCGACAGGGCTGATATATGTGTATACGAGAAAGACTTCTTTAGGATAACATTATCATCATTGTATACATTGCCTTTAAAATTCGGGTCATTGTCTACAGACGGGGATAGTCTATACGCTCCACTTACATCAACGAATACAGGTGGTAAGACGGCAATAGTTAAATTGTACTCACTCAACGAAGACGGTACATGTAACATAAAACAATTAAGCGATGCAAGTGTTGACAAGCTAATGAATGCATCATACTACATATACAATAGTTCTGCAAAAGTATACACATACTCGGGTGACACATACAAACTGTATACTGTTGACTTCGACGCTCTAAATGTAGCACCAACAAAAAGAGCGGGTGTGTCGGTAGGTAACTCTACATCCATAAAGAAAATAGCCGACATAGACTACGATATGATGAAGTTGGTACTGGCATTAGACATAGAAGGAGAACTAAGATACGAATCTGAAAATCCACTAGTATACGAGAAAGAAGAAATGCCAATACTAAACACGGTAACAATTTATAATAAATAAAATGTTAGCAGCTGAAGAATACAAGGGGTGGGTTTTACCAAGTTTACTAAAGATTCCTGTATGGAATGAATTCATAGATGCATTCATTAGTGAACTGGTTACACTCCAAATGTATAACATGGGTACATATTCAGGTTCAGGAATGAATGGGGTTCCTGAAGACACTAACTTATATGACGAAACAAAGTGGGGTCTATGTACTCAGTACAATCCAAGCAAGAGCACATACGAACAGGGTGGTTCATTTACTTTATTAAACGGGTCACTTATTTTTAACAGTACCACTGATGTTACAGATAATTTGGTTGTTATCGAATACCCACTGGTACTTGGAAAGAAATACAAAGTAGCGATTGAATTTTCACAGGTGGTGCCAAACCCGGGGTTGATAATGGAACTGGGTCTCGGGTACGAAAGTACAGTAGAAAAAGAATTGGGAATAGACATAGGTGACTCTGACACACTATCATTTGAATTAGTGGCAGAAGATTACTTTATATATTTGGCAGTAAGAGAAGGTAAAGGAACAGGTTCATTCACTATAAAGAACATAACAGTCACAGGTATATACAGTGAAAAAGACTTCGAAGAAAGAAACTTAGTACTGAAGAGACTCGTTAACATTGACAATGCATCACGGGAAATACTTGAAAGAATGCGGGACAGTATATCGTTCCCAAGCATACAGAATATGCCCGAACAATTACTGAAACAAGTCATAAAAGACCACAATACATTTATAGCACACTCAGGATCAGAACTAGCATCAGTTATGTTCTTTTACTTTCTAGGGTACCAGGTAGAATTTGTTTACCTGTACGCAGATAAGACAGACTACGAGGCAACTAAATACTCGTACATTGCACAGAAGGCAGATGATTTGTTAGAATCAAACCCACTAGGAACAATCTACGGTACGGTTGCAGAAACAGCAAGTGCCTCATACGTGATAAAACTACAGGAAGGACACCAGGTCATTGCAGGTGACCTGGTGGCAGACCAGCAAGTTCCTTTCAATCCTGTATTCATCAAGGTACTTTCTGTAGTGGGGCAGTATATAAACCTCGAGGAAAGGGTTTCTGTACAAGCAGGTCATTACATAGACATATACAGGAAATACACGTATGCTGTGAATCCTTATCCTGATAATTACTTTAAAACATCACATATTGATGTTTTCTTCAAACAGAAGTACCTTAATGGTGTAGACTTGGATTTCAACAAACTCGAAGAATTCTTTGTGAAATACTTGCCAATAAATGTAACCATACGGTTTTTCGGGTACAAGACAGAACCTGAAGACGAGACATTCTACATCAAAGAATCACGGTTCTCAACAACACCATTGAAAGAAGAAGCATTCAGGTTCAACGAGGGAAAGACTATGGCAACAGATCCATATATACACTTGGTGCAAAATAATACCCCAGTTAATATGTTAGACATGAATGGAACTCAGGTAGATGGGTATAGTTTCTCATGTTCTCATATAGATCAGGGAACAGGACAACCAGTTTACGTAGTACTCTAAAAAAATAAAGATATGAATTTCAGTAAGAAAATGCAAGATTATATCGACAAGAAACTCGGTCGTGATTTTACATTCAGGATGAAGGGTGAGTTGACAATAAAGTGTAATGATAGAATAGTACTATCACAACATAACTTGATAGTAGATGAAGGTAAGGGCACAGTCATGGATTTGTTGGCATCAATAGGGGTAAACTTCGATTATACACCATTACCATTCAATGCTATTGTACTCACTAAGAACAACACTAGTGAAAGGGCATCAGACACATTTAAAGAATCAGTGTACAAGTCTACACTGAACCAGATATCTAATGAAGGGGTTCTACATGTCGGGGGTTCAGGGGGTGGTCAAGTAGCCATAACGCATGTTAAGGGGGCTCTGACAATGACAGTATCCGGAACATTGTCACAAGCGTTCGGTAATGATAGTGCAAACAATCATATAAACTCAGTTTGCCTATGCTCCGGTACTAATCAACTGTACGGGGGACCAGGACAAGCAGCATACGCAGCAACGGGGAATGAAAGAATATTCGCACGGGTACATTGTGGAGATCTTGTTAAAACTGTGGACAAATCTTTTTCATTCAGTTGGTTGATAACAATACAGTAATATGAAAGTCTATAAATGTGAAAATGCATGGAAGTTGTCAGGTTATATGACAACTTTTATGATTTGTATGTGTAACGCTGATATAATACTATACTACAGAAAGTGAACCTATTGTTAAGATATATAAAATATATGTAAGGGACTATAAAACTAGATAAATAGGTAAGTGAAGAAATTCCTTAGTAAACTATCGCAGGGATCCTACGTACAAAAAGTACCACTTTTTTGGAGCTATGCAAATGAGATACGAAACAATAGAACACGACTTACGGACATGCGAGGTTCGTTGCTTATCAATACGTCAGCCATATGCCGACTTGATGTTGGTAGATAAGATAGAAACAAGAACTACAACAACCAGGTACAGGGGGTTAGTACTAATATGCTCGGCTAAAGAAGCCCACAGTGACTTTGCAGATGACATCAACTTTACAGCAACTCAATACATACTAGGACACACCATAGCTATAGGTACACTTTGCGATGTTATACAAAAAGAAGCATTCACGGACTCGCAATGGAAGAAGACTTACGTAGATAATAAGTACATGGGTTCAGTGTACGGGTGGGTGTTCAAGGACATACACAGGATAAACCCTTTCCCATACAAGGGGCAGCTAGGTCTGGTACGTGCAACTAAAGAAATAATCGGACAAATAAATATAATATGGTGATCATGGAAAAAGCAGAAGGCATCAGCAAAGTAAAGGAGATACTGTTGTCAAAAGATAACGGGTATTTCAAATCATTCCTAGAATGTGATATAAAGGATTCTGATACTATAGACGAACTAGGTCTTGATAGTCTAAGCAGGGTGGAGGTAACACTCGACATGGAGAGAACTATC